GAAGGAGAAGAAGAACTTCCAGTCTAACATACTATACAAAAAACCCGTCGGAAAACGACGGGTTTTTTTATTTAATATATAACGATATGAGGTACTTAAAGACTTTCGAATCCGCCACGGAGTTCAACCCTGTCGACGTCATTTCTAAATATTGGGAAGTCGACTTTGATATGCTGAAGGACATGATGAGTTCACTTGCGCTTACTTACGACACGCACGGTTTCGATATTTTTTTCTACCTTAGGCTAAACGATGAGGATTGTAATGTAATACAATACGACGAGAATAAGTTCAAGAAAGGACCGTGGTGGGACAACCTGCTAGATATTATGGAAGGTGCTAGTAGAGGCCACAACAAGGTAGAGCCGAAGATCGAGTTCTGGATTGATATTCCGAACGACTACGACGGTTTTGTGCGTGATATGGACGATTTCATTTCCGACTCCGGCTTACCTTACCATAGTGCTGGTTTCATAGAGTTGAGTGATCACCTTTTCTTCGCTTTGATGTATGAAGGTAAGACCGAGGCTTACTCATTGGACGAGTCTTCGGTTCCTGATCCTGTGGCGTTCGTCGTGGATAAGTGGAACGTTGACCCTCACGAGTTCAGGGACATAGCGGCCGCCACACTCGAGGGTTTCGACGAGTATGAGTTCGATCTAGAGTTCTCCATAATCTACCATTCCTCTCTTCTCGGAGGTGATAGGCACCACCTCATAAAGTTCGAGGGTAGCAAGCTTGTTTGGAACACAAGTGGAATGTACTACGACCTGCCGATTTACCTGAATCTCATCAATGACGTGCCTGACAGGATAGAGTACTGCATATCGCTATCGCTGCCGATAGACAGGACGAAGGACAACGCAGACTTCGTGAAGCAGATATGTGCCGAGTTCAGCGAAAGGCTCGGCCTGTGGGACAGCGAGTGGTCTCCGACCGAGATACTTGACGTGATGAGAGGTAACCAGTATTTGACGATGATAGGCTTCGCTCGCAAGGGTAAAAGTCAAAAGAAGAACCATCCGTACTCTTTCGAGGGTATGAGGTATCTTAAGACCTTCGAGTCTCACTCCTCGGACGACGTGCTAATCATAGTCGACGTGCAGAAGTCTTTCAGTAAGTACTTCACCGACAAATATGTGAGTGAACTCAAGGACTACTGCCGTGGCTTCGGTCGCGTCTACCAGATATGGGACAACCACGTTGAGGGTAAGAACGTAGACAAAGACTACCTATACGACGAAGATCCTGAGGATCCTATGAACGGAGACCTTTTCCACTTTCCGAACCAGGCGGACCTGATAGAGAAGAGGTACAACTACGACGTCGACGCGGACTTCTACAAGAAGATACTCGACAAGTCTGTCTACGGAGAAATAAAGTCAAAGGAGGACGACGGCTCTCTGGTTAGGGGTGACAGCTTTCCTACGAAGGAGGGAACTCTCATTATATTCATAGGCAACAACCACAAATGGTACCATATGCCGAAGAGCCTTTACGAGCTTTTCGAGGAGATAAGCCAGGCACAGTCGATGAACGAGAGTCTATCGGTTGACAAGGTCGTGCTTGTGGGTGGCGCGGATCGTGAGTGTCTCGACGACGTCGAGACCGCGGCCAAAGTTATGGGCGTACGTCTTCAGAGGAATGACAAGTTCATATACTCTGCTACGCACTGTCCTATAAAATAAAGTGATTTCGTTATGCCGGCAAAGAGCAAGAACCAGTTCAAGTACATCTGGGCGATGCGCAGGAAGTACAAGTCTAAGAAGAAGGCTCCTAAGAGCATGAAGTGGGTATTCAATGATGAGTGGACCGATGTCGAGTACAAGGATTTACCTAAGAAGGTCAAAGAGAGGTACGTACATAGCTACATAGATTTCCTGAACGAGCACTACAGGCGATGATTACAGAACGGCCACGTATACGTCGTAGTCCTTTAGTCTGAAGTTTATCTCCATCCATTCCTGGTACCTTTCGGGGTCGTCGTAGAACTTCACGTCGACCGTGAAGTTTATCTCTGCGATTTCCGATATGTAGGTGAATATCTGCTGTTCAATCTCACCCTCGACAAAGTCGGATGACACTTTGCTCTCGTGTAGGAGTTCCTCTAGGTTGCAACCCATGTCGGGAAATCCGAGAACGTCACCTTTGTTCGTGAAAAGAAGTACCTCGTATTTCTGTATTATCACCCTTATCACGTCGTCCTCTATTAGTTCCGTCGTGTTGTACCTCGGATGACCCGGGTAGCATATGTAGAAGTCTGTGAAGTTCAGAGCCATATGCTATATATAAATATTGGCTACTCTTATTTGAGTATCTCCCTGAACTTTCCTATGGCGGACATTCCGAGTATTATCGGGTCTGCGTTGGTCTCCAACAATGGAATGTATTGTGCGATTACGTGGTTGCACTCGAAAAGGCGTTCTACTCCTTTCCCGTTCTCTATGCACCAGTCTATGAAAGGCTTTCCTAGCGTGGCTAGCATCTCGGAAATCTTGTCCTGTCCGAAAGAGTTCATCAGGAAGTGGTAGATGTGGTCGTAGTCGTGTTCCCCGTAGACTATCTGGTAAAGCTCGTTCCTGTCCTTCAGCGAGACGTTTCCTGTGCTTGCCTCGTCGGATCCGGCGAGCAGGAAGTCGTCGACCTCTACGAGTATTTTTCGAAAGTCTGGAAACCAACGGTTTATGATTGGTACGAGTTGTTCCTTCGACATATCCTTACCTTCCACCGGAAGTATGACGTTCTGTATTCGTTTGTATATTTCCTGCTTCATGTACCTCTCTTCCTCTATGTTCTGACAGTCGAAGTCAATCATCTTTATCCTTGACTTCATTCCGCCCCTCACTTTGTCTATATGGTTGGTTGAGAGTATGAATCTGACGCCTTTGTTGTTGTACTTCTCTATGAATGCTTTCAGTGCGTCCTGGTACTGCGGCGATATTCTCTCGAACTCGTCGAGTAGCACGAACTTCTCGTCCGAGTTGGTCTCGAACATCGGCACGGTCTTGCAGAACCTTGTCACCTCTTCCCTAAGGAAGTCTATTCCTGTCTCCTCTGAGCAGTTCACGTCGAGAAACGCAGTTTCTTTTGAGTACTCGCCTATGAGTATCCTGGCGAGGCTGGTTTTTCCCGTGCCGAAGTGGCCGTGGAATATGTAGTGCTGAGTTATACCGTTCTCGAATCTCTTACGTATTCTCGGTAGTAGAATGAGGTCTTCAATCCTTTTGGGTCTCCATTTTTCCCAGAGTAGTAGGTTTTTGCTTGACATTTTTTTAGGTGCAGAGTTTACTTAATATATAATGCTATGATAGGTGAAAAGTTTAACTACGAGGACGTCTTCTTCCGCGATCTCACGGTCTGTGTTCTCGACACTCTCGAGGAGCAGATAAAGTGGACCAACAGGTTCACCTCGGGCGACTACTTCGTCAAGGTGCCGATTTACTACTCGATGACTGGCGACGAGAGGTTCCTATTAGACAGCTTCTCTGATGATATAGTTTCGGATTCGAGGTATGTTGAGCTGAACACGGACGTGATACCGCGTGGCCATCTGACTATGACCGGTTTCAATATCAAGTCTGACGAGTTTGCCAATCCGAATGTTTGGCTTAGAATGGTCATCGAGAACGAGAGTGAGATAAGGAAGGTTCTCACGAAAGTGCGTGCGGTTCCTATATCCGTGACCTACGACCTCACTATATTCCTGAGTAGCGAAGTTGACAGTTTCAAGTGTAGCCAGTGTATTCTTAACACACTTTGGATTTACAGGTTCATGTACTTCGAGTTCAACTTTATGAACATCGACGCCGTTATGACTATGCCGGACAGCAACCAGGTCGAGATGTCGAGGGAGAAGAACCTCACCTCTGATAACAGCATAAAGCTCAAGGTCAGCTTCACCGTTGACACGTACTACCCTGCTTTCAGGCCTGACCGTATGAGTGGAGACGGAACCATAAGAGACTACGGATCTGGTATGTACGACTCTGACCTGAACGACTACGTCTTCGAGGGTGAGATAAGCGAGTTCTTCGAGAGCCAGATAAAGTTCAACTCTGGATCGACCAAAGGAATCGTCACGAACCGCACCTGGAAGAACGGTCCGTGGACCGACACGAGCGTCTTCGGCCAGACCGGAAGCTTCCTGGACACAGGAGGAGGCGTCGGTGGCTCGGATCCGTTGGGTACCAGCACCAATCCGGACAACAAAATCGTTACTCCTAAGAGGTCAAGGTGGTTCAACGAGATACTCAAGTCCAGAGAGATAAACCGTGGAAGTTAATGGAAAAAAATGGCTTTTTCCAATGAATATATACTCTATAAAAATAAATTGCTTTAGATATGAAGAATCTTAAACTCGAACTCTTCAACTTCAAGAAAAACCTTTCGTTGGATCAAGAGGAGATTTCAGTGATAGTTGAGGGACATATGAATGCCTGCAACGAGACTTCGGAGAAGGTGGTTATCCTTTCTTTGAACGAGAGGCTCAAGCCTTACACTTACGACAAGTCTGTTAAGGGTCTGCTTGAGTCACTCAACGACGACATGAAGAGCAACGAGCTTCTATACGAGCTTAAGAACCTCTACAACGTCTTGAACACTAAGAACGGCGGTGAGCTTTATAGACAGCCAATCAACGTTCTACTACAAACGATAAACCTTGAGGACGATCAAGACAGGATGTCTAAGGTTCTCAACGAGCTCGCGGTCTACGACTGGGTTCCTGAGATAAAACTTTTCGTCCACAACCTGACTAAGTCGCCTGAGCAGAGGACTAACCTCCTCAGCGGTGGTAAAGGAGAGTCTGTTTTCACAATAGTGGAGCAGGTGGAGGACGGTCACATCGCGCTTGTCAAGGACTCTTGGTTCATACTCACTGAGAACCTTATCGAGAAGACGCTACTCGAGAACCACATCAAGGATGAGGCGGATCTAAGATCGCTCAGAGTACTCGAGACTGCTATGAAGTACGCTAACATTGTTGATGACAGGATCAACTTCAGAATATCTGAGTACCTTACAATCGGTCTTTCTGTTGATAAAAAAGGTGGACTTTTCATAAACGACGACGAGATGAATGGCGAGACTACTCTCGAGAGCCTTTTCAACTCACCAATCGTTCCTATCGTGAACAAGAACTTCTATCCTATCCTGGTTGAGGTTTCTAAGAACCTTGATAAGTTCGTAGAGCTCGACGTGGTGAAGAGGGTGAACAACCTTATAAACCCGTACCTCGAGTGTTTCGCATTCAACTACAAGAACACGACATTCCTTTACAGGTGTGATGAGAGATACGGAAACTCTTTCTACAAATACGAGTCAGCACTCGAGCTTGTGAACGAGGTCAGAAACGAACTCAACTACGACCTTACTTACTTCTACGAGAACAAACTCGGTAAAGAGCTTATCGTGAAGAGAAAACTCGAAGACAAAGAGAGAGAGGTAACTTTGAAACTTGAGGATGTGAACTTCAACATAGACAAACTCAAAGGTTCTATCAAAATGATTGGTGAGTCTGAGGTACTTACTACCGCACTCAACAACCTCGAGAAGAGAAAGACAGTTCTCGACGCAGAGCTTGCTGGCGTGAAGGAGCTTCAGTACAGAGAGAGAGTGAAACTATAATCACTACAAGACATAAATCGAAGAAATCTACCTCAGGGTAGATTTCTTCATTTATAAACTTTTGTAAATCAAAGGTATATAAAATCTCATAAAATCGCACAGGTGCATCGGCACCGAAAAAAATAGCGATTATTGATGTACTTAAATAACAGAGAGCTTTATATCGAACTTGTTGTCAGCAAGGCACAGGGTAGACTAACCAGACCGGCACAGAAGATGCTGGAACTTCTTGCCAAGAAGACGATAAAAAAGATGAGGTACTGGTCCAACGACGACAAGATGGACTGCTACCAGAGCGGGCTTCTCTACGTTTTCCAGAACTGGTACAACTTCAACGAGGAGAAGTCGGTCAACGCCTTCGCCTACTTCACCGAGATATTCAAGCGCGGCATAGCCAAAGGTTACAACGACCTCTACAAAAAGAAAGGCGACAATGAACACCAAATCAGGCTCATCTCAATCGAAGGATCAAACGACGGAATGGGACTCCACTCTCTTTGACACTTACGACATAGTGGCAAGTCCTGGATTCGACGTCCGTAGTGCACTTTCCCGTTTCTGGAGACACGAGAGACGTATCGAAAAAATCCGCGAGCTTTGGAACTTCGATGAGTCAAAGGACACCGTATAAAAAAGACCCGTAAGGGTCTTTTTCTTTTAGTCTTCAATTAGAACATCGTCCGTGAGTATCGTCCTGACAATCCTCTCTACTACTAGGTAAGGATCTGCGTTCGATGCTGGCCTTCTATCCTCGATGTATCCTATCGCGTCAGCCTCGTTGATTGTCGACGGTATCCTAATCGACTTTGTCCTGTCCGCTATTCCCCAGCCGAAGTCCGTTATAGACGAAGTCTCGTTCGCACCGGTGAGCCTTGCCTCGTTGTTCTCGCCGTAGACTGCTATGTGCTCTGCGTGCCTTCTCGAAAGCTTCTCGCACATCTCTATTGCAATCTCCTTTTTGTTGACCTTGTCCTCTCTTATGGTCTTGGTCGAGAAGTTCACGTGCATTCCGGACCCGTTCCATCTCTCTCCCTCGAACGGCTTAGGATCGAGCTCTATCCTGTAGTCGTACTTCTCGCTCAGCCTGTGCAGTATGTATCTCGAAATCCACAGCTGGTCGGCTCCTTCCTCTGCCGTGACCGTTCCTACCTGGTACTCCCACTGGCCGAGTGCGACCTCTGCGTTTATACCAGATACAGATATACCTGCCTTGATACATAGGTCGGCGTGCTCTTCTACGAATTCTCTACCTGAAACGTTGTTTCCGCCGACACCGCAGTAGTATTCGCCTTGCTCCCTAGGCTCGCCGTTCCATCCGAGTGGAAGTTCTGTCTTGTTGTCGAATATGAAGTACTCCTGCTCCCAACCGTACATTGTCTCGTCGTCGTTCTCACTGAGTATGTCTATCATCGCCGCCCTTGTGTTTGTCTCGTGTGGAGTTCCGTCCATGTTGTAGACTTCGCACAGCACGATTATTCCGTCTTTCACGAACGGGTTGAGGAAGTAGTTCTTCGGAACCAACGCCAGCTCCGATTTGGAAGTCTCTGCCTGGTAGGTAGACGATCCGTCGAAGTTCCAGTTTGAAGCGGACTGCTTGCCCGATTTGAACTGTCTCAGTAGCTCTTCTGTGTCCCACGATGATTTTACAATCTTCGTCTTTGATCTTAGTTGCTGTGGTTTTGCACCATCAAGCCACACATACTCTAGTTTTTTCATATAAGTGCCTAATTTTTAGTTATCTATTAAAAAAAATAGGTCCTTTTTTACAAAACCGGTAAAAATATAGGGCCTATGTAACGGAATTAGTAAAAATATCTTATCGTGTCTTTTTGTGTTGCGTAAACTTTTCCTTTCTTTTGTCATAACAAAGGCATAACAATAACGAACATGAACCGAGCCTACCTACAGGTCTGGTGTCTATCAGAGAGAGGACGTGATGTCTTGCCCGACGGCGGATCGCTGCACATCGACGTCCTTCAAAGAGACGCATACATAAAAGACATTTACTCAAAGAGACGCTCGGAAGTACCGAACGAGTACGAGTACCCCGTAGGCCTGGCCTTCGAGGTATTCCTGGACGATTCTTTGAACGACGAGCTCGTCGAGAACGGAAGCATACGCCTGAGCGAGGCCTCGTTGAGGAACCTATTCGGTATGGACGAAATAATGGTTAAGTAAAATGGTTGATTTATTCTACGCGGCACTGGTCGCTTTCGCGCTCAACGAGTTCTTTTTCGTTTTCAACAGGAAGCGTCTCGACACGAACTTCAAGAACAAAGACGTCATGTCGGTCAAGAGGATAGATGTACTGCACTACATGCTGAAGGTGCTTTCCGTGTTTTGGCCGTTCATCGGTCTCATGTCCTCGATGTGGTCTATGTTTCTTGTGTTGATTTCTGTGTGGTTTCTGAAGTTTTTGCTTTACCACATCAGTGTTCGCACATACTCTGTCTGGACGATATTCTCTCCTTTTGTGAACATCGCTCTGTACCTTGTGATATTCTTCCTCAGACGTTGAATCTCTTGAGGTTCTCCTCCGTGATTATTATGAACTCGAAGCCCTTCTTGTTGCACCACTCGATCATCGTCTCCCACTTGCTCTTGTTCTTGTAGGCCATCTTCAGGTCGTACTCGAAGCCCTTCAGCTTCTTCGTTCCTTTCTCCGGTACCTGCAGTTTACCCTCTGTGAGTGCTATCACCATGTTGTACTCCTTCTGTGGCTTTACCTCGACGACGACCTCCCTGAGTACGCCGTCAGAGCTTCTCATCCTGTAGAAGAAGTCCGGGTAGTACCTGTGAGACTTGACCCTTGCGTCTCCGTTGTCGAAGTGTGTCATCTGGTAAGGTATCTCAAGGCATTCTGCCCCCCATTGTATTATCTCGGGCTTGAGGTCGAGCCAGACCATTATCTTCTTCTCCCAGGAGCTCCTGAAGTAGACACCGCCTTGCGAGTTAAGTTTCAGAACCTTGTCTTTGTTCTTGGGTATGTAGTTTCCTGAGTTGTAGCTTGAGTTCGACGGTCTGGAGTTTATCATAGTCCGGCATTTTTGGTTTTATATATAAAATAAAACTCTTCTATGGGCCATCTAATCGAGCTCGTCAAGCTGAACCGCCTTGTATTCGGCGATTTGCCTTTGCAGTACAAAGAAAACACTATGGAGTTGCTCGAGCGGTACAAAAGGACCGACGATGAGGTCAAGGCCATAAGGCTCGCAGAGATAAAGCCAGGACTTTTCTATTTCTTTCACTACCTCGACGATTCCAACTGGATAAAGTACTCTCCGGTCTTCGTGATAGACTTCAAGAAGTTCGGTAACATAATCGTGCTGAACTGCATCAACCTGAACTTTATACCTCTTCAGATAAGGCCGTCCATATTCGACCCTTACATTCAGGAGAAGGACTTCGAGAACAAGAACTTCTTCCTGAAGACGAAGTTCGAGACGGTTTACAAAGAGCTCAGGAAGTACGGATTCCAGTGGTCGATAATGGAGTACAACGTCGCGCAGATACAGAAGGTGCACAGGATCTCGTTTGATCTTCTTCCGAAGTTTCTGATGTCGGGACACCCTAAGGCTAAGTACGATCCGGCGAAGCTCATCCAGATTTGGAAGAAGAAGATTGGTGAGCAGGACAAGCGCGACCAGGAGATGATGCAGGCCAACATACAGGAGTTCTACGACTTCGAGAACGAGATATCCGACAAGTACGAGGCACTGAAGGGACACATACAGCGCCTGCAGAGATCGACCAAAAAGTACGGCGGTGGATGATTTTTCCTTATCTTTGAATAAATAAAAACAAAGATGAGATACACCACATATATTTCCGCAGCGGACAAGCTTTCCGCACTTGGCCAGAAGGAGTTGGCTAAGAAGTTTCTGACACACGCAAACGACATCGTGAACAAGAGGGTCTCAGAGTTCGACTTCGACATACTGGTGGGTCAGGTGAAGACCTTCAACGGTGCTAAGTTCGCAGAGACGCGCATTTTGAGGGAGAAGGAGGCCAACACGATAATGTTCATCTTCAAGTCTGGGACGAACACGCACCGCATAAACACAACTCTTAGACACAACGGCGAAATCGTATGGCACGACGGAAACCACTTCAGCAACCGAAAGTCTGTGAGATCCTTCGAAAAGCTCATACAGATAATAGTCGAATATAGCATGGACGCTCAGAAGCTTTTGGCCGAGATGCAGATAAGTCCTTCCAGTCTGAAGGTCATACAGAGAACCTTCTATTTGTAGTAAAGACGCGGCACACAATGCCGCGTTTCTTTTTTAGGGGCAGCCGTTTTTTATATATAATTCAAATCACGGCGTAAAAGATGGCCTCTTATAACTATTTCAATAACAACAATAACAACAACCAGGCGTTCGGTATTCAGAACTCCGGTGAGAACAAAGGCTTCTTCAACCGTATACTGAGGAACCTGTCGAACCACGGTATGAACTATGACGACATGATCATTCGCAATCAGGTCGGTGTTGGAATAAACGAGGATCCTTACGCATCTAAAGGAAATTCGATGTATGATTTCTTTAGTCAACGAGCAGTGGCGTCGGTTCTCGGCCGCAAGTCCGTTCCGTATCTTGATCGTTCGTATCCCGACAAGAGGAGAATACTGAGAGAGTACTCGATTAAGGACGAGATCAGGGACTTCGTGAGCCAGGTGGCCGACGAGTGTGTGGTTTACAACGATGACAGGGATTTCTGCTCTGCGCGCGCTCTTTCCACCGGATACAGCAAGGAGATACAGGACAAATACCTCGAGTACTTTGAAAGGATATACAACAAATACGGCTTCTCTGACAGTGTCACGGCTTTCAACCTGATAAAGGACTTCCTAATCGACGGGTACGTTGCTATGGAGATAGTCTACGATGACAAGAAGAAGAACATAATCGCTTTCAACCGACTGAGACCTGAGACCATCGTCCCTGCATACGAGCCAAACGTGGGTCATCTATGGATACAGTATCCTGAGGATCCTCAGCTCAGAAGGATTTTTCTCGACTCTCAGATAGTTTTCATATCTTACTCTACTCAGAACGACTTCTCAGAGACTTCCTACGTGGAAGGTCTCATCAAGCCATACAACCAGCTGAAGATACTCGAGCAGACGAAGATAATGTTCAACATCATCAACGCGACGCTCTACCAGGAGTTCAAGATTCCAATCAAGGGTCTTTCCAGGCAGAGGGCAGAGGAGCAGATTGGTCAGCTGATACACGACTACTCCGAGGAGGTCGAGTGGGACGACACTCTGGGAACGCTGACAATCAACGGTTCTAAGCACCTTCCGTTCAACAAGCAGATTTGGTTTCCTGAGGGCGACGCTGGATCGCCGTCGATGGAACTTAAGTCTCCGCAGGGTCACGACCTCAACGAGGACGGTATGCTTAAGTGGTTCCACCAGGCGCTCAAAAGGGCGTCTAAGATACCTCTGAACCGATTCGAGGGCGAGGCCGGCGGTGGTAACCTCATAACTGACGCGGCCGAGATGACGCGCGACGAGATAAAGTTCCACAACTTCATCGGAAGACTACGTGCCAACTTCAAAGAATTGATAGTCAAGCCTTTGAAGCTACAGCTGCTTATAGAGTTTCCTGAACTTATAGATGACGATAAATTCCTAAACGAGGTAGACATCGAGTTCTACTCGAACCAGGTATTCGAGGAGTGGAAGAAACTTGGTAACCTTGAGAAGAAAGCCGGTATAGTCGGAACGCTACTTGGTGTTATGAACGGTGAGAAGCCTTACTTCCACATCGAGTGGATTATGGACAACGTATTCAAGTTGTCTCCTGAAGAGAAGGCCGAGAACGCAAGATACTGGGCCAAGGATCCAACTGCGGCCGGTTCGGCGCCTGAAGGCGGTGGTGAGGCGGGTGCTCAAGGCGGCGGCGGCGGTGGCGAGATGGGTGCCCAAGGTGGTGGCGAAGCTCCTGCACAGGGAGGTGCTCAGGCTCCTCCTGCCGAGGGTGGTGGCGAGGCTCAGGCTCCTCCGGCACAGGGAGGTGCTCAGGCTCCTCCGGCACAAGGCGGTGGTGGCGAGTTCGAGTTCTAAGAAACCTCATCATACTGAAAAAGACCTCAATAGAGGTCTTTTTTTATGCGGCTTTGTCGCTTTTTGGGTGGTCGAAGTAAAGCGTCTTGTGACCTCGTTTGTTGTCGTAGTACCTGACCTTCACGTCCAGTCCTTCGTCGAGTATCGTCTTGATTGTTTGTCCAATTTGGCTAGGCAGGATCTCACCTGATATTTTCACCTCGAGGATCTGCTCGTCCTTTATTATGAAGCTGATTGTGTCCGTCCTGAACGCTGCATTGTGTATGTACTGGATGGCGTCCGTGTTAGTGTATACGAGCAGGTTGGCATCTTCGATGTCGAACTGAACCTTCTTTCCCTGGTTTAGAAGCCCGGTGATCCTGACCTCTCTTTTGAACTCGGCCCACTGTTTGTACCTTCTTAGCATGCTCTCGAAGGATTCCAGGGTGATGCCTTCCTCGAGCTCTACATCGAAGGTGCTTACAACCATATCTCTTTCCTTCAGCTTTCCCATCAGTTGAACTTTATGAAGTCAATCTGTTTTTTCTCTAGGTCCACGGACTTGATGACGATCTTGATTGGATCGCCTAGCCTTATCTTTTCGCCGAACTCGTTCATCACGGCGTAGCTGTCAGGATAGGCAGTCCATTTTCCGCCCATTTCCGAGATTCTTATCATTCCCTCGCACTTGCTCTCCGTGAGCTCTACGTAGATTCCTCTCTCGAGTACGCCTGATACGATTCCGTCGAACACCTGTCCGATTCTGTCCTGTAGGTACTCCGCCTGCTTGTACTTCACCGAGTCTCTCTGTGCCTTCGTCGCTACGACCTCCTGCTTGGAGATCCATTCGCACTGCTTGTCCAGCTCGCCGTGGTTTATCTCTTTGTTGTAGCCTTCTGCGTTGAGCGCCTTCGAGAGAAGTCTGTGTGCGAGTATGTCACTATACCTCCTTATTGGTGATGTGAAGTGTGAGTAGTGTTGGAACCCTAGTCCGTAGTGTCCGATGTCTTTGGTCGAGTACTTCGCCTTCTGCTGAGCCCTTATGATTAGGGTGGTTATGATGTTCTCCTCTGGTGTTCCTTTGGAGTCTCTCATAAGCTGGTTTATGGCCAGCTTGGTCTTCTCTGCTGAGTTTCCGTAGTTTATCATATAGCCAAGCCCGGAGATGAAGGTCTTCACGTGCTCTAGCTTTTCCTCTGCTGGCTCTTCGTGTATCCTGTTCACGCACGGAAGGTGCCTAGACTTTATGAAGCGCGCGACCTCCCTGTTGGCGAGTAGCATGTACTCCTCGATGAGGTGGTTGGCGTCCTTCTGTTCCTTAAGGTAAACGCCAACCGGCTTCTTCCCGTCTCCGTCGAGTTTGAACTTGACCTCTACCCCGCCGATTTCCATCGAGCCTCCGTTCATCCTTCTCTTCCTCATCTTCTTTGCCAGTCGGTCTAGCTCGAGTATGGCCTTCTCTGTGTCTAGCTCGGCGTTGCCTCTCTCGATTACCTCCTGTGCCATCTCGTATGAGAAGTCTTTGTCGACCCTTACCGCGGTTCTTCCGAACCAGCTGTCCTCTATCCTACCGTCGTTGTTCAACTCGACTATGACTGAGTAGCACAGCTTGTCACTTCCGGATTTCAGTGAGCATATTCCGTTTGATAGCTTGTGTGGTATCATCGGCACGCACCTGTCAACTAAGTAGACGGAGCTGGAGCGCTTGTACGCCTCTTTGTCTAGTTCGCTTCCCGGCCTTACGTAGTGTGATACGTCTGCTATGTTTATTGCGATTAGTCTTCTTCCGTTCTCGAAGTGTAGAGAGATTGTGTCGTCCGCGTCCTTCGAGTCGTGAGGGTCAATACCGATCGTGGTCCACGACCTTATGTCTCTCCTCTTCTTTATCTCCGACTCCGGTATGACCTCTGTTATGAGCTCCGCCTCGTTCAGTACTTCCTGCGGGAAGTCGATAGGTAGGTTGTATTCGTACATTATGGCGTTCATTTCCGTCTCGTTCTCGCCTTTCAATCCCAGTACTTTGGTTATCCTTCCTCTCGGAGATTTCTTTTCCTTTTCCCAGTCGATCATCTCGACGATGACTTTCTGGCCATCCTGTGCTTTGTGGTCTCCTTTGATGTAGAAGTCGACGACCATCTTCGGGCTGTCTGGGACAACGAAGGTGTGGTTCTTGCTAACCTGTGCAGTTCCTACGAAGGTCGTCTTGAACCTCTCTAGCACGTCGACGACCTTCGCCTCCATTTTGCGTTCGCCTTTGAACAGAACTGCCCTGACCTTATCGAGGTGCAGGGCGTTGGCGGTCTTCTTCTTGTGCACGAAGAACTCTCTTTCGTCGATTTTGATTGTTGCGTTACCGGAACCGGTGAACTCTATCTGGGCCTCTATCGTGTCGCCCTCTGTGTATTTACTCATTTTCTCTTTTCTTTTTGGAGATGTTGTCTACGCCGTACTTCTCCATTATTGTTTTCTTCATTTTACCGAGCACCATCTTGTTCTGTATCGGATAGTCGACGCCGAAGTTCTTTCTGAGCGTCTTTATTCTTTTGATCTCGGAGCACTTTCTGCAATAGTACTCTCCGAAGTTGTTACCGTATCTGAGGTAGTTCTTGTAAATGACTTGTTTCTCTATGCCGCATCCGTCGCACTGGCAGGTTATCTTGTAGTGTGATCCTTTGGGTAGTAGCTCGACCGGTATTACAATGGTCTCGCCCAGCGCGGTGTCGTAACCCAAGTCGTCGTAGTACTGGTAGTTGTGGTCTGTAATCTTTACGGGTATTTCCCTGGTTGTTATCATCGTAAAAAATCCTCTATTGTTCTATTCGTGGAAAGACATTTGTTTCATCTTTCTCTGTAAAAAAACCACCCATATACAAATGTAGCGAAAAGAAAGATATATATACACTAAACGCACAAAAAATAACTAATTACATGAAACCAGTATTGATTGTAGAAAACTCTACTAACTCTCTTGTGAGGGAAAGTGGCGGGACTGGTAAGAAGGATTATGTATTGGGCGGTACATTCACCGAGTTCGACATTAAGAACAGAAACGAGAGAGTGTACACGGCCGACAGATTCCTTCCTGCGCTTACTGAGATGAACGAGAGGATGAACAACCTCGGAGTCGTCTACGGTGAGTTCGACCACCCGGATGTTTTCGATACTTCTCTTTCTAGGGCGTCTCACATAATCACGAAAGCTGATTATATCAAGGAGCAGAACCTAGTGGCGGGTGAAATCAGGTTACTTAGTACTTATTGGGGTAAGGAAGCAAAGGCACTCGTCGACGACGGCTGCCCTCTTTTTGTTTCTTCTCGCGCCGCAGGTATTACTGAATCTGATGGTACAGTCTCATTGAAGAAGCTTTTCACTTACGACATCGTGGCGGACCCTGGGTTTGCTTCGGCTAAGATGAGTGTGAAGGTCCTTAATGAGTCACTTGGCTTTGATAACCCGAAATCTAACTTTAGGATATACGAGATGTCCGATGAGTCAAAAATCAACGATTTATTCAACATGAACAAAAACGAGTACGTTACTAAACAGCAGTTGACTGACTACTCTCAGTATTTGGTCAAGGAGTTGGCTTCTACTAAGAAGGAGGTTAAGAGTGCCATCACTAAGGGCAACATGAACCCTAAGAGGCTTGAGCAACTTCTCGAGTACTACGAGGAGCTCAACAAGACAAATTCACAAGTTGTGAAATACCTAGACTACCTGGCTGAGAAAGTTCAGATCATGGTAAACGAAAACAAGTCTTTGAAGGAGACTACTGACAAGCTTATCAAGCACAACGACTACCTCGCTGAGAACCTTGAGAAGGCTGTAAACTATTCTGAGTACCTTGCTGAGAACCTAGACAAGAACATCGCTTATTCTGAGTATGTTGCTGAGAACCTAGACAAGAACATCTCTTATTCTGAGTACCTTGCAGAGAACCTTGATAAGAACATCGCTTATTCTGAGTATATCGCAGAGAACCTCGACAAGAACATTTCCTACTCTGAGTACATTGCAGAGAACCTCGACAAGAACATCGCTTACAGCGAATACCTTGCTGAGAACCTAGACAAGAACATCGCTTATTCTGAGTACATTGCAGAGAACCTCGACAAGAACATCGCTTATTCTGAGTACATCGCTGAGCACGTAGACAACTCTATTGCTTATTCTGAGTACCTCGCTGAGCACGTAGAGGGTAACATCGCTTATTCCGAGTACCTCGCTGAGCACCTCGATGACAACATCGCTTACTCTGAGTACATCGCAGAGAACCTCGACAAATCAATCTCTTACGCAGGAATGATTACCGAGAAACTCAACGGCGGAAAAGTTTTCGAATCAGTTGAGGACAACTTCCCATCACTTACTGCTCACGGTTTTGAGGCGGTAGAGGATGACGATGATGATGCTGATGCTGACTACGATAATATGAACAACGACGACGACGACGCAGATTGCGGCCCTGGTATCGCCGAGGTTTCACCTGAGAAGGTACACGCACACAACGCTGATGCAGATATGGATCACGATGACGACGCAGATGCTGACGCTGACGCACACAACTGGAACCGCGAGGTATCAGGACACAACGAGTCTGAGTTGTCTTCACAAATAAATATGCTAATCGAAGAAGCTAAAAAACGTAAAGTTTCCGAGACATCTGACCTGAACTTCCTTAAGTTCTTGTCTAAATCACAGGTAGATAGTTTCTACGCGCTCACAAACGAAGAGCAAGAAGCAGTTAAACTTCACATAAACGAAAGAAGTTACTTCACACAGAAGGACGTGCTTACACTCATCTCTGAGGCGCTTTCTACCAAAACTGAATCTCTTGAGGAAAGAGTGATCAGAATGATGCCTGAAAACACCAAGGCTATCTGGGCTCAACTTACCGAATCGGCTAAGAAGTCTATACTTTCACAAGCAAGACTTTACCCTGAGGAAATGTTGATGACCGAATCACAAGTAGAGCACTTCTGGGCTACCAGAGCACTCAAGAAAAACGAGTCTACTAAGAAGCTTGTATCTCACGACATCATCCAAGAGGATAGATTGTCTGACAACGAGATGAACGCTATCATGGAGAGGTTCAAAAACGTGTAATCTGTAAAAAGTCCACTAGTTCAAAAAATAGATAAAAGTAGACAAATATATAGATTACTATTCACAAAAAAAAATAAAAATTCAAAAATGTCACACATTAGAATAGACAAGGCGAAAGCCACTAAAAAGTGGGCACCGGTTCTCGAGAACATGGGTGTCACAGGTGATAGAGTAGAATGGATGGCGGAGTACGCTGAGTTCCACTCAATCAACGAGAACGCGTATGTAAACGCTTCTAACGTAGGCGGTATGGGCGCTGTATTGAACCCGGTTGTTGGTGACCTCGCAGGTAACCCAAGAACAGGTAACGTACTTTCACCAGTTGCTGGTTCAGGTGACGTAGGTCAAAACCTTCTTCCAGTTGCGATGAAGATTGCAGCTCAGACTATCGGTCTTGACCTCGTAGCTGTTAAGCCGTCTCCAGGTCCGAAAATCGACCTTCTTTACATCGACTTCCAATACGACGATGTTAGGTCTACAGACGGAACTGACGAGAGACCACAGGTGTTCAAAATCAAATTGAGCTCTGATGACATGATCAAAGTAAAAGACACTGTTACTAAATTTGTTGGTAACGCAGTTCTTACTACTGGCGGTCTTACAAGTGGTAGACTTTTCGTAGACAACATTCAAGGTAGCTCTGATCTTAAGACTACTGAGTCTGCTGCTGCTCTTGCTACTACTAAGTACAAAAAACTCGAGTTCCTCGGATACTCAAGGGTAGACGGTTACCCAATGTTCAGAGCTTGGAGACAAGACAACACAGCTCACACTGCTACTGGTGTTGCTGCCGCATCTACTCGTGCTTTCTGGTCTTTCGATCAAACAAGAAACACGTTCAACCCAACACAGTCTATGGCTGATCAGATTTCGTACATCGGTACTGCGTCTGTAACACCACAAGAGATTCAGTTGATTTCTGCACTTGAAGACCACATCCCTGGTTTCTCTGCAAACTGGACAGCTAACATCTCTTCTGGAGACTACCCAATGAACAGGAAACAAGATGACGATTCTTACGCTGGTGTTATCGGACCTAAGATCTCTTCTAAGACTATCCAAGTTGGTACTATCGAGGTATCTTCTGCACTCAGAAGAACTGAGATTGAGGACATCAAAGCTAACACAGGTATGGACATCGTACAAAAGATGGAATCTATCCTCGTGAACGAGCTTTCCCAAACTATCTCTAAGCAAATCGTCGCTAAGATTTTCGAAATGGGTGACCTCAACAGAACATCTGCACCTGCATTCGGTGGAAGTGCAACTATCACTGGTCACACAATCTTCGACCTTGACACAGCATACGCTTCTGGTGGTTCCCTTGGTGGTGAGACTACTCACGCTGTACAAAGGAAGCTTATCACTAAGATAGCTCACGCTTCTAACTTCATCGCGACTGAGGGTCGTGTAGGTCCTGCTCAATACCTTATCACAAACGGAGGTCTTGCTGCTGCTCTACAAGACATCGCTGGTTACACAATCAACCCAGTGAAATCTAAACTCAACGGACAAGGTCAGCTTTATCCAGTTGGTTCAATAGGCGACATCGCTATCTACGTTGACCCATACATGAGATACAACGACAACAGAATCGTCCTTGGTAGGAAGAACAACCCTGATCAACCAGGTATCATCTTCGTTCCTTACCTTATGGCACAATCTATCTCAGTTATTTCTGAGGCGACTTTCGCACCAAGAATGCTCTTGAGATCTAGATATGCTGTTGCAGAAGTTGGTTGGTTCCCACAAAAACAATTCATGACTATCCAAGTAAGAGATGTAGCTCAATTGCTCAACTAATACTAGAAATGAATACAGAAAAGCCACTCGAAGAGTGGCTTTTCTCTTTTAATATATAAACTTATGATTATAAAGAGATTTTCAAAGTATCTTGAGAACTTCGTTGATCCGGTAAAGGTCGACCTGAAGAAGTTCGACGGAAGCGTCAGGCACAAGATTTTCAACTCATCATCCGGTGAAGTGTTCAACGTCTGGATATCTAAAGACGTTGATGCCTCGCTGAAGCTCACACGGCTCTACGTCGGTAAGCACGCGCTCGACCTCGGCGGTTACGCGCCCAGCACGAACGACGTTTGGCTCGGTAAAGAGGAATATGTTGCTGTGGTCAAGACGAACAAAGACGACATAGTGCCTAAAGACGTACTTATCGATGTCGCATTCGAACTGAGAAGACTGGCGAATACTCACAAAGAGGACTTAGACGAAGTTGAAATGTCTAAGAGCTCATTCGTTTCAGTTCGCAACGGAGAGGTTTTGATAGACAGAAAAAACTCTGGTAGAGTGATATTCTCGCCGGGAAATGTTAGATTTGAATTATGAGAAAAAGAATAGACGAAAAGGAGTTCGGTGGCGACTACACAGACGTGAGGTCGACCTTCCTTTCGCTTACGTCGAAGACATACCCGCACGGCCACGAGGAAGAGGTTCTCGAACTACTACCATCGCTGGACAGAGACGAGTTCGGAAACTACTACAAAGTAATCGGCGAACGTCCAACAACGATGTTCACGTCGCACCTCGACACCGCAGATCACAGGCAGAACAAGACCGAAAGATACTCTTCAATCGAGAACGGCGAAGAGCAAATCACAACCGATGGTAACACAATACTCGGCGCAGACGACAAAGCCGGCGTCACGGTAATGCTCTACATGATGGAAAAGAAAGTCCCGGGTCTTTACTACTTCTTCATCGGTGAGGAAAGAGGAGGCATAGGATCCAAGAGGCTCGCAAACGATTACGACTCTGTCGAGTTAGTAAAAGACGTGGTAAGATGTGTTTCTTTCGACAGGAGAGGCACAGGATCCGTAATAACCAAGCAGCTCGGAAGACAGTGCTGCTCTGATACCTTTGCCAACGCGCTCGCCGAGCAATACAACGGCCTGGGTATGCAGATGGCACCTGACCCGACCGGAATCTTCACCGACTCTGCGATGCTGATGGGTCTGATACCGGAGTGTACCAACATCTCCGTTGGGTATATGAACGAGCACACTGGCAAAGAGGTGCAGAACATCACACACCTCGAGAAACTTTGTGTGGCCAGCTGCAAGGTCGACTGGGAATCACTGCCGACCGAGAGAAGTCTCGAAGACGCCAAAAAGTCTGAAAACGACTATCCCAGTGAGTACAAAGGCATAGTCAAGGACGCCAAGAAACTGGATTCATTCGGTGGTGTAGCAGAAGAGCAATATGGTTGGGCACTTTACTTCGACATAGAGGGCCTCAAGCCTTCGGCCGCGGCGTCCGAGCTTAACGGCATCTCTCAACTAATCGATAAGCACGAGTTGGACAGCCAGTGCTATACCGACAACGGATATCTAATAATAGCACTATGAGACTGAACAGATACAGAAAATTCGTCGAGTCCAACGGATCCGAATTGAGACGGTTGATAGACGAAATACACGGACACGAGATGAAGGTCGTCGAGCACGACGACATGATCGAGGTAACTTTCCACCTTGGTAACAGCTTCGAAATATCTAATCTTCAGGATCTCTTCGAGCAGGTCGCAAAGGTCGAGAAGAGGTTTCCGGACATAACATGGAAGGACGACGGAGCAGATTTCGTTTTCGAGTTCTACTTTTAATTGTTATATTTGTGGAATGGTCACAGAGACGACATTCCAGAACATGATCAGGTTCGCCTTCCACTTCAACCGCCATATGGGTAACAAAGTCGAGGATATGGATGCTACGTACATACTCGAGAAGTGGAACGCCTACTTCGGCGACTCCGTTCCGCCGGTTCCGACTACGGATTTCCTCGAACAATATGTTGCCTCGCTTTGGTGCCAGAGGTGGTCCAACTTCGAACGCGTCGCCGGACACATCCAGCTTATACAGAGAATGAACACGAAATTGACGCCGCAGAGGATCCTCGAGGTTTTCGAGGGCACTCAGTGGGACGATAACAGAAATTCCGTCTACGAGAACCTACATCCCAATGTACGCCAGGTCATGGACGGGTGGTTGTCCGCACACAATAAGGAGATGAAGCAGGTGCTCCGAGAAATTCGCCTGGACGCGTTAACTTCCAAATAAAAGCCCTATATTCGCTATATGAAACCGTTACAGAGAGTGATAAGCACATTCGACGTCGACGCCGCGCTTTACGAGGCCAGACAGCGATGCCATTGGTACATAGACGGCTACTTCCTGCACGGTCTAACCCCTGAGCTTTTCTCCTCTCTTTCCACGGAAAGGATCTGTGAGATTTACAACGTAGAAATCGATTACTTTAAAATAAGAAAATGAAAAAAATAGCAAGCATCGCACTGCACTTGATAGGCTTCGTGGCCTGGGTGTCACTTACGTCTTTTCTTTTGGACCATTTCATAAGCCGTCCAACAAATCCAATCATACAGACAGGAATATTTATTTTTATAATGCTGTACACAATGGGATTTATTCACTATATTTACACTCGTATAACCAATAAAAACAAATAAATGATAACTACAATTCTGGTCATAGTGGCCTTGGCCTTTGCTGCCTACAAAATCATCACTGGTATCCAGACGATACAGGGTGCAGGTTACAACAACAAAACACAGGAGGCGGAAGGTCGAAAGTCCGTCACGATCGGTATTGTAGGTGGGGTAGGTATTATTATCTTCGCCTTCATACAGCCTTTCTCGATTGAGAGGGTAGACGCGGGACACGTCGGGATCAAGGTGAACCTTACAGGGGACAACAGGGGCGTCTCGAAGTACCAGTATAAGACAGGATGGGTCGTTTACAACACCTGGACGGAGAACCTGTACGAGTTCCCGACGTTCCAGCAGCACATCGAGTTCGACCAGCAGCAGGTCATCACAAAAGGTGGCTTCCCGGCTGACATCAAGCCTTCTTTCAACTACTCGTTGAAGCCTACCGCGGTCGGCGACATGTTCGTGAACCTTCGACTCCCTATCAAGGACGTAGAGCAGGGTTGGCTTAAGAACGCGATTGTCGGTGCAGTGAACGACGTCGCTAACACCTGGGAGGTCGACTCCATCTTCGGTCACCGCCAGGCATTCGAGACTGCCATCGTGAACGAGTGCAACATACGTCTTTCTAAATGGTTCGCCGTTTCTCAGATGAGATCTAACATCGTCCCGCCTGAGGCATTACAGGAGGCAATCGTTGCCAAAACGAGATCTGTTCAGCAGGCAGAGGCGTCGAAGCAGCAGGCTTTGGCTGCACAGGCAGACGGACAGCGCAAGATTGCCGTTGCGAAGGCTGACTCCGCAGAGACCGTAATCAACGCGTCGGCGAAGGCGAAGGCGATGGAGCTTACGCAGCAAAAGCTTACTCCTCTTTACGTAGAGTACAAGAAGGTTGAGAAATGGGACGGCCACAACTCAAGCACCGTACTTGGCAACGGCAGCAACACGTTGGTAAACGTAAAATAACACATATTCAATCGGGCGGGTTGCCCTGCCCGATTGAACTTTTTTCGTTCTTTGATTATAATATATAACAAACACACAACGGGGATGTCATGGATTCGCCTAGCGGAATACAGGTAGTTGTGCAGGTATCGGGTTGTCGAATGTCCGATTAACAAATTAGACGGCGAACTGTCGTAAATGGCAAAACAAATGAAGTAGGAACCCGTGAAGACTTAGTAGCGGCCCTCGCAAAGATCGGCTCTAAAGAGCTCGAGTTGGCGTAGAAATATACCGACGAACAAAAATTCTCCAAGCTGTCCCGCGCAGTCCACAAATGCGGAACCAGATTGTTAGAGTGATGGGTCAGTTCAACTAACTATTTTGTGAGCTTCGAAAAACTCTCTAAGCCTGTGAACGAGCACCTATTGGTAGCCGATTAGTACATCGGGGTCAGTGCCCGATCATCTCCACTAAAAAAAACAAGCCCTCGTAAGAGGGCTTTGTTGTTTAATCCTTATCTTCGCCACTATGAAGCACGGCAACAAGCACTGGGAAAGAGAGAAGCGATACAGGGCGCTCCGAATGGAGTACCTCGGTCGCGACGTGTCCGAGTCGCGCGAGGCCTGGCTCGAGTCCTACCTGGACCGAAACTTCTACGACTGGAACGTCTACTACAACTCCGCGCCTAAGCACTTCCGCAAGATGCTCAACCGCGGCCGACGCGCGCACAACAAACAAATACTCTTCAACATCCTAAAAGGAATAGACGCCGAGTTCGACGACAACTACAAGGACGCGGCTTGGCACTACTGGTGATTTATGATAAACAGCTTCAGCGGAAGATACAGCTTCCTTTCCAACTTCTACCCGTGCAAGATTTTGCACCAGGGCATAACGTACCCCTCGGTCGAGCACTTCTACGTCGCGATGAAGTGCAACGGCCCGCAGCAGATGAACGGCGTGCAGTACACCCCTATTGACTTCCGTGAGATGCTCGCGCGAATACCGGAGCCCGGTGTCGTCAAGAAAATAGGCAACAAGATAGTTCTCAGAAAGGACTGGGACGACAAGAAGCTGGAGTTCATGAACTGGGCGGTTCGTGAGAAGTTTTCGGACAACAAGCTGGCTGAGTTACTTCTCATGACCGGCGACGAGCCACTCGTCGAGGGGAACAACTGGCGAGACACGTTCTGGGGAGTGTGCGACGGCAAGGGCCAGAACCACCTAGGTAAGATACTGATGCAGGTCAGGGACGAGCTTCGCGGAACGCAGAGGACCGGCCTGGAGGCTGTGCTAGGTCTTAGGTAAACTTCACGGTCACTAACCCATATAACAAAGACAAAAACTAATAAAATCAAATAAATGAGCGTTATCAGTTATTTCGGTGGCAAGGCCGCCTTCCAATCATTCATAACCCCAAATATTCCATTTGAGGAGTGCACAACCTACCTAGAGCCGTTCTCCGGGTCGTTCGCGATCTACCTCGATTCCAAGATGGAGTTCAACACCGTGGTCTTCAACGACCGTAACAGGCACCAGGCGAACCTGATGAAGTGTTGCTCGGAGCCAGAGAAGTTTCTTCCTGTTTTGAAGGCTCTTCTCGCACCAGGTAACAGGCTGCACTGCACCGCGACGTCTGTGGACGACAAATGGGACTTCTATAAGGCAATCTATAGGGAGTACGTACAAAACGACTTCCTGGACGATATGAACTTCGAGATTGGTGATATGGACAAGGCCGCGATGTACGCGTTCCTGATTACATCGTCTTTCTCTAGCGTCTACCCTCGCGGCGGTGGCTTCACAGGCTATAAGAAGAAGAAGGACAAGCTGAACCTCAGCATACTCATCAACAAGCTCGAGAAGAACAAATACACCGAGCGTCTGAAGAAAATCACAGAGTTCCACAACATGGACTTCGAGGAGGTCATCCGCAAGTACGACTCTGAGGACACATACATCTACCTTGACCCGCCATACGCTCGTTTCAACGAGGTGAAGCAGGACGACGACGGCAGGAGGCTTTTCTGGTACGGATGCGACGACGAGAACGCGTTCGGGGTTGCGTCTCACAGGAGGCTTCTCGAGCTTCTGAAGACTACTAAGTCGAGATGGTCGTTGTCCTACTACTACTTCCCTTTGCTCGAGGAGATTCTTCCGAAGGACAAGTACATCTGGACGTCTAAGGAGTTCCACAGACCTTCTGCGGTCATCAAGACTGAGGGCGTCGAGAAGGAGAAGGGCATCGAGCTGCTGATTATGAACTACGATCCTGAAACAGGAAAAAGAGTTTAGTTATGTTCGAGGGTAGGTTCGAGGAGTTGCACGAGTTGGGTTTCGAGGTACAGTTGCATTGGAACGACTGGTTCGGAATCTACGACATGAGAGTTCACGAAAAGGTTCTCAGCTGCAACTACGAGGACATAGGAATACCCTACACGAAGATGGTCGAGGAGTGCCTCGAGATGTTCGACGACTGGTACGAGCAGTCGACCAATCTGCCCGACGACGTTTCGTGGGAGTTCATCGGCGACATAACAAAGCGTGTCCGCCGGAATATGGGCATAGACAAAATCTTGTGAAAAGGCCGCGAATTTCGCGGCCTTTTTTTGTTTATATTTGTAGAAAATTGTTTTTATGATTTTCGCATTTTTCTTATTGTTTGTATTGATCCTGATACTTCTTTACAAACTTATTTATGCCGTTGGTGAAATTCACTTCTCAGGTAATGGTAAGAAGACTGAGAAGATTGCCAAGATACTCGATTTGGTCGAGCGCGACTGGCTTTCCAGCAAGAACGTCTACATAAACAAGAATATGAAGCTCGATCCTTTCTACTGGTATATGAAGGCCAGGAAGGAGTCATTTTTCTTCGACAGTGAGTACGGCTTCGGAGACGAGTATTCCTATACGTTCGAGAACGACTACGTGCTGCGTTTCTATGTCGGTGACGACAGGTCCAGGATCGTCCTTCGTGACCGAACGGGTAGTAAGATTTCCGAGATTGACGTGAAGAAGACAAACGCCGCGTGTTCGGAGTTGCTCGATAAGATAAAGAGCATAAGGTATGTATGCCAGGACCTCAAGGATAGCATCGGTAGGGCTCAGAGAAAGTACAATGAATACCAGTATGATCAGGAGTACAACAGAAACCAACGTGCGTATTCAGGTTTTACGCAGTCTGGCTCGCAGCCTAAGAATGACGAGTATTCGGGATTGGATCTGAATAAGGCGGACAAGTTGAGGAAGTTGGACGAGAAGATAAAGCTTCGTCAGGAGCAGATAAACAAGATGCCGAAAGGCAGCGATCGCGATGGTTTGGTCAACGAGTTGGACAACTACAAGCGCGCTCGCGAGAGGATGCTGAAGGTTTAATCACGGTATATAAACAAAAAGAGAGTCATTTAGACTCTCTTCTTTATATTATATTATATTATCCCCTGAAAGGAGCATTTTGCGCAACTACCCTGAAAAAACTATAAGCATTTTCTATTAACTCCATTATACGGGTATATTTTTCTACAATACCTTTATTGGTATTCCAGAAAGCATCGGCGATTGGGTTTCCTTGACTGTCATTACCTAGCACTTCGAACTCTTCAGCCATATCCGCGAATTTTTCCTTTATATCCTGTGGACTTGCGTCAAGTTCTTTCTTAAGATGATATGAGAGCTTATCATAGTACTTATTGATTGTGGAAATATTCCTGCCTTTGTCATCTCTTGTGTTCTCGACAATCTTGTCTTGCTCTATTGTGTCAAGCTTGTCCTCCACCTCTGGTAGTGTGACCTGCGTCACCTTCCTGGTAATCGGATCGAACTCGTTCCTGTCGTTCTGTGGGAAGTTCTGCCTGTCGGAGTTAGGCTGGAAGCTTCTCCTTACCTTTCCTAGCTTATCCTTCTCGACGTCGGCGCTGAAGTCCTTGAAGTTGGCGACCTTTCTGTTCGCGTTGAATACTGGTTGGTTGTCCCTGTTCATATCTCTATTGTATTTTGTTTTTCTTCCATCCGAAGATTCTTCTCTCCAGAAGCGCGAAGGTGAAGTTGAACTCCTTCATTATCTGCTCGGCCATCGCGTCTATGTCCGCAGCGGTCTCCCCTGTGTCGTGCCCGTCCTCCGCGAGGAGCCTCTCAATCTCAGCACGGCATCTCTCGAATGTGATTGGCTCCAGTCCTGGCTGCTCGAGCGACTCGACTATCTTGCTGAACTTTGGCATTCCTTTGTCGTTTCCTTGCATAATCTTATTCTTTTGTTGATATGGTAACGATTACGACGTCCTGGTCGTCCTCGTCGTGCCTGAAGCTAACGTTGGCTTTCGACATGTCTATCCCCTTTGTGAAGGCCGCCCATTTCCTATTCGTGAATACGCCTAGGTTGCCGCCGCACCTTATGGAGAAGCTGTCATTGACTTTTTCCACTTCGCGCGGCTCCCAGAGCATGTGCCTGGCGAAGTCCGTGCTGGTCTTGTAGAATTTGCCCCTGAGTGCGGTGAAGAGTTCCTTGAGAGCGATCTCTTTGTCCGAGGAATTCGTCTCGTCCACGACGTGCAGTATGGTGAACTTTATTTGGCTGTCATACCACGTCATGCTCAGTGCCGAGCCGTCTTCGCTGAGCCTGCTGCACAGGTTTCCGACCTCTGCAATGAGCTCGAAAATCCTCTGGTCGCTGGTGTAGGCACGATCGAACGTTCCTTCTTTGAAATTGAAGACGTCCACTTCCGCGTTTAGTTCGTCGACGTATTTGTTCTTCACCCAGATGACTATGGAACGGACCATCTTTTTGTACAGGTGCGACGATGTGTCTGTCACCGGCTGCGGTTCAGAGATACGCACCTCGAAGCCGAGGTCCTTTATCGGTAGCAGCATCTCCTCTACCGCGCTATCGTCCCACTCGGCGGCCTCCTTTATGTACTCGTAGAATTTCTGTAGTCTCATATTGTATATATCACTTCACCTTGAAGGTCTTTTCTATCTTGTCCGCCACCGGGTTGAACAGCAGCAGGTTTCTCGTTCCTCCCTCGTAGACCCAGACGCCGTCGTAGTTGCCCTCGATCCAGGACATCAGCTGCTCGTCCGCCTCTATCGGCGACCAGCTGTCGCTGTGGTGGTATAGTTGGTCGGCGGTGCTCACCAGGAACTCCGGCTCGTCGGACGAGTAGTACGGATCCTCGAGAGGCCCGAACTCGTCTATTATTTTCTGGCAGTCCTCGATCTTGTTTGTGTCGAGAAGCCTCAGGTCCTTCTTCAGGTCGACCTTGTAGACGTGGTTTCCGTACATCTTCGCCTCGTTCGGGCTTGTCGAGAAGAACGTCCCGTTGGCCAGGTCTCCCCTTTTTCCGAACTCGTGCTCGTCGGGCGTGCCGTGGTATACGACCGCCGCGCCGTGCTCGTTGTACGTGAACTCGTCGAATACCTTTACGTACCTCATCTCACGCCGGTCTTCAGTTTTTTGTCGAGCATCTTGGCGAGGTTAGAGCCGATGAAGTAGTGTATGTTCTTCAGGTCCTCGGTCTCGTGCGTCTCTATCTCGTCCATGAACCTGAACTGGAACTTGTAGTGGTCTACGTCCTCGTCCGACTCGCGGTCGACCTTGTAGATCGAGAGCTCTACGTTGTAGTTGTTGTTTATGTTTATCTTGAAGTCGAACGTCGTGTCAGCGCACGGCGTGGTCTTGAACTTCGGCTCGTACTCCACGTCGAATATCGAGTAGTCCTCGATCTTGGCCCTCTTCATGTAGTAGTTGAGGAACATCGCCGGTGCCTCGATGAAGTCTGAGAGGATGATTAGGTCCTCGCCGAAGTTGTTTGTCTCGATTACGTTCTCTATCTTCTCCTTGAGGTCGATGATGTTGTCGAACTCGACCTTGTGGTACACGCAGTTTATGTCGTAGAGGTAGATGAATTCCCTCTCTACTATCTCTCTCTTCTCGAGGTCTGTCTTGAACAGGAACTTCGTGTGTATGATGTTCGAGTCATCTGTGCTTAGCCCGTGTATGGATATCACGAGTTTCAGGAAGTCGGCGTCCTCCTTCTTCGGCCTTTCGTAGATTGTCTCTACCGTCTTCACCACGCCATCCTCCTCCTGGAAGACCTCTTTGAAAATGTCCTCTATCTCGGCAATCTTGATCTTCATATGGAGTTGTCTTTTTTCTCGAACTGTCTGTCGTAGGCCAACCTCTTCATCTTCATCACTTTGTCAGTGTATCCGTTTCTTCTGAGAAGCTTGAAAACGAGGTTTCCTATCGAGAACTCGCCGCTCTCACTCTCGAGACCGGACTTACGGAAGTCTTTGATTCTCTTCCAGACCCCGTCTAGTTTTTTTACGAACTCTTCGTATTTATCCTCGTTTAGTTCTTCTTCAAGTTCGTCTATCTGAGACATAACGGTCTCCGCTTTCGACCTGATAAGTTTCTCATCTGGTACGAAGTCCTTTCTTTCTGGCTTTCTGATCCATTTGTCTTTCATCAGTGAGTAGACTCCACCCATTCTGCCACCTTTTATGGCATCGTTCATATCGTCCTCGTCCTGTATCATCACCTCGACTTCGTATCCTGCGATTTTGATGTCGTGCTTGAGGTTCCATATCTTCTTGCTTAGGTCACATACCTTCTCGGCTAGCTCGAAATCGTCGTCTATATCTTTGTAGTGTATTATTACGTGTAAATCGTAGTCCGAATATCTCTCTGACCAGTTGTAGTTACAGAGTGATCCACAGAGAACCACGTCAACCACGTCGGCCTTCAGGTCGGACTCCGCATAGAAGTCCTGTCCTATCATAAGCAGGTTTCTTCTGACCTCATCATCGAGGTCACCGTTTTCCCAAAGCTTTTGGTTAAGCTCGTCCTTCATATGAAATGAGCTTATGGCCTCGAAGTCGGCCTGCACGAATTCGTAGTATTTGTCCAGTCTCATAGACTATATATAAAAACAGGAAACCGTTATATCACTATCTCAACTATATCGAAAAGGTAGTCCAGTCCGTTTACAAAGAAGTACGGGTACAACTCTTTCTCAGTCGTCTCTGTATTGAATGTGACGAGTAACTGACCAGCCATACTTATTATTTCACCCACGCCCAAATATTCGAGCTTCAGTTCGAGTCTATGTGTTAGTTGATCGAAAGTGGGTACGTTACTAAAACCTCCTACCATAATACCATCTGTAAAAATTTTCCAACCTGATTTGTTCCGAGGGGTTCAACCAGTAGTCGAACGTCATCGCACTGGCTATCTGTGATCCACCGTTTGTTGCGGATGAGTTGTTACCGAAATAGTAGGTGTTACCGAAAAAGGTTCCAGTCGACGCACCGAAAGTTGTGGTGATTGGTGCCATATTTAGTTTTCCGTTCAGGTACATCTCAACTTCGGATCCTGGACCGTTCGGTTGGTAAAGTCTGAACTTCACGGTGAGTACGTGCCAATGGTACAGCCCCTCTACAAGTTTGTCGTATGTCTCGTATACAGCACTGGTCGTCGTTGGATTTCCGATGAAGGATACCCTGACCCTGTTTCCACCCTCCGTGGTTATCTGTATATCGCCAGTAGTTGCAGAGAATGTGGAGTCGACGTTGTAGAAAAGAAGACGTGTGTTTGATGTACTGGATATCCTGAACACCATCATTACTGTTAACTCTGTCTTTCCTGAACCCATCAGTGTCTGTGTCGTAGATACGGAGTCGGCACCGGAGTTGAAGTCGATGTAGGCACGGTTGTTGTAGACACCCCCGTTTCCTCTGTATGGTGGTTGGTAGGCTGGTGAAGATCCGATGACATATGTCGTCTTTCCTGGTGATAGTTGAGTAAGCCCTGCGATTGTTCCTCCTACGGTCCTCGTCGTGTTGTAGTCCGCTATGAAGAAAGACGACGGTTGTTTATTTCCTTGTAGTAGTGTAGGGTCCTGCACCTTTGTGTGCATTCCGGGTTCACTAACGAGTCCTTTTTTCAGACCACTCTCCATTCGGGAGAATCCGAATCCTGATTTATACCCCTGTAACCATCCCTGACTTAGACCACCGTTTATTCCGTTCCTACTCATACGTTTCTCCTATGGTTTTTATGTTTATCTGTGCAGCAGGTGCCACCGAGAACACGCCGTTTAAGCTCCATCCTGCAGGAAGGTTGAAGTAGTAGGATATACCCTCTGGATCCGCAGTACGGACGAATAGACCCTGTATAAACGCGTCGTAGAATAGATCCTGTGCGGATATAGCCGTGTTGTTGCCGGAGTTCGCCAGTACCGAAATTGTGTATATTAGGTAGTTCGTGGTTCCGTCGTTGAGACTTATTGCTAGTGTTCTTGCGGTTGAGTCTGTACTCGTTGCCTCTATACCGTAGATTCTCCTGTCGTGTGCCGCACTGGTGACGAGATCACGTCTGGTCGTACCTCCTGCGGTTGAGAACGTCGCTGTCTGTTGGAAATGTGTAGACGTGAATCTGTGTGTCACCCCGTCGTATTTCTCTCCAAAGGTGGTGAACGTCATCGCGTTACCTGCTGAGAGTGTGTTGGTGTACGTGAACTTCATAGACCATGTTTTTGGTAGGTTGAAGTACCAAACACCCATATTATCCGCCATTGCGTAGGTCAGAAGACCTGAGAAGTCGGAACTGGTGAAAATGTCGTTCGATCCGACCGAGATACTGTTTCCAGCATTCGCACTTATATCGTCTTTACCCATCTGATAATCGGTTGTTCCGTCACTGAGCCACAGTGTGCATGCGTTGTGGTTCACTGCTGATGTGTTGGTGATAATCATTCCATAGATTCTTCTGTCGTGTGTGTTGTCTGCCGGTACGATTGTGTATGCGGTGTTTGCCACACTCGACGATGTGAGCGACATACAATAGAGGTATGGTGTGTTTGTGAGTGTCAGTTGGTTCGCCATTTCGTCTAATAGTTTTCTCCAAACACGAAGGTGTAAAGCCTCTCCGCAGGTATGGTGTGCGTTGTGAGGTAAGACATCCTGATTGACCAACCCTTCGGTAGGTTGAAGTAGGTCACACCGTTCGCGTCTCTGGTCTTAGCAAGAACGGACTCAGCCAACGTACTTGAGAACACATCAGTCAACGGAGTACCCACGGCGTTTCCTGAGTTCGCAACGACGTTCACGTTGCAGACCTGTATGTCTGTCGTGCCGTCGTTTAGGAATATCCTCACCGGGTTAGCGTTGTTGTCGTTGCTAACTATCGAAAGGCCGTATACCCTCCTGTCCACCGAAGACGTCGCTGTAAGTATGTCGAAAATGGTTCCGCCCGTTCTGGTCGCTTGTGATGAGACCGTGCACTGCATGAACGATCCTGATGTGAAAGTCAGTGCTCCTGCCATATTTTATGCGTAGGTTTCTCCGAAGACGAGTACATACAATGCTGATGTGGAAAGTGCGGTGTTATACTGGTATTGTATAGACCATGTCTTAGGTAGGTTGAAGTACGGAACTCCGTTGGCGTCCCTCTGTTTTTGTAGCACAGCTGCGCCGACGACCGAGCCCATTATGTCCACTGCAGCAACTGAAGTTGTGTTACCCGAACTCAACGGTACACTTACTACGAATGCCTGGTAGTGAACGGTTCCGTCGTTCAGCCATATTGTTACGGTCTGTGCCGACGCAGCTGATGTGTTGACGATTGATATTCCGTATACCCTACGGTCGTATGTCGCGTCTGCGGTAAGTATTGTGTATCTCGTGTTGGTCGTCGAGTTCGCTGCGGATGCGGTCAATCCTTGTAGAAACGGCGCACTTGTAAACGTTAGGTTGCTTGCCATCTTCGTTTTTTCTTTTATATATTACGAAAGTGGCCTTCTTCCTCTAAGTGTTGTTCGACATATATAGAAGTACCGTCTGTGTTATGAGGTTAGCTTCTACGAAGTTCGAGTTGTTTCCTGAGAACGTTCCGGTGAGTTCCATCGAGCCCTGTACGTGTAGTGTAGTTGCTGGTGATGCGGTTCCGATACCTACGTTTCCTGTCGAGTGTACTATGAAAGGTGTCGCGTCTGGATTGGCACTGTCTTCTACGACGAGTGCGTTTCCTGTTCCTGTCTGCGTTATCCTTACGAGATCTGTAGAGGACGCGCTTGAGACTACAAGGCCTGTCAGTGTGAGTGCACTTTGCCAGTTCGCGCTACCTATGTTGTCCTGTGAGACCAGGACTTTGTTCGTTCCTTCTGTTCCGTCTATTAGCCTGACGCTGTACTTCGTCTGGAATGAAGTGGTCTGCACGTTGAATATGCCGCCTATGTAGGTACCGATACCGAACAAGTCGTCCGACGAGTTCGCTACTATTCCCGCAACCGTTCCGCCGCCTGCGTCGGAAAACGCGTTGGTCACTATTCCGTAAGTGTCACCGTCCGAAGACGCAAACGCCTGTATCGCGGACGTAGCCCCGAGTGCGTACAATCCAGCGAGCGGCCCGTATGTCTCAATTCCGTAACTCGTCGATACAGAGTATATCCTGGCAGAGAGGCCGTCGTTTGTAGTTCCGGTCTTTAATCTTCCGTCGGCCGTTATGATGAAAGGCGTCGTATCTGGATTCGATGAGTCTTCCACGACGAGCGAGCTTCCTGTTCCGGTCTGAGTTATCCTGAGCAAGTCTTGCGAAGAAGAGCCTGATGCTATAATCAGTGGTACGGTCGTTGTGTTCGCTGTTGCTCGAAGTGTGTTTCCGTCGAAAGTGAGGTTTGCCTCGCCGTTGAGTCCGGTCGTCGTTCCGGTGGATGTTACTACCCGGTTGTCACCAAAGTTCGTCACTGTGGTACCACCTCCTGAACTGGCTTGCCATGTCGCAACCCCGTTCGCGTCCGAAGTTAGAACATATCCTGCCTGCTGTGTTCCGTCGACTATCCTTACTGCACCACTCGTCGTTGAGAAGACATGAAGTCCGGTCGAAGGCGATGCCGTTCCCACACCGACGTTTCCTGCCGCAGTTATTATGAAAGGCGTTACATCAGGGTTCGCACTATCCTCAACAACAAGCGCGTTGCCCGTTCCTGTCTGCGTTATCCTAACTACGTCGCCAGTACTTGATGCCGAAGCTATTATTGATGTAACATATATGTTGCTGCTCCAGTTAGTGTCCCCACTCGCGTTGACAGATGTGAGAATTTTGTTTGTGTCCTGCGATCCGTCTTGTAGTCTTAGAGCATACGCATTCTCTCCGAATCCGTCGGCGTAGAAGCTTCCTGCGATGTATGTGTTTCCGTTACTAGGCGTGTCTGACGGGTAGGCACTGGCTTTAATTCCGAAGTATGTGCCTACTGAGTCTCCGTACGCCAATGCCTCTACACCTGCAGCTTGTGAGCCTGGTGTGTTTGTCCTTCCGTACAGACCGACTTTGGTTGCCGAGTCTCCGAAGATTCCACCATTAGTGGCGAGAACGTACGCTTTGTAACCAAATGCAGATGGTGTTGATAAACCTATACCAACATTTCCGGCGTTGTCTATCACGAACGGAGAAGAGTCTGGATTTGTTGCATCCTCGACGACGAAGGCGTTTCCGGTACCGGTCTGTGTTATCCTGAGTAAGTCCTGTGTCGACGAACCTGATGCAAGTATCAATGGTACAGTCGTGGTGTTTGCTGTCAAACGTAGCGTGTTTCCGTCGAATGTTAAGTTACTTTCTACCGTTGCGTTTGGTGCTGAGCCGTTCAAAGTTATGACACCATTGTCGGTTGTCCCTGTAAGGCTTAGTAATCCCGATGTTCCGGACGAACCTGATGTTCCTGAACTTCCACTACTTCCCCTGGTACCTGAGGAACCGGAAGAACCTGATGTGCCCGAAGATCCGGAGTTACCAGACGAACCGGAAGATCCTGTGCTACCTGAAGTTCCTGATGACCCAGAAGAACCAGTGTTGCCAGATGATCCTGAAGATCCGGTTGAACCACTTGATCCAGAAGTTCCGGAAGACCCTGAGCTTCCACTACTACCGGTAGAGCCCGACGAGCCACTTGTTCCCGAGCTACCAGATGAACCACTTTGTCCGGATACATTGAAACTGACAAAGCACAAATCATTGTTTGTGAAGTTGGCGTCTGCTATAACGTTACTTATAGTTATTGTCCACCATCCGGTGTTATCGGTCGTTGCACTAAATTCATATGTGTGAAACCAAGTTAAGTCACTTTGCTTAGTTATCTTTATGAAGCCTCTTCTACTTGCAGATCCGTAGTTTGCAAGTGAACTGAAGAAGTTTTGTAAGTCGTTATTACCATTTCTATCAAATCTATCTATGTAAAGTGCAGTGGCACTACCCATAGTTAGGTTGTTTAGTCTGAAGAAACCTGATCCCGGATCCGACGCGGTTATTGTTGTACTGTAAGTATACTCAAAACTCGCAGAGTCTATACCGTTCACACCTGATGTTCCTGTAGAACCACTACTTCCTGTGGATCCAGAAGTTCCGGAAGAACCTCTCGTTCCAGAAGAACCTGATGATCCAGAAGTTCCTGAAGACCCTGAACTTCCTGTAGAACCGCTCGAACCTGAACTTCCGGTTGAGCCCGATGTGCCACTTGAACCACTGCTTCCTGTAGAACCGCTTGAACCGGTGCTACCTGATGTTCCTGATGTTCCAGAAGACCCAGAAGACCCTGAACTTCCAGTTGAACCAGATGACCCAGAAGACCCTGATGTTCCCGAAGACCCCGAACTTCCGGTTGAACCGCTTGAACCGGAACTTCCGGTTGAACCCGATGTACCACTCGAACCACTACTTCCTGTAGAACCGCTTGAACCTGTGCTACCCGATGTTCCTGATGACCCAGATGACCCAGAACTTCCCGTTGAACCGGAACTACCCGATGTTCCGGAAGAACCTCTCGTTCCCGAAGACCCCGATGAACCAGAGCTACCGGACGAACCTGTAGATCCTGCACTACCCGATGTTCCTGAAGATCCACTACTTCCTGTAGAGCCACTTGACCCAGACGAACCTGATGTTCCGCTACTGCCGGACGAACCAGTAGATCCACTTGAACCAGACGAACCTGATGTTCCGCTACTGCCGGATGTACCAGTGGATCCACTTGAACCAGAAGACCCCGATGTTCCACTACTACCGGATGTACCAGTAGAACCACTGCTCCCTGAAGATCCAGAAGACCCCGATGATCCTCTTGTACCAGAAGATCCAGAAGACCCTGATGTTCCACTTGAACCAGACGAACCCGATGAACCAGAAGTTCCAGAACTTCCGGATGAACCGGAAGACCCTGATGTTCCGGAAGAACCGCTCGAGCCCGAAGAACCATTTCCACCGGAAGCACCATCTAAGTTCGTTGTCCAGGATGAAAATGTGCCTGCACCATTTATTTCTGTTACACTCAGTACCAAATTACCGGTTGAATCTGAGTAAGAAATCACATCACCGTGAAAGTGATTTGCGTTGGTGTTGGCAACAATCAAATGTTGTGCTATCGAATACTCCAATCCAATACTTGTCGTCAGAGAATAGGTGTTTCCTATTATGAGACTGGATAAATTGATAGTATCTGTCGAACTCCCTATGTATTGTGCTGATATTCCAGATGTACCCGAAGAACCAGATGTTCCGGCACTACCTGAAGAACCAGCAGAGCCACTTGAACCGCGAGTTCCTGATGATCCACTTGAACCCGAAGTTCCAGACGATCCTGTTGAACCTGAAGTTCCTGCTGAACCTGAAGAACCAGACGATCCTGTAGAACCAGATGTTCCTGCTGAACCTGATGACCCAGACGAACCTCTTGTTCCGGATGAACCTGAACTTCCTGACGTTCCCGAAGACCCGGAAGAACCAGAAGTTCCTGATGAACCTGATGACCCAGACGAACCAGAAGTTCCTGCTGAGCCTGAAGAACCAGACGACCCGGTTGAACCAGAAGAACCAGATGTTCCTGTTGACCCTGTTGACCCAGACGACCCTGTTGATCCAGACGATCCAGAAGTTCCTGCTGAGCCTGTTGACCCAGACGACCCGGTTGAACCAGAAGAACCAGATGTTCCTGTTGACCCTGTTGACCCAGACGACCCTGTTGAACCTGATGACCCAGATGTTCCTGATGAACCTGAAGAACCAGACGACCCGGTTGAACCTGATGACCCAGACGACCCTGTTGAACCAGAAGAACCTGAAGTTCCTGATGACCCTGTTGAACCTGATGACCCAGACGACCCTGTTGAACCAGAAGAACCAGATGTTCCTGATGACCCTGTTGAACCAGAAGAACCTGAAGTTCCTGATGACCCTGTTGAACCAGAAGAACCTGAAGTTCCTGATGACCCAGATGACCCAGACGACCCAGATGACCCAGATGTTCCTGTTGAACCTGATGACCCAGACGACCCTGAAGAACCGGACGTTCCGGACGAACCCGCAGACCCGGAAGTTCCAGTTGAACCGGAAGAACCAGATGTACCTGAAGACCCTGAAGAACCAGAAGTTCCGGATGAACCGGAAGACCCAGATGTTCCTGACGATCCTGTTGATCCTGAAGTTCCAGATGAACCGGACGATCCAGATGTTCCTGACGATCCGGAAGAACCAGAAGTTCCTGTAGACCCGGAAGATCCTGTTGAACCTGATGACCCGGAAGACCCGGTTGAACCTGAAGAACCAGAAGTTCCTGCTGACCCAGAAGAACCAGACGACCCAGAAGTTCCTGACGACCCCGATAAGCTTAAATCACTTCTATATGCAATATAACCGCTACCATCTCTAACTAATATATCCGTCTCGGTTGTACCGGATGGTATATTTGGTGCAAATAATGAATTTGCTGCCACCTCAAACATCACAGAACCACCGTCTAAGTTAATTGGTTGTATTCCCAACCCACTTTTGAATTGAAAAACGGTATTTGATGTTTCTGAACCTATTACAAATTTATTGGAAGTTGAACTACCATCTGTACCAAACACCGTCGTATATTCTCCGGTTTTTGCTAAAGTAAATACTATATTTTTGGTATTTGAACCAGATGTGAAATGATATGCCGTTTGTGATGGGCTATTGCTAGCGTCAAAGTTTTCATTTACTGAAAATCCATTATCACCTTGAGGAAAAAATTGTTGAGTCCCTATAGAAAAACTATCATTGGCAATTACACTACCATATAGATTTTGCGTTCCTGAAGATGTTCCAAAATTGGAAGAACCAATCATTGTTAACAAACTACCATCAAATGTTAGATTACCTTCAGCAACCGCGGCGTTTGTAGTTCCATCCGATGTCAATAATCTGTTATCAGACGGATTTGAAATTGTGTCAAATCCTGTTCCACTAGTTCCTGAAGAACCTGCTGACCCAGACGATCCGGACGAACCAGAACTTCCTTCGGTCCCTGATGTTCCGGATGAGCCTGAACTACCAGAAGAGCCAGAGCTTCCTTCGGTTCCTGATGTCCCTGATGAACCTGAGCTACCGGCGGAGCCTGAAGTACCAGAAGAACCGGATGAACCTGTAGAACCGGAAGTTCCTGATGAACCTGTGCTACCAGAAGATCCTGATGTTCCTGCAGAACCAGAACTTCCTTCGGTCCCTGATGTTCCTGCAGAACCAGAGCTTCCTGACGTACCCGATGAGCCAGAAGATCCTGATGTTCCTGATGAACCGTCGCCCCCTGTTGTACCGTCAAGATTTATTGTGAAATCCGGTCCGTTTGGACTACCGTAGACGTACTTCACTATCACGTACATATCACCGGTCGCGGGATTGTAACTCTGTATTATTCCTTCCAAATAGTTGTAGGCGTCCTCCGCCGCCACTATTGACTGCCCGACTGTGTACGCAAGGCCAGTGTCGAGTGACTCAAATAGTATTACGTCGTCAATGTTTGGAACCGACATCGTGTGGACGGTTTCGGTCTTATATTTCTCCGATGTGCCGGACGTGCCTGAAGAACCGGATGTACCTGAAGATCCTGACGAACCACTCGAACCTCCTGTACCTGAAGATCCTGACGAACCACTCGAACCGCTTGAACCTCTTGTACCTGACGATCCGGAAGAACCAGAGCTTCCAGACGAACCTGATGTTCCGGAAGAACCGCCTTCCCCTGAAGAACCAGATGAACCAGTGGTTCCTGAAGAACCTGATGTTCCTATGCCTGATGTTCCTGAAGAGCCGATGCCTGATGTTCCTGAGGATCCAGCGACGCCTGTTCCTGATGTGCCTGAGCTGCCGGGAAGACCGGATGTGCCTGTTTGTCCTGAAGTTCCGGAAGAGCCTGGAACGTTACCGAGGCCTCCTGCGCTGCCTATGTTTAATACGTTTCCGAAACCGTCGTAATAGACGCCATTTATTATCTGTACTAGTCGGCCAAAGCCGTCGGTTGCCAGGTTTCGTATCTGGTATTTGGGGTTCCTCGACAAAAGATATACTCTTTTTTGAGGTTATATATTAAATCCTGGATACTGCCAATGGATTAACTAAAAGGATGTTATTATAACGAGACCGTCTCCGCCTCTTCCACCTGCCCCCGATATCGTCGTAGTACCTGTTGTTTGATTGGCACCGCCACCACCGCCACCACCGCATCCGATGGCACCGTCTCCACCTTTCCCCGCTATTACGGTTCCTGATGCTCCAACTACTCCGCCGGTGGCCGCGCCTCCTGTGAAGACCAGTGGATTTCTGTTCGTGTAAGACTTGCCCGGCATCCGGAGAATGAATCCGTCGGGTGCGTTGCTTCCGGTGAAACTTCCCGCCGGGGCGTTGCCTGCTATGCCCGAGAGCGTCGGCACAATGCCGCTTCCGGTTATCGAACCGCCGCTCGAAACTCCGGTACCCGCCGAGGTCCCGCCGCCTCCGGCGCCACCGCTGACTATCTTAGTAACGGACACGGAATCGCCTGCGGTCACGTTCGTGTTTCCGGAGCCGCCTGCCTGGCCCGCCACAGCGGAGATTTGTCCGAGGTTTACGAACGCGCCGGTTCCTGTCCAGATTGTCTCACCGGATCCGACGTTACCATCCCCGGTTGTTCCTCCACCGCCCCCAGTGGCGGCGACGTTACCGCTCTGCATCACTATGTATGATGTCGAAGTTGTCGCGCCCAATGAAACGTAGCTGATCTCGCCACTTCCTCCGTTACCACCGTTTGCCTGTATCGATTGTGCTGACCCGCCAACACCGCCAGTTCCTACCTGCACATAAAGTACATCCGGTAGAAGGTCTGCCTGAAAGAAGCCGACCGAGACGGCACCGGAGCCACCTCCACCACCACCTGCTGTGGTGTTAGATGTAGACCTCCTGCCACCTCCGCCACCGCCACCGGAGCCTATAACCACCATGTAGACGAACTTGCAGTTGTTCGGCTTTTTCCATATCTGCCAATTGACTACGTCTGCCGAGCCAAAGAAAACCTGGTTGTTCATCGAGTCGTCGGGAAGGTTGTTTATGTCAATCATATCAAGTGCATGTTATTATTATCAGTCCGTCGCCACCCTTGCCACCAGGACCGCTACCGTTTGTTATTCCGGCGCCGCCACCACCGCCACCACCTCCGTAGATCGCGTTGCCTCCCGCGCCGCCTGAGCCGCCGTCAGAGGATCCGCCTCCGGAACCGCCCGCGAGGAAGAAATTCTCTACGGAGTAAGTCGTGGCGGCTGATGGATAGCAGGTCAAGAACGTGCTGCCCGCGCCGCCTGCCACAGTGCTTCCGGCAGAGCCGCCTGCAGGTCCGCCAACAATTGTCGGTACGCTGCCGGTTCCTGTTATGTTCGCACCTTTTATCGATGTTGCACCGTTTGTTCCCGCTCCGGCGCCGCCGCCTGTCAATATTCCCGATATTGTTATGTCAGTTGGAGCACCCGGTGCCGTTCCCGTGCCGCCTGCCTGGCCTGCCACAGGAACTATCAGTCCGAATATCAGTATGTTTGTCGACGCCTCGACCCATATTGTTCCTGCCGCGCCTCCCGTCGATGGGTTCGTGGCACCCGCTATGCCACCTCTTGCGGCAACGCTTCCGCTTTGTATCAATATGTTTGCGGGTGTTGTGTTCGGTTGTATCGACACGTACGATATCGAGCCTGTCGCGCCGTTCGTGACCGATGTCCCTCCTGATCCTCCTGCGCCACCTGGCCCTACCTGAAGGTAAAGTGTGTCCGGTAGATAGGTCGCCGGAAAGAGTGCGTTCGTATACGCCGCTGATCCCCCGCCACCTCCGCCTCTCCTGGCAGTTCCAGTTCCTGCACCCTGGCCGCCGCCTCCACCGCCACCGCCACCGAGGCAGAATATGTGTACGAACCTGCAGTTGTGTGGCTTGTTCCACACCTGCCAGTCAGAGGTCGAACCTCCTGAGGTGAATACCTGCCTGTTCGTGACGTTAGTTGGTAAATGGTTGTCGTATATCATGTCTCTAATGCCAGGTTATTATGACGAGCCCGTCGCCTCCTTTTCCGCCACCGCCAGCACCGCCGACGGAGTTACTCCCGTTACCTCCTCCGCCTCCGCCACAACCGTATCCGCCGTTTCCACCTCTTCCGCCCTGATTGGCGTTCGCCGCTCCACCGCCAGAACCTCCCGTGAAAAAGAGCGGTTTGTCCGGGTTTAGTAGCCAGACTACACCGTTTTGACCGTCACTTCCGACCGCACTGGAAGAGCCCGCCCTAGCACCGGCGGTGACGCTCGGTGCTGGTCCGTACGCAGCGACCGAACCGCCGTCGAAAAGCGTGGCCGTCGTGTTCTTTCCGCCTCCGCCCGCACCTGGTGATAGTATCAGAGTTGGTGTTATTGATGTACCTGCGGCACCTGCGTTACCGGCGCCACCAATCGCTCCCGCCGCACCGCTGACCATTGCCATCTGTGAGATTGTTGATGTGGCAAGAGTGAAAACAGTTCCGGCCGATCCTCCAGCACCTGACGCGGCACCGCCACCGGGTGCGGCGTTTCCACTTGCAAGTATAAGATCGGATATGAATGTCGAACCCGGTGTTGAACTTACATAGGAAAGAGAACCGGCAGAGCCTGCCGCAGTAGAAAGCCCAGATGGTGCTCCGGCACCACCGTATCCTACCTGTATGTAGAGTGTGTCTGGAAGGTACATCGCCGGGAACACAGCGTATGCGTAGGCAGAGCTACCGCCTCCTCCTCCACCTGCCACGTTGGCACCGCCTCCTCCGTTTAGCTGTGTCGGTCCTGAGCCACCTCCGCCACCTCCACCGATTGCCATTATGGCGACGATACTTGCACTTTGTGGTTTTTGCCAGGTCTGCCATGCAGTACCACTGGCGTAGAATGCCTGAGTGAATTTCTCAGTCGGAAGGTTCTGTAGATCAATCATTGTTTCGCAGCCATTCTGGTACAAGTGCCTCCGATGCGTCTACCAGAATTGAGTTCGATACGTCAGTTTCTGAGATATCGATTGTGTCTCCGTTCGAATTGGCAAACCTCGTAAGCTCCTCATTTATATACTCTTTGTAAAATAGAGTTTCGACTTCCGCTGACGTAAATGACCATAGTTCGTACCTAAGATAGTATTGCCTTATGTCATTTATCATACGTCCTTAGTATTTTCCTCCTATGACACTCACTGCATATCCAGCGGATGCGGTCACACCCAAAGTGACGAATAAGCGGTAACTCGGTGGTAGAGCAAAGTTAAGCGGTAACTCGGTCGTACTGAGCGCACTGGTCTCGGAGACTGTTGTCGCCGCCAGCGATACCTCGTCAAAAAGCACGTTGTTTGCGGCCGTGCCAGTACTCGAGCCGTTGTTTATCCATAGCCTCGCCACGGTGGCCTGATTTGTGCCGAGTGGCCTGAATCTGATCCTCTGAACGTATCCGCCGTTCGTAGAGTCTGCAACAAATACAGAATAGGTGATACCCGTCGTCAGGTCCTTTGTCGTGTTGGCGGCGGAAGCCGAAGCACCCGACCACTGAATGTCTCCTATTCTCGAAAAGATTGGTTGGTTGTTTGGCATTGTTGACGTTTTATTTTATATATCTTTTACTTCTCTTTATGTCAGGTAATTGAAGTTGGTCATTACGTAAGTCATTCCGTAGTTGAAAAGAGCAGGCGATGTCGAGTCGCTGTAGTTCACGTACCCCGAAGTGTCTCTGGTTAGTATCTGAGTGTTTGTTGTCGAGTAAGTTGGCGTGTTGCTTATCCTCAGCGAAGTTACGCTTATGTCGCTCTTCCAGTTTGCCTTCCCGTCTGATGAAACGGATGTCAGTAGCTTGTCCACACCTTCCGTACCATCGACGAGTCTAATTGAGTAGTTAGTTCCGTTCGCCGAGCCAGCAACAAAGTATGCACCGATATATGTTCCACTACCAGTATCGTTCTCAATCGCGAAACCTTGTACACCAATCTGTGTTCCTGTATCCGATTGTGCTATACCGTATACACCTATATCTCCTTGTCCTTTAACTCCAGCGTTGGCACCGGTACCCACACCTACGATTCCGGTCCCGTTGGTTGAGTAACCGTATATCGCCGGGTTTGTCGAGTCTTGTACGTATAGACGACCTGCAGCGGGATTTGCACCTATACCCACGCTTCCAATCGAGTTGATTACGAACATTGTTCCGTCTGGATTTGCACTATCTTCGACTACGAAGGCGTTTCCGGTTCCGGTCTGCGTTATTCTTACCAGGTCCTGCGTAGAGGATCCGGAAGCTATGATGAGGGGTACGGTAGTTGTGTTCGCGTTCAATTTCAACGTGTTCTGGAAAATCTCCATCACATTGCTCGGCGTTGTGCCGCTTGGTGCTATGTATCCAAACTCTATTTTGTTGTCGTTTGTTGAAGTGCCGACGCTTTGTGAGACCAGCCAGCTACCCATTCCGACTTCATCTTTTATGAACGTTGATCCGTTGTACTGTATGTTTGACGTCCATGCGTGGTTGTTGTTCTTCCACGAGAAGAAGCTAGTGTCTGTGTCGCCGGAGTTTATGCTGGATATGAGTAGCCTAGCCGCTCTACTGGAATTCAATGCGACGTAAAGGTCACCGTAAATATTTGTTGTGTATGGTAAGGTTATGCTCGATCCTGTGTCAATAATCGAAGAAGTTCCGATTGTCGTGGTCGATGTGAACTTTACAAGTTTGTTAGTTTCACCGGTTATAGATAGTGAGGTTCCAGAAGTTCCTGAACTACCACTTGATCCAGAGGTCCCGGATGAACCACTTTCACCAGAGGAACCGCTGGAACCAGAAGAACCTGAGCTACCAGACGTACCGGAAGATCCAGAGCCGGCACCTCCTGTTTGGTCTACCCATTGCGTGTTGTAGTCGGTTGCATCTATTTTTGCTAATACTTGACCACTTGTTCCGCCGGCAGGTACTCCAAATCCAGATGTTCCTGAAGAACCTGTGCTTCCTGAAGATCCAGATGTACCGGCTGAACCAGAGGATCCCGTCGAACCTGAACTACCGGAACTTCCGGCTGAACCGCTAGTACCTGAACTACCGGATGAACCTGATGTTCCAGACGAGCCAGTCTCACCGGAACTACCGGATGAACCAGCACTACCACTGCTACCACTAAAACCTGAGGATCCTGAAGTTCCGGATGAACCTGAGAATCCAGAGGATCCGGTCTCGCCGGAACTACCGGATGATCCTGTAGAGCCAGAAGTTCCGGATGAACCAGTTGAACCTGAGGATCCTGATGTTCCTGACGATCCGGTCTCACCAGAGCTTCCTGAACTACCGGACGATCCGGTGGACCCTGAACTACCTGAAGATCCTGAGCTGCCTGACGTACCAGACGAGCCAGACTCACCAGAGCTTCCAGAACTACCGGACGATCCGGTCTCACCAGAGCTTCCGGAACTACCGGACGATCCGGTAGAACCCGAAGTTCCAGATGATCCGGTTTCACCTGAACTACCTGACGAGCCGGTGGATCCTGAACTACCTGAAGATCCTGAGCTGCCTGACGTACCAGACGAGCCTGTCGATCCAGAGGTTCCCGAGGAACCGGAGAGACCTGTTTCGCCGGAGCTTCCAGAGGATCCAGTGGACCCCGAGGTTCCCGAAGAACCTGAGCTACCTGACGTACCAGACGAGCCTGTTTCGCCGGAGCTTCCGGAACTACCCGAAGAACCTGTCGATCCAGAAGTTCCTGTTGAGCCAGAACTACCAGAAGATCCGGTCGAACCAGAACTACCGGAAGAACCTGACGTACCGGAAGAACCGCTTTCACCAGAGCTTCCAGAGCTACCGGAAGAACCTGTACTACCGGAAGAACCTGTACTACCGGAAGAACCTGTACTACCGGAAGAACCACTTGTACCAGATGAACCATTTTCACCAGAACTACCTGAAGATCCTGACGTACCGGAAGAGCCGCTTTCGCCCGATGAACCGCTCGAACCTGTAGAGCCTGAACTACCAGATGTTCCTGCCGAACCGGAAGAGCCGGTCGAGCCTGAACTACCAGAGGAACCAGAAGTTCCTGAGGATCCATCTTGGCCCGAGCTTCCCGAAGTTCCTGTAGAGCCTGAGCTTCCGGATGAACCGGTGCTTCCGGATGAGCCTGTGCTACCACTCGTACCGGACGAACCATTCTCTCCGCTGCTACCGGATGAACCTGTGCTACCGGATGAACCGGAAGTTCCTGTTGAACCTGAACTTCCTGAAGATCCAGTCGAGCCAGATGAACCCGAGCTTCCGCTTGTACCAGAAGAACCATTCTCTCCACTACTACCTGATGAACCCGAGCTTCCGGTGCTACCTGATGAACCCGAGCTTCCGGTGCTACCTGAAGACCCTGTGCTACCGGATGAGCCTGTGCTACCGCTAGTGCCAGACGAACCATTCTCTCCGCTGCTACCAGATGAACCTGTGCTTCCGGATGAACCAGAAGTTCCTGTTGAACCTGAACTTCCTGAAGAGCCAGTCGAGCCAGAAGAGCCAGAGGATCCACTGGTACCCGAAGAGCCGTCCTGCCCGCTGCTTCCTGAGGAGCCTGTGCTACCGGCCGTACCTGAGCTTCCTGTTAAGCCAGAGCTACCAGAGCTTCCAGAAGATCCAGTGCTACCAGATGAACCGGTGCTTCCTGATGTGCCCGAAGAGCCGTCCTGCCCGCTGCTACCAGAAGAGCCTGTGCTTCCGCTTGTGCCCGAGCTACCTGTGATACCCGAGCTACCGGAACTACCAGTAGAGCCGCTAGTTCCAGTAGAACCAGAAGAGCCGGAGGATCCTCTCGTTCCCGAAGATCCACTAGAACCGCTAGAACCATTTGTTCCGTTCTTCGCAAACGAGAGGACTACGGTGTCTGCCAAATCTAAGTTGAAGCTTCCTGTAGTCAACAATATGTTTACGTCCAACCTGACAAATCCTATTTCGTCAGTGGCGTTGGTTATCACGAAGTTCGCGAAGTTCGTTCCGCCGTTTGCCGCACTCTTTATCATTAAAGTTCCACTGTCCCAAGAGTTGAGCAGCACCTCGTTGTCGACAGAGTTCGCGTCAATGTCGTTTATGAGTACCTCGTAGACTGTGAGTACCGTCGAACTCCTTCTGAACTTTATGTTTCCGGTGCCAGGATCGACGTTTGTTCCTGATATTATGTAGTTGTAGAGAAGACCGCTTGCCTCTCCCTGTGCACCAGACGTGCCGGAAGTGCCGGAACTACCAGTGGATCCCGAAGAACCAGAGGAACCTCTCGTACCGGAAGAGCCTGACGAGCCGGAACTTCCTGATGTTCCGGTCGAACCTGAAGAGCCGGATGAACCTGTTGAACCCGATGAACCTGTTGAACCCGAAGATCCTGTCGATCCTGAGCTACCTGTTGAACCAGAGCTGCCCGAGGTTCCTGACGAACCGTTTTGGCCGCTTGATCCGGATGAGCCAGTAGAACCTGAGGATCCAGAACTGCCGGACGTTCCGGAAGAGCCAGTCGAACCCGAGCTACCGGTCGAACCCGAGCTACCGGTCGAACCGGAAGTTCCTGAAGAACCATCCTGACCACTCGACCCTGAGCTGCCGCTCGAACCCGTGCTACCTGAAGTTCCGCTGCTACCTGAAGAACCACTGGAACCCGAAATTCCACTGGAACCTGATGTGCCCGAAGTTCCTGATAGATTTGCCGCCAATGTAGTAACTATGTTCGAAAGCGTGGAGTCTCTCATCTCTATCGAGAACGCCGTGTTGAATCCGGTTGTCCTGACGTAGACGGATACTCTGATCCTTGAAGAAACCGATGAAAGGACGTACGAAGGAACGTATTTCGTGTAGATGTAGTTCGATTGGACGTTCGTTATGTTCGTCGCGGACGATGAGTTTCCAGATGCTATCGTGCCGATTAACGTAGTACCATCGGATGCGACCTCGTCTATTATTATCCAGTAGCCCAAAGTGCCCGTGCCCGAAGTCCTTTGTGCGAACAAATTGTTCACCCAAAGACCCGGAATTATGGTTGTTGTGAGTAAGTCCACTGCCGGTGTCACAAAGCTGGCTATCAGCACGTTGTCGTCTGTCGGTGATAAGTTGCTTATCGTTATCTTTGACTGGGTCGACGTGTTCGGTGTCAACGAAAGATTGTCGTTTATCGGTGTAAGCGGAAGTGACTGAGTGTTGTTTTCGCCGTCGTAGTAATAAACCAAACCACCCGAGATACCGTTTATACCGTCGATGCCAGAAGTCCCTGATGATCCTGAAGAGCCAGATGTGCCCGAGGAGCCGCTAGTTCCTGAAGTTCCTGATGAACCTGAAGAGCCGGAACTTCCGGTAGAGCCCGAAGAGCCTGTAGTCCCTGAAGTGCCGGAAGAGCCGCTAGTTCCGGAAGACCCTGCCGGTCCAATTTCGCTTAGGCCGATTGTCATCCAGGCATAGCCGTCCCATTTCCAGGACTCGCCTGTTGAGAGTGTGTATACTTGGCCTATCGACGGCGACGTTGGAAAGCTAATCGGCATCTTTTATCTGTAGTATTTTATGTTCACACCTGTCCTGAACTTGGCGGTGTTGCTTGTCGCCTTTATGCAGACCCACCATTCCTCAGAGGTCTGGTCGATCCTGTATCCTAGTGAGAACGCGCTGTCATCCATGTTCGCCTTCTCTTGCGAAAGAGCGCCCGCCTTGCCCATGAAGCTGCCGATCACGAAGCCCTCCTGTGCGACGGTGAGTGTGCCCGTTCCGAAAGAATACTCTATTGGCGAGTTCGCTATCTGCGTCCAGTTCGAAGTGTCGGACAGTGTCGGTGCTTTCTGCAAGGTCACCAGGTAGTTGTCGTTTGACGTCTGCAGAACGTCTATCGCAGATAGCATCGCCGAGACGCCGAGCTGCCTCTGGCTGGTCGACAGCCTGATGCCAAGTACCGCGTAGTCGACGCCTCCGGTCAACAAAGTCCTCTCCGTGAAGTCGGTAATCGAGACCGTCCTGTAGAGTGAGTTTATGGAACCCTCCATCGAGACGCCAGAGCATATCATGCCGAACGTGCCGCTTCCTGTGCCGTTCTGCCTAATCTCGTATCTTATAGGCTTGTTCGGGTTGTCCATGTACACCGTCGAAAGGTTGTTCATGCCGGTGTGCTCGTAGAATAGTCTCGGTGTCCCATCGATGACCATGTAGAACCTTAGTCTGCCGACGCCTAGCCACTGGAAGTCCACGAACATCAGCTGTGTCTTCGTCCAGTCTATCTGCGAAACGTCGTAGTCGGTGTCTAACCAGGTGGAAGATGTTGCCGTCAGCACGTTGGTTCCGCCCTTCCATATCTGGAAGCTTATCGAATTGTTTGTTCCGTTCGACTCGAGGAAGAATCCGTCGAAGCCGTTACCGTAGTTGCTGGCGGTGCCCGATGTGTAGTAGCCGACCCTCTTGATTACGTTCGACTGCGTCGCGAAGTTGGTGAAGGACGCCTCTACCAGCTGGCTTTTTCCGGACTGGTAAGGCGCGGCCTTAATGGATTGCCTCACCACGTAGTCGCTGTTGGTAGAGGTCGACATCGTCACGCAAGCATCCGCCCACGAGGCCGTTCCGTTTCCGCCGTTCTTCTCGTCTATGAAAAGTGGTAGTTTGTCGTACAAATGCTTCAGGTCCAGCAACGTCGTCGTCTGCGATACCCTTAGCCTGCTGAAGGCGTCGAGGTTCGCTGAGTCGCTGTACTTTATTTCGTTGCTGTAGACGTAAGACATATTCTATATTGTTTTCCAGGATGAGTTTCTGTACATGAACGTCAGCGACATCCTGTCCATCTTCATCAGCACGCTCTGCTCGCCGTTTATGAGTTGTGACGCCGTACCCTGCACCTTTATACCCCTACCGTATTTATTTATACCGCCTACTTCGTCCGCTATGGTTATGAACTTTCCGTCGTTTTCCGGAGAGGTTCCGTAAGGTAGTGTCACCGTACATTGGCCGCCCATGTATACTACGCCCAGGTAGTCGTAAAGGAACGACGCCGAGTACGCAGGGCCCGTTATCTCGCCGGTGCTGTTCTTCATCGAGGTCAGCTGGGTAGGCTGCATCCAGTTGTAGCTCGATCCGTCGTAGACCCAGACGTACTCCTTTCCTGTGTCGCTGTCTATCCACCTCGAGCCGAGAACCGTCGGGTCCACTACCGGCCTGCCTGGCTGGAAGTAGAAAGGCGCGTACTGGCCTTCAACGAACAGATCCCAGCTGGCAGTCGCCACGTCGGGCGAAAGATAAGGCGGCGATCCGACAATCGGTCCGACGCACACGTACGCGCTTCCGTTGTACTGAACGACGTCTTTGTCGAAGTACAGCATCATGTCGTCCCAGTCGCCCATCCAGTTGAACGATGAGCCTGCCGGGCCGGTCGGCCCTTGTGGACCAATAGAAGCGGTACCCGCGCCGAGGTCGAGTAGGTTTCCGAACCCGTCGTAGTAGGTGTCCGGGCTTCCGTGGATTACCTGGACTATACGTCCGTAGGAACCTGAGACGGTGACGCCGGTCAAATCATAACTCATTCCTTATATATTAACTATCATGAGTCTAGCCCTGCATTTATTAATATATAAACGAAAAAATAGGGCCATATGCCAATAGTTCACTCGAACCTTCTCAACGCGGATCTGAACTGGACCGACCAGGAGTACGCGGCTAAGAAGAAGTACCTAAAGTGGGAAGAGGTCACACTGAATTGGGAGGACGTAGAACTCACGTGGGACGAAGTATTCATAGTGCTGGAGCTTGTCCGCAGAGGAGGAGGAGGCGGCTCCTACCGCGACGAGTACGAGAAAGGCAATCCATGGAGGAAGATGGCCAAAGACCTCGGCGAGGAGAACACGAAAAAGGTCATAAAGCTTTACTGCAGGGTTCGCGGCGTCGAGTACGAGGACATAAAGGAGCCGATGGAAGACGTGAAGGTCACAGTCGGCGAGTTCACCAGGTTCATCAACGAGGTCAGGGTAAAAGTTGGCATTTAAAATTGAATATATAAGTCATGGAAAACGATAAAGATGTATTTAGATTCGAGGATTTCGTCGATGTTGACAAGCTACAGAAGATGAAGTCAAACCTGTTGAGAGAAGGCATTCTCAGCGAGGACGAAAGAGATGACTTCGAGGACGAAGAGATTGACCCGTCTTTGAATCCGTATAACGTAGGTCGCGGAGACAGCGTCGACTACGATGCCGTCGCGGATGCTATGAGGCAGTCTTACGGCGACGCCGTTATGAACAACATCGAGGACTTCGAGAAGTCCAAGTCGTACACCGGAACCACAGACACCGCCGAGTACGTCGACCAGTTCTCGACATACATGAACTTCTTCGGATCCGGGGAGACCGAGGATGACTACGAGGACGAGGAGCACTTCGACTTCCACAACGAGAGCAACGAAGTCGAAGACTATTACAAGCTCTACAAGGACAAGGCTGAGGAGTTCACCTGCGACATCGCCATCGAAGGAGTTAAGCAAGAGGACACCGAGGTCAGGCTCATAGTCGAGAGCGATGAGTGGACGCTTATGTTCACAGGAGAGGTGAGGAAAGGCCAGTGCGTCATACCTATGAAGAAACTCAGCATACTGAACGAGGGAGCTACGGGTACCATCCGACTCGAGGTGAACGCTGACGGAACTCTTTTCACGCCGTGGGAAGACACTTTCATCGTGAAGGCTTCGAAGAAGGTCACTGTACAGGTGAACGAGAGCAAGTCATCCAAAAACAAGAAACCCGCCACCAAAAAGGCGCCGGGTGTCAGTGTGAAGGTGAGAAGATCATAGGAAACTTACCCAACCTTTCTCTACTATCTTAGAAATAACGTCGTTCGCGCGAATTGACTTCGTGCATTCGAACTGCCTGTCGGTTCCTTGGTGGTCCGGGCACCAGTTCCAATCTCCAGGGTTGAACCTGTGCCTGTTGTAGCATCCGTTGCAAACGTCACCGTTGAAGATCCTTATGACGTCGTCGCCCTCGAACTCCGACTGCGGCGTGCTGAAGCCCGATATGAGTACGGTCCTTATTCCCAGTGTCCATGCAAGCCAGCTCAGACCCGATCCCAGTCCTATGAACATCTGGCACGAAAGTATCTCCGACTTCAAGGTCTCGAAGTCACCCGGTGGCAGGACACTTGCGCCAGTAGGGTAGCTGTTGCCCATATACCCATCGCCTTCGTTAGACAGTACTATCACCTCGTATCCTATCGATGTTAGGAAGTTTGTGACCTCCTGCCACCCGGTCGGGTTGTTCCAGTATTTTGGCTGCGCTGTAGAGTGCACTCCAATTCCTACCCTTTTCCTTTTCGCGAAGTCGACCGGCTTCAGCTTGGCACGCGTCTGTACGTAGTCCAGACCGAGAATGTCCGCCGCGGTCTGCGAGAGTGGCAGCTTTTTGAACTCTCTCGGGTGGTATTGTGGGTGGTGAGAATCTCCTTCGAAGTACCAGCCTATATTGAACATAGCGTATATCCCGTGAACCACGGTACCCGGTGGTACGAACTGTATCTCGGGATAGGATTCGACGAACTGCTCGTTCATGAAGGTTGAGCATACGACTTCGCAATTCCACTTCTTTCGAAAATTGTCTACCTGTGGGAACCAGGCCATAGTGTCGCCCAGAGACTTAGAGTCTAAGCTGATTAGTACTCTTTTACCCGTAGGGTTGAATTCTTCCTCGAAAACTCGACCGTCGGATTCGCGGACGAACCTTATGTGCCAGTCTGCCGCGAACTTGAGAGTCGCCTTGGCCCAGCAGTCGTTGCCCACAATCGAGCTATAGTGCACGATACCGGTGCTTCTGTCTGTGAACGTGACGTGGAAGGTGTCGCCCGGTGCGTCGTGTATGTGCGCGTAAGGCCCGTCAACGAAGTTCACCGTGAAAGATGGGTCGATTTTCCTTATTTCCGAGTTTCTTTGAACGCCGTAGTAGAGGTTGCTCACGCCAAGCTCCGAGTGTGCGGTCAGTATCGCCTTAGCCGCCTGCTCTACGTCGTCCTCGAAGTAGGTGGCCACCCCGTCGTACTCGTTCTCGTATGTATCCAGGTTGCGTATCGCCAGAGGCAATCCGAAGCTTCTCGCCTCCTTCAGTGAAAGCGGGTTCAGCTCGAACAAAGAAGGAAATACGAAAACGTCTGCGGCCTTGTAGAACTCATCGACGTCGCTCCTCTCGCCGTGCCAGGTGCAGTTGTCGGGAAGGTTTTCCATTATCGGCCTCCAGTAGTCACTGAAGTTGTCTGCTTGGTTTCCAACGAAGTGGAACTCGACGTTCGGGTTGTAGTTCTTCATGAACTTGGCCACCTCGACGATGAACGACTGGTTCTTTCCCGGAGTGAAAAGACCTACGTGTAGGACGTGTATCGTTCCGTACTGGTCGTCGAAGCCGAGCCGGTTCTTGGCAGCGCCTTTGTCGTAGGTTATAGTCTCGACCGGGTATTCCCAGACGCTGCACATCTCGTTGCCGAACTCTGCAGCGAACCTGCGGTGGCTCCAGTTTGAAACCAGCACGTACCTGTCTGGAATGTAACGTATCTTCGCCGGGTTCGTGTATGAAGAGTGCGTCGTTACGACAATGTCGTACGTCCTGTCGTCGTACCATACAGCGTTCAGTATGTCCAAGGGTACGAAAGTCTCCGGTATCTCCTGGAAGTGTATTATGTCCGGCTCGACGGAATCGATAAGCCTGAGGAACTCGTACTTTTCCTCGCCCAGCGTGACCAGTCGGTCACCGATCAAATTCTGTATCCTGTTTCTTTGCACGACGAGGACACCGCCGGTGATGTTGTCCCATTCCACGCACCACACCTCGTACTCGCCCATCATCGACTCTATCTGCCTCACCGTGTACTGTGGCAGGCCGCCAGTCGAAAGGTGCGGCACGACGATTATTAACTTTTTCATAACGATTATACTAAACCAAATGCCACTGGTTTTTATATATAATGACGATTGATAAAAAACGAGAATCAACATGGCGAAACTAATAACACTTAACGACAACGAGGGATCCGAATTCCTGAACTCACTGCTCAGGGATGAGCTCATAGTAATAGAGGACGTGCAGGGTAGCAAGATCTGGATCAACTGGGACGGGAAAGACTTCGTCATCAAACCGAAGTCGATAAGCAGCGAGCCTATAAACCTGGTCGACCTGGCGATGCAGAACTTCTACAACGCCGCGTTCGACTATATGAGGTCTCTCGACAACAGGGTCAAGTCCCTGCTGAACAAAAAGTGGTGGTTTTGCTTCGAGTACTTCCCCGACAGCCAGCCGGCCAACATCGAGTACGACCGTATGCCGAAGAACGGCCTGGTGCTTACTTCGATATACAAGGGTGGCAAGTACGAGTTCAACGTAGAGGAGCTCGACGAGTACAGCAGGCTGCTCGATGTCGAGATGATACCCGTGATATTCCAGGGTAAGCTGACTGAACGCATGATAGAGGCGATAAAGTACTTCCTGAACACAAGCGAGGACGACCTCGAATACGTCTTCGGCGAGAAGAACTTCTCGTTCTTCTTCTACAAGATACTCAACCCGACGATAGACTCGTCTTTCCTTATGGACGACTCTTTCCAGGCCAACCTCGAGAAGCTCATATTCAGGCTAGGCGACGGCGACAAGTCGTTCGAGCTTCTTAACCCGCTCTACAAAAGAGTGAGCGACGGCAACTCCACAGACTTCGTGGAGATATACACACTCATACTTATAAACTTTATGAACTTCTGCCAGTCAGTCGTTGTCGAGGATATAAAGCTTCGCGGTAAAACGCGTGAAGAGGCTTACATCTACCTCATATCAAAGCTTTACAACCTTTATCTATCTGAGGTCAAGGAAGATTTGCTGGATTTCGAGTTCACAATCCCTGAGTTTTTCGACAAGGACAAGTTCAAGATAAACTCTGAGCTGATAGAAAACAAGACTACGAGATCGTACATCGCCGAGAGCGACAAGCTGGAGTACATATTCAAGGTCATACTCGGATCGTTCAACAAGCGTAAGAAGAAGCCAATCGGCATATTCACTGACAGCACAGTCAACCTTTTCAACCTTTTCGTTTCACGTATATCCGACCACGTCGAGACTTACCTCAACAGGACTAACGAGGTCGAGCTCACGCGTGCCGGCCTTCTCGACTTCGGCGACTTCTTCGACATCAAGTACGACACCGACGCCGAGGGCGAGGTCTATCCGGACGTATACTCAGAGATTGAGAAGGGTGCGGACGAGAAGTCGAAGAAGAAAGGCATGAAGGGAAAGGTTCCTACGACAACTGACCAAGAAAAACCAGCGATATAGATATGAACGACTACGAGAGATACGACTTCTGGCACAGAGAGATGGAATCTGTCGTGCCGGAGAAGAAAAGAACAATGAAGCAGCTGATTGATTCGAACCGAAGGTTCGACGATAAGGTCGCAGCAGAAGAACGAAGGTCCGAGGACATAGACGGATACGCCGTATCCATTATAAACAATGTATTATATTACAACTGATTTTATTGCCCGATACGTTCGGGCATTTTCGGCAACAAACGAGAGCAAACGAGTATAAAAGTTATGGAGAGAACAGACATAAATATGACTGGGGTTGAAGTTCAGGCGGAGACAAGGCCGCTGCGCGCCTCGTGGACCAGGGAGACGTTCGGGGACCTCAAGATAGACTTCAAGAGCTACTCGATACAGAGCGTTTTCAGGGCATCAAACAGAGTCAAAATTATAAAGGAGCTGTATGGTATCGGAGACTAGCATAAGGAAGAAGCTCGAGAAGAAGAAGAGCAGCCTTCAGTTCCTGCCGTCTAAGATGGTCGCGGCTTCCGTAAGTAAGAGATTTGAGTACAAAGGTAAGACGCTCAAGACTTCTTATGCGGTGGACATCATACACAATATGATCCTGAAATACTACTTCAGGAAGGAAAACAGCTTCAACCTACACTCTTCCATTCTCAAAGAGAAGTACGGTCACCTTTACAATCACTACATGGACTATCTCGTCGAAACCGGTGTCATCGAGATGACAAAAAACTACCTCTCGGGCCGGAACGCCAGGATTTACAGAATAAAGCCTGACGTACTGAAGTCCGATATAAAGAGGTACGTCAACACCGACGCAACGCTGATAAAGAAGTACAGGAACAAAGTCTCTCAGGTCGAGGAGGCCGGCATACACGACTCACTCATCGATCCGGACATAAAGGCCCGTTTGGTTGACGATCTTTTCTACGTAGAGGTCGACCACGCCAAGTCAATCTTCTTTCTCGACCACCTCAAAGACAAAGGTGGCGAGATTTACAACAGGAACGTCTACTCGGTCGAGTGCATCGGCGGAAAGCACATTTTCTATCACTTCGACGACTACGGCAGGATGCACACGAACTTTACCATCCTAAAGTCTTTCATCAGGAAGAATTGTCTTATGATAGATGGTGAGGCCACGCACGAAATAGACATAAAGAATAGTCAGCCTCTATTTCTGACAAAGATAATAGAGGAATCTGGCAGCAAATGGGTTAGGTCCGACGAGTTCGAGTTGTTCAAATACCTTACGCAGAAAGGTATGTACTACCAATACTTCATGGACTGCACCGGTGTGAAGGACAAGAAGACGATAAAGGAATGGACCTACAAAGTTCTTTTCGGCAGGAACGCCTCGAATAGCAAGGCGGACCGTGCATTTTTGTCGATATTCCCGACCATACACAACTTCATAAAGCTGTATAAAAAGGACGCCGGTGACTACAGGATTCTTTCACACAGGCTGCAAAGGGCAGAGTCGAGACTTATCTTCAACAAACTCGTCAGAAGGATAATGGATAACTTACCAGACGTTCGTATGGTCACCGTTCACGACAGCATAATAGTCCAACAGCGACACCGCACCGAGGTTCAGGCCATATTCGACGATGTCATGTCCGAGGAGTTCGGATTTCCAAAAACGTATGAGGAAGAATTAATATATACGGTATGAGTGGACTAGAACAGCCTAACGCATCGTACCTTATAGTATCGGCGGACAATATGGACGCGCTGACGTCGATACTATGGTCTAAGGAGTACAACATACTGCCGATACAAGGCTACTACGAGGGCAGTTTTGAAGACTCCGTGCTTGCATACAAATCAGTCGACAACGACGAGCTGAGGAGAGACGCGATAAAGATACTCGACCTACACGGCCAGGAGTCTGCGATAATAAAGTATCTCGGTGAGTCCGAGCCGAGGAAGATCTTCTACAACGGAGAGGAGAGGCCGATGGGTGTGGTCATGTACAACACCGACGCCAAAAACAAGTCTTATCTCCACAACGGTGTCTCGTTCTCGTTCGTAGAGAAGACTATGTACTGGTTTCCTAAGTCGAAGTCGGATCTTGCACAGGGCATGGTAGTCGAGTTTCTGAATAACAACAAGTGGCTAGAGAAAAGAATACACGACCTTGACGAGGAGTGGGACAAAATGCTGTCTTTGTTGGTTAAGTACGAAAAGCTCCGAGTGGAGCGAGTCTAAATCTTCCTGTAGACGACGATGTCGTCGACCTCAATCTCCTCTAAGCCCGAAATCTTCGACAATGTTTCTTTGAGGCCTTTACCGCAGTTTCTCGATTCGATTATTACGGCACCTGGCCTAATCTCACCAACTACTTTTTCGTAGAATGCGGTCAGCTTCTCTTCGGTCTTGAACGGCGAGTATGTGTAGACCAGGTCGTATTTAGAGTATTCGTGGTCCATTATGTCGCCTATCAACAACTCGAGGTTCCCATCCCAGTAGTGCATCAGTTTCTCAATAAGAAAGTCCGAATACCTGGCGTGCTTCTCAATCCCGGAGAATTTGAATTTTTTGCCAGCAATATCTTCGGACTGTAGGTACAGATCGAACATTGTCGATGCCAAACCTATTCCGCAGTCGAAGATCCAGTTGCTTTCGCCGAGTAGCCCTCTTTCGTCAAGCCTTCTCAGTAAGAATATGTTCTGCTCCAGCTCTGAGGGTATGTAGTGCCACTCGTCGTGGTTTATGAATTCTCCTCGCGTTCCGTCGAAGTCTGTGAAAAGGCCCTGTGCGTCTGCTAGGTACTCCATCAGTTTCGGATGTGGGTCTACGAATTCGGTAGCGTACTCTCTGTTTTCTTCCATGGTCAGAAGTTGTCGTATTTGTTCTTCATTCCAATCTTAGGAAGTGTGCCTACTATGTGTCTTTGTAGTTCATCCTTGTTCAGCGCTCCGAGTTTCTGTAGTAGTTGTAGGTTTCTCTGGTACCACTTCGTTTCCGGTGCCTCTCTCTCGTGGAATAGGTGGTAGCATTTGCCCGGCATTTCGTGCCAGGAAAGGAAGTTTTTCACCTTTACCGCCATGAAGTCGTCCTCGCCTCCCCAACCGACGAAGTCCTCGTTGTAGCCGCCGATTCTCAGAAAGGCATCCTTTCTGAATATTGTCATTCCTCCGCAGATGTTTATTTTCTGGTTGTCTGTCTCTCCTCTTCCCGGCCTTTGTATCTTTACCATTTCTTCCAGTTTCCCGAGAGACTCAGTCACGTTTAGGTCGACGACTGAGCTATAAGGACTTACGCACTCGTAGTTGGTCATAAGCCTCAGGCCTTCGATGAAGTTGAACGGATCCATTATGAGATCGCAGTCCGTCAGAACTACGACGTCCGCCTTGGCGTGTTTTACCCCGACGTTGAAGCCCCACGATCTGTTGAACGGCATCTCTGTCTTAGTGAAGATGTGCTTCACCGGAAGGTTGAAGTGTCCTATCTTTGAGTGCTTGTCCTGTTCGACGAGTATTATCTCCGATTCCGAGAAAGATGTTGCCCACTCAAGAACTCTCTTGAGGTTCTGTAGCCTGACGAGGTCTTTGTGTCTGTAGAGTATGACGAAGGAAAACGAGAGGTTCTCTTTTATCTCATGAGTCTGAATCATTCTTTTTCTTTGTTTTTTGTTTTATAAACTAAAATGATAACTTTGTTTTCATCCTGAACTACAATCGTTATGATAGATCTAAAGAAGTTCAACTACTTCTCGGGTGAGGAGAGTGCCGTCGGTAAGGCGGTTCACCAGATATGCCAGATGCACGAGCTCGCTGGGAATATGTCGATACTGTTTCATTCGCGTACCGGCGGTGAAATCGGGCTTCACCACTCCATGCAGCCAGCCCACTCCTACCGAACGGATGCCGATCTACTGGCCATGCTCGAAGACAAAGGCTTAATGTTCAGGGCCGACATAGTGGTCATCGACGCGTGGAAGATGAAGTCGGACCGTCTTGACAGAGTAGTCTCTCGAATGAAGGAGTTAGGACATCTCTTCATCATAATGTCGCAGTCCTACCACGTCGTCGCGAACAACGACGAGGTTGCAGAGTACACTGCGCAGTCGAATATAGTAGAGGGAAAGCAGAGGAACGTCGTCGGCTTTTCAGTGCCGTTGAGAGAGACACGTATAAAGAGCAAGACCGAGAACTGGTCGGCGACCACCGACGAGCTAAAGTCCGCCTTCGTCAGAGACAAGAGGATTGACGATCTTTTAGGCGAATAAAAAAAGAGGCAAATCGCCTCTTTTTTTATTTCAGTTGAATCATATATGGTTCATCGAGCCATCCGTCGATTTGATCTTTCTGTATCAGGTTGAGATGGGAAATTCTGTCTGCGTCGAATTTTGAAAACTCGAAGAACGGGTTGGTCATCTCGATGGCATCTCTCTTCATTGGTCTCATAACACCACAACCGAAGTCGGTATCGACGACACACATCATCATTTCTGTGTTTTGGCAAACATTTTTGTAAACGGCTTTCCATACGGTTCCAGTCCATTCGTTCCTTGCTACAGTGTGGTGGTCTGCCTGTGCTGCGCGTGTGTGGTACTCTGTTGGTGGGTTGCAGTCGTGTAGTACGATTGTGCCGTTTTCCGAAAGATGTCTCATTGAGTTTATTATATCTTTCTCGACCTGTTCACACGTGTGCAGCCCGTCGATGAAAATTATGTCCCATTTGTAGTCCGCTTGTAGATCCAACTCATTGCTCTCGAGAAGTTCGAAGAACTTGTCGGATTCGAATTTGTAAGTTGCCATATTCCACGGGTTCTCATAACCTGGATCTACAGAATGCTTAGTTGAACACTTTATGTGATCAAAACAATAAGTTGGATGAAACAGTCCTATCTCGAGGTATTTGCTGTAACCGTATTTCTCAACCGCCTTGTTAATAATGTCCTTTCTCTCCATAAATTTTTTTTTATTTTTTATAGATAGAAAAAAACATTTGGTTCTATTAGCCTAATATGATTCCTGGCGATTTGTACTCTTTCTGTGATACAATCTCGAGCATTTGTGTCGTGCTTAGTTCTTTCGCGTTCCAACCCTTTTTCTTGGAGTACTCATTGATGAACCTCTCTCTCATCAGTATCATCTCGTCTTGAGTGATAGGCTCGTTCTTGATCATTTTGTTCTTGTCCATGACGTAATTTTTATTTTATATATTATTTTGCAATTACATCCTGTGTTCGTAAATATCAAAAACCTTTCTGAAGTCCTCCGAGCAGAGTAGCGGTACTATCTCGTTTATCTGTGCGTCCTCTAAATCCCACCACTTTAGTCTCAGTAAGGCATCTATCGTCTCATCGTCGAACCGCTTCTTTATGACTCTCGCCGGGTTTCCACCTACGATTGTGTATGGTTCTACGTCTTTCACGACGTGTGCTCCGTTGGCTAGTACAGCGCCGTCGCCAACCGTTACTCCCGACATAATCGTGACGTCGTTACCTATCCAGACGTCGTTTCCGATCACGACGTCGCCCTTTGTGGCAGGATGGCCCTTCCCATCGAATTTGTTGAAAGTGTCAGTAAATATGTGTCCGAATGGATAAGTGGTTCCCCAGTGTGTGTTGTGGTTCCCACCAAGCATTATAGTTATGTTGTTGGCGATCGAGCAAAACGATCCTATTTCGAGCTTGACACCTTCCTGCCAGAACAGCGCCCTTATGTTTTCCACACCGTACGTGTGCCTTCCTATTCTGTAAGCCATAATATTTTATTTTAAAAATTTTATAACTATATTTGATTAAAATTGATTTATGTTTTCACTTTTTACGCTAATAATTTCGATATTGAGCTTCGTCGGGCTGGTATACTTCGTGTACAAGTTCGTCAAGTCATCACAGAGTCGGACATCTATCGAGTACAGGCTAGGTATCGGCCACCTCTGCTACTCGTGCAAGGCCGTCACAAGTAAGGCCGACTTCGACTGGGACATCAAGGCGAAGATGGACAAGCACTGCCTCTGCAAGATCTGCAAGAGGAACGAGGACATAGACACACTCACCGGCAAGTACTGGACGATGCTAGTGAACCGCTTAAAGTTCATACTCATAAAGCACTACCTGGGGTTCAGCATAGTACACTTCTCGATAATGGTCGCGCTCTGTGCGATTGGTATTACCATGAGCATAGGGTTTCTTTCGACGATCGTGAACGTGGCCAACTGCGGCTACTCTTATGTTAACTACAGGAGACTGTTATTATTGACTGAAAAGAATGGATGATTTTTTCGACAGCTTCAAGAGGCCGGAGAAGAAGCACGACCACAAGGTAAGAGTGGTGCACTTCAAGAAGGAGCCATACGACATCTACATCGGCAGGCTTCCTGGTGGTCAGCACAACAAATGGGCCTACCCTAAGGAGCTGAGGAACAGCTTTCCTGAAGGAACGCCGAGAAAGGAGATAATAGCGGCCTACGAGGAGTACCTGCTGTCGAACGAGGAGCTTATGGCCTCGCTATGCGAGCTGAAGGACAAGGTTCTCGGTTGCTGGTGCAAGAACGAGGGAGGCGGCGGAAAGTCCTGCCACGGAGACATACTTGTAAAATGGGTAAAGAAGAAATGCAACTGACTTATACCGAACTCGTTGCTTTTTATTTATTGAAGCTTTTGAATTTTCTTAGATGATTGAAAGACTCGTTCGCATCTCCTTCTCCCGGTATCTTGTCATAGAAATCTTTGCTGGCCTTGAAGTAGAAACCGTTATTTTCGAATTCGTTTCTGTTCATCGGTATTTCTTTTCCGTCTATCTTCCCGTCTTTGAAGTCGGGATAAGTCGTCCATAGAGAAATAAGCCCTTTTCCGTTCACTTCTCCTATCTTGGATCCTACGATAGTAATGAAGTTGGTCTTTTCGGCTTCCTCTTCCTTGACCGCGATCGTTTCCGGAACCATCTGGCCTCTTACCGGCCTATCGTATGTATATGACTTCTTGTCGCTATCCTTCAGATTTCCGTCAAACCCTATTGTCACGCATCCTACGTGAGCGCCTGCGTCTACTCCGGTCCACGCGGTCCTGAAAGGAGGATTTTCGCCAACTTTTGGCTCGTATTTAGAAATAGCATACTCTATTCCTTTTCTCCAGCTGTCTGTGTAGTAGGATCCAGGCGCGTCTCCTATTTCGGTGCTAGGTCCCATATGCGATTTGATGTGGTCAATAGTCTGCTGCGAAATATAGACCAACCATTTTTCGGAAGAAATCAACTTTTCTTCTGTGACGTTTTTGTCGGAAATGTATTGGTTTTCTCCGACTATCTTTTTGACCTGTTCTATTTCGCTCGATTCGATGCTTTCGAACAATCTAAATCTTTTGATCTTCTTCATATCATGATAGTTTTTTTGATAGGGTGTCGATGTGTTCTTTGAACATACTTTTAACAATAATAGATCTTTTATTTTCTTGTATATATAAATGTATATTACCAATATTTGAGACAATGCCTGAGTTAGCGGAACTAAAAATAATGGCCGACTTCGTCAATGCGAAGTCAAAAGGAAGAACCTACAACGCGGCGTACGACGTCGCTAAGGGAAACATACCGTCCAAATCGGGCGTTCCAGATGGCGACTTCAACGTGAAGGCAGAATCCTTCGGTAAAGAGCTGGTTATCAGTCTATATCATGATGTTGCACAAACAGACGTGCACGTGTTCATGGGTATGTCTGGCAACTGGAAGTTCGTTCCGACCGAGAGCTGGAACGACACCAGGTTCGTCCGTCTTCGTCTCGACACTACCGACGGACACTCATTGCTGCTCTATGGATCGTATATGGGTCCTAAGTACAAGATTGGACCTTTTGCGACCAAGCGCGGTCCCGATCCGACCAAGTACTTCGACAGGTTCAAAGAGAACGTTCTGGCCAATCTTGCCAAGAAGGCATTCGACAGACCGATATGTGAGGCGTTGCTCGAGCAGAAGTACTTCAACGGCATCGGAAACTACCTCAGATCGACCATCCTTTACTACCTCGGTGAGAATCCTTTCGAGAAGGCAAGGGACGTCATACAGAGACGCCCTGACATACTCGAAATGTGCCGCGACGTTCCTCTTCAGGCCTACAGGTACAACGGCGGCCAGCTCAGGGACTGGCACAACCCGAACGGCGGTGACGCGAAGGACTTCACCGACTGGGTCTTCTACCAGAAGGGCCTAGGTGTCAGGGACAACACAGGTAGGACATTCTGGTTCGATGAAAGGTGGATCGAACACTGCCCGTACTGAAAACTTAGTAGTGAGATCCTTTTATAATAGTCATGCCAAACACACTTATAAGGCTTGACAGCAACAACTGGACGCGTTTCTACGCTGATTTCACAACGAGGCTAGAGTCCTCTGGATATCAATCCATTCTTCTTACGCACAAGGAGTTTTTGACCAGCCTCTATTTGTGCAGCTCGAAGTTTACGTTCCGTTTCACGCTTACCGCGGACATCGTAGAGGACTCGAAAAGGCTTGATCTCGTTCGTGAGCTCGTCGAGAAGGAGCCTAACACTATCGTCTTCGTCGATGGTATCACGGTACACCACCTCATACCAGACTACCCATTGGTGCATTACTTGGGTCTCATCAAAAGGATAAAGTGCGACGTCTTTGTCGATGATGAAACCAATTTCGAACCGACCACCAAAGGATACTGCATCAACTACGACAAGCACATAAGGCACTACGAGGCAAGGTACGCCACGCTCCTGCCACGCTCCCCTTTGCGCAGCGAGCACAACGTGGAGGATCCAGATTTTGGTGTTATGAGTCTGGATGAGTGGTGCAAGGCATATGTAAGGAACAAGAAAATAAACGAGATAATATGAGCAAACTTAATGAGGGCCTCGACCCTAACAACCCAGCACACAAAGTCATCATCGACATCAACAACAGGAACGAGAAACTTTACGGTCCTTACAATGAGAAGCACAAGTTGTTTCAGGCTTTCGTACCGAAGCCCAAACCTTACACAATACCATCCGAACACGTGGAGTGGGTAAGTAAGATGGTCGAGTTCGGTATTTACGAGATGGAGAAAGGTGGTAGAAAGGCACCCGACACTGTATACGAGGTACTGAACGGATTAAAAGAAGCGGCGTGGGTATGAACAAGGCGGACGAATACTACCTCATAAATCTTCATAAGATACTTGAGGAAGGGTCCTGGGACGAGAACCCACGACCACGATGGAAGGACGGAAAGCCGGCACACACTAAGTTCATAACCGGCGTCTTCGAGGAGTACGACCTCGAGGCAGGAGAGTTTCCGCTTACGACGCTCAGGAACACCGCGATAAAAATCGGTATAAAGGAGATACTCTGGATCTACCAGAGGCAGTCGAACTCGTTGGCCGAGGCCAGAGAGATGGGCATAAACTGGTGGGACGAGTGGGACATCGGCGACGGAACCATCGGTCAGAGGTACGGCGCCACCATAAGGAGGTACGGACTTATGAACAAGCTGCTCGACGGTCTGATCAAGGATCCTTTCGGACGCAGGCACATCATAGACATGTACCAGTACGCGGACCTTGAGGAGACGTCTGGGCTTCACCCGTGTGCGTTTATGACGAAGTACTCCGTACGCAGGAAGAACGGCGATCTTTACCTCGACATGACACTGGACCAGAGGTCGAACGACTACGTTATGGCCGGTTACATAAACAAGATACAGTACGTCGCGCTTCAGATGATGGTCGCGTCGCACTGTGGGTTCAAGGTCGGTAAGTTCTGCCATATGGTCCAGAACCTGCACGTCTACGACCGCCACTTCGACGCGGTGAAGGAGATAATAGACAGAGAGCCGCTGGAGCAGAGCCCACGCATTGCTTTGGAAACAAGTAAGAGCTTCTGGGATATAAACATCGACGACTTCAAAATCTACGACACCAACGGAATTCAAAAGCTTTCTGAAAAGCTTGAGATTGCAGTATAAAAAAACAAATATAGCAAAATGGATAACGAATACATCTACGGATCTGGCGATCCTTCATCACTCTACGACTTCGTCAGGGAACAACTACAGGACGTGGACACTGCCGAGCTCAGCGACGACGTTAGCGACGACGTTCTAATCGACATCACGCCGGAGAAGGTCTATTTCTGGTCCAGGCTGTACCTGACAGCAGAGGATCCTAGTCTGAACATCGGTGACACGATCTGGATCGAGTACACGCCGAGTGGCGAGAGGATCGAGACGAAGTTCATCACCTACGGAAAGCAGGGACTCGAGCGCGACCACGACGGGGAGGTCACGAACTACAACCCTGAGGATGACAAAAAGATACTGTGCCTTATGGTGGAGGAGAAGGTCATAAACGAGTCTGAAGAAATTCCTTTCATAAGGACGCTCTTCAAGCTCGGCAGACACTACGAGTTCCAGGTCGTGAGGAGGAACGAGCTCATATTCGTCAAAGAGGACGGTGGGATAATCGACTACTACGACTGCGACTTCTAACAACTAACATATAACCAAAATACGGAGAGAATAAGATGCTGATTGAGACACAATACCTGACGAGCAGCCGCAAGCTTGTGGCGAGCTACGTCGACAAGAGCGGCGAGATAAAGCTTAAGTACTACGACTGGGAGAACCCGATGAAGTACGTCACCTGCGAGGAGAACGACGCGCAGAGACACCCTAGCTTCAAGTCGTGGGACGGAAAGCACGTGAAGCAGGTCGAGGTCGACAGGCCCGACAGGTACGCGATATACGAGTTCCTCGACGCGCTACCGCAGCACGAACAGGACGAGCTCTTCGAGTACAACCTTCCTAAGATATACTTCATAGATATCGAGACCGAGATCGTTGACGGCTTCCCGGAGCCTGCAGACGTGAAGGACCAAGAAGGTAACGTCGTCAAGGAAGGTGCGTCCACTCAGGTTCTCTCCATCTCAATCGTGTACGACGACAAAATCATACTACTCGGACTGAAGGACATGCCTGAGGATATGCAGGACAGGATTCACAAGAACACCAACAAGTACTTCGAGAAGTTCGGATCGGACTACAAGTTCAAGTACGTGAAGTACGACGACGAGTTCGACATGCTCTACGCCTTCTTCCACAAGATGACGCCGAAGATGCCGCTGATGACCGGCTGGAACTTCCTCAACTATGACTGGCTTTACCTGGTGAACCGCGCCCGCAAGATCAGTAAGTGGATGGACGGGCGTGAGTACCGAATAAATCCTGCTGAGTCTTCGCCACTCAAGAGGATGAACAAGATTTGGGGGACCGAGTTCGAGGTGCCGATGCACAGGATGATTTTCGACTACATGCAGCTCTACGAGGTGTGCGACACTTCGATAAAGGTGAAGGAGTCTTCGTCTCTCGACTTCGTGTCCAGCAAGCTCGTAGGCGTCGACAAGATCAAGTACACCGGCTCTTTGCAGAAGCTCTACGAGGACGACTTCGAGACGTTCATGTACTACAACGCCGTCGATAGTGTTCTGGTTCAGAAGATACACGAGGCGAGGAACTACATATCGATTATCTACGCGATTTCGTCATTGTCGAGGATAAAGATAGTCGACGTCGTTTCCCAGATGAACAACGCACTGGCGTCTCTCGCGATTACCGAGGGAGTACTTCGTGGTAGGTTCCGTGAGCTAGACAACATAGTCCTCTTCAAGGAAGGAAAGGGCGAGGGCGACGCGACGCTCGCCGGCGGTTGGGTGAAGGATCCCATAGTCGGAATGAACAGGTGGTGCGTCACCTACGACTTCGCCTCGCTCTACCCTACGACGCAGAGGCAGTTCTTCATCGCGCCGGAGAACTTCGTCGGTGTTCAGGATCCTAAGAGGCCGACGCACTGCGAGAACGGTCGCGAGATAGACCCTGACAAGCACGTTCTCTGCATAAACGGAGTCGTCTTCGAGAAGCGAATGTCGCCGACGCTTATAATGCTCGAGGACGTCTACGCCGACCGGAAGAAGAACAAGAACATAATGATGCAGAGGAAGGAGGACCTGAAGAAGGTGCTCGACGAGATAAAGAAGCTCGAGGCCGAATTGAATTAAAAACGGAAAACCTCCCAATCGGGAGGTTTTCTCATTCAGTGTCGAACAGAGAATCGATGATTCCCCTGAGGTCTTTGCCGAAGTGTGCCAGACATTTGTCGTACAGCTCGTTCTTCAGCTCGATGCCCTCCTCGATCAAACTCTGAATGTAGTTCTGTACATCGACCTCGTTTGTGTAGATGTTGAACTCGTCGTAGTCAAGGACGTGCATTGCTCTTCTTTTGTTTTTGGACGATTCCCTGCCGAGAACCGTTGAGAGCTAGAGTATATATTACCTCTAAAATGTAAAAAACCGGTTTACGGAAACTATTTCGCTAGTTTCCGATATAAATTTCACAAAACTAACGCCATTTAATGTCAATCAAGAAGGATCTCGCCAAGTTCAAGCCCAGGAAGGAGCAGAGGGAGGCGCTCGCGTTCATCGACGCGGAGCATAAGAAAAACCCGATGAACAAGTTCTACCTACTAAACCTGCCCGTCGGAGTCGGCAAGAGCCACCTCGCGATGATGATCGCTGACTGGTACAAGAAGAACGTGTCGAGGTTCGCCAGGGTCGACGTAATAACGAACAGCAAGATACTTCAGGACCAGTACGCCGGAACCTACGAGTCGATAAACGACCTCAAAGGTAAGGAGAACTACGAGTGCGAGGCATACTCGTGCTCGTGTGCTCAAGGCGGAGAGTTCAACCGGTTGAACAAAACTACCTGCGAGGCATGTCCTTACGCCGCGGCGAGGGAAGGTTACATGCAGGGTGGTGTTTCGCTGACTAACTTCTACCTCTACATTCTTTACGCTATGTACAACCAGAAAATAATGGAGATGCGCAGCGCGAAGGTTCTGATTGTTGACGAGGCACACGAGTTCGACGACGTGATGAGTGACTTCGTCAGCATCAAGATTACGGAATCATTAGTCAAGAAGTACAAGTTCTCGAACGAGTACGACATAGTGAAGAGATTGAAGGCAGTGACTAGCATAACGCAGTACGTCGACTTCCTGAGGTTCCTGAACGCCGAGATAATCGACACCGTCGAAGGTATGGAGAAGGGAATGGGCACTGCGCCGAGATCCGAGAAGACGGACAAGCGCGACCTCAGGATTGACAAGGTGCTCGGCAAGAAGAACTCCGACGTGAGGCTAATGAACCTCGTGACGGACCTGAAGCAGCTCCAGCTCAAGATTGACCTCTTTCTAAAGGAGTACAAGGACAATCCGAACAACTGGGTTCTGGAGTCTAGCTACAACGAGAAGGCGAGGCAGAAGGAGCTCTCGCTTGAGCCTATCTGGGCATACGACTACCTCGATAAGTACGTGTTCAGCAACTACGACATGGTGTTCATGATGTCTGGAACCATACTGGACAAAAACCTTTTCTGCACGCTGAACGGACTCGACACCTCTCGCGCGGTATACTACTCGATTGAGTCTCCGTTTCCTCTCAGGAACAGGCCAATCTACTACATGCCGCTCGGTAAGATGTCCTATAAGAGCAAGGAGGACACTTTCAAGAACTACGTCCCTTACATAGGGAAGCTGCTCGACAAGTACAAGGGTAAGAAGGGCATCATACACACGAACTCTTTCGAGCTGGCGGGTTGGATACAGAGGTCGGTGAAGGACAAAAGATTGAGGTTCCACGACTCTTCGAACAAAGACGAGGTGTTGAAGAGCCACTACGAGACCGAGGATCCGACTGTCATCGTCTCGCCGTCGATGGACACCGGCGTTAGCTTCGACAACGACCGGGCCAGGTTCCAAATCATAGCAAAGGTGCCGTATCCGTCTCTGGCGTCGCAGAAGAACAAGATGAGACAGTCGAACAATCCCGATTGGTACTCATGGAAGACCGTTTGTGGGCTTATACAGATGAGCGGAAGGGCGGTCAGGTCCGACATCGACTTCGCAGACACGATAATAATAGACGGCGGATTCGGCGACATCATCCGGCACAGCTCTCACTTCCTACCTGAGTGGTTCCAGCTGGCGATAAAGAGGATAAACGTGAAGCTTGAGGCATGAAAAAACCCACTCGATTGAGTGGGTTTCTTTTTTTATTTCTTTTTCTTGTCCATGAATTTCTTCAGACCTGCAGGCATTTCACCTTTTTTAGGTTTTTCGAACTTCTTACCACCTTTGTCTTCTTTCTCCTCTTTGTCTTTGAGTGCTTTAGTCATAGGCTCTTTTTTGTCTCCGTCTTTGTCGAAGTCTTTGAAGTCTGGTTTTTTAGGAGTTTTTTCGTCATCCTTCTTCTTCTCATCCTTCTTAGGAGCTTTCTTCTTTTCGTTGAAAGTAGAGAACCTCTCTAGCTTAGTGCCTTCGTCGCCCCACGCCCTTTCGTCGTATCCGTCAGCGTCGTCGTCGTTGCAGTCAGCATCGTCGTCATCGTCATCGTTGCAGTCTGCGTCGTAATCCGCGTCCCCGTCTGCGTCATCGTGTGCGTACATTTTGACTTGGTCGTCATCCTCTCTCGAATGGAAGTCGAAGTCTTCGAACGCTTTTATGTTTTTGAATTTCATCTTGTTAGATTTATTTTTTATTATATATTTTCTTTTCAAAGCCGAAAAGCTGCATTTTTCGAATAATATATAAGACATGATAGGAAAATTTGACGAGTATAGCCACGGTCGCGAGATGGCGGTCCGATTCTTCGAAAACCTTGATACTGCGATGAACGAGTCTGTAGACAGGGAGGAGTACATGAAGATACAGGACGAGGAGATTTCTAAATTCAAATCTGGCGTCAAAGGTGACATAAAGCTCAACTTCAACCTTATAGGCACATTCGGTGCCGGAATTGGCGCACTCTACCCAATGGTCGACAGCCTCATCTCGAAGACAGCACCAGCGATGGACACACGTACTGTAGTTCTACTTACAATAGCGGCCGTCTACCTTATTGTTCTCGAGGAGAAGGCACATTCTAAGAAGGAGGATTCTGGAAATAGGAAACAGATGATTGCCGAGATGAAAGCCGTCATTTCTGAGCTGCAGCTCGCCGGTTTTCCGAACGCCAACACTGGTAGCAAGAACGGATCAGACAACCCGGTCCTTTCAAAGGTCGTCGAGTGCCTGAAAGCGGCTAAGAAGATATTCTTTGTTCTGCTGAGAGGAATAAAACGTGTCGGTCTAATAGACACCGTCGACTTCGCTATAAGGGGCGCTGCCTCACTTCGTACAGGGTTCATAGATATGATTTCCTACACGGCAATGCTGGTACCGGTGATGAACGGCATAAACGCCATAATAGGACTTTACAATATGGACCTGGAAACGTTCTTCATGAACCTAGGCGTTTTCACAGCGGGTATCACCTCGATAATGGCCAAGCACGGTATCGGATTCCTTATGAGTAAGCTAAGAGACGTCCTGAAACTGTCCAAGAAGGATAGGGAGAGGATAAAGAAAGAAGTCGAAGAGATAGAGGTGCCACTCATAAAGAGGGTAGGTGACATCGACGACGACCAGGATCTCATCAAGGAACAATAGCCTGTTCGGGTTAAAAGGAATGTCGCGGCAAACCAAGACATTCGACGGCATATAATATGTTACAAAGACATTTAGGATATGACCACCCCACAGCTAGAGAAGGTTTACTTCAATTACATACTCAAAAATAGGAAATATTTCGAACTCGTACAACCGCACTTCTTCCGAAACTCGGAAATACAGTTCGTTTATGGTGTGCTCAGAAAGTATATGATGGCGTCATCAGATGTCAAAGTCCCAACGCCGAGGCAGATTCTCGACATGGTCAACCTTGAAGACAAAGAGGGAGTAATCACGAAGGAGATACTGAAGTCGATACTTCAGGTCGACCTGAAGGAGTACGACGAGAAGAACTTCATAGAGCCAAAGTTCAACGGCTGGCTCTTGTCAAACAGGCTAAAGAACGGAACGGTCGATATCATTGATGAGACCAGAGGGCTGGACAACGTGTCCGACTTCGAGAAGGCCATCGAGGCAGCAAACCGCATAAAGACCATAGTCGACGAGATGTCCTCTACGAATTTCGTAGACGAGGACGATCTCGGTTCCGACTTCGACGAACCTGAGCACCACGTTCAGGATTCCGCCAGGTTCAAAGTGAAGTGTGGCTACGAGACGATTGACCATATGCTCGGAGGTGGTTGGGACATCGCAACACTCAACGTGATAATGGCGCAGACGAACGGTGGAAAGTCTCTCTGGATGCAGAACTTCGCGGTGAAGTCTGCCAACATGGGACACAACGTGCTCTACATAACGCTCGAGATGAGCGAGAGAAAGGTGATGAAGAGGCTAGGCGCGATGAGGCTGCAGATACCGATCAACGACTACGACACGCTATCCAAGGACACGGAGATGATAAAGAAGAAAATCGCCGCACTCAGCAGGAGCGAGGGCGGTGATCTGTTCGAGAAGAAGGTCGGTAAGATAATCTCGAAGTTCTGGGCCGCTGGCACTGCCACCGTTGCCGACTTCGACAACTACCTACAGAAGCTCAAGGAGAAGAGGGGTATAAAGATTGACATGATAGTCGTGGACTACATCACTCTTATCGCAGCGACCAAAGGTGCAATCGCTGACAACCTCTACACCAAAGGTAAATCACTTGCCGAAGGTCTCAGGGCAATAGGTGCCAAATGGGGTTGTCCAGTCATTACTGGGGTACAGGTTGCTAAGGACGCTTGGAACTCGGCAGACATAACGCTCGAGTCGGTTCCTGAGTCGAAGGCTATTGCAGAGACCGCGGATACTTTCTTCGCTATCATCAGAACAGAGGAGATGAAAAGGCAGAACCTCTACCGCTTCAAGCTCTTGAAGCAAAGAGACGGCGACTTCTCAAGGTCGCAGATAAAGCTCAACCTTAATCCTACTTATTTGACTTTGGAGAACGATCAGTTCCTCGATCAGTAAAACCAAAGTGGGATAAACAAATATAAAACAAAAAAAATTATTTTTCAAAGATGGCCAAAAAAATAAGAGACGACGAGGACGACTTCGAAGAAAGAGACGAAATTCTCGATACACCCGTCGATTCTGCCCAGGACTCTGAGGATGAAGACGACTTCGAGGAGAAGGGTGAGGCGTTCATAGGTGATGAGGACGAAAGCATAGACATCCTCATAGAGATAGACGACGAGGATCTCGAGTTCGGCGAGGAACAGCCTAAGCAGAGCAGTGACGAAGACGAGGAAATAGTTCTCTCTAAACACAAGATGGAAGGAAAGCACTCACTCAAGTACGACTCTATATTCAAAGGTAAGAAGGAGACACCTCCCGACGAGGACGAGCTCGACGGTTTCGCCTACTACCACAAAGACTCTATTGAGGTTGACAAATCATCAAACTATTACTTCGAGTCTATAGACAACGAGAGTTACGTGAGGTCTAAGCTTGTCAAGGAGAGGGTCTACCAGACACTCTGCGACCATACCGAGCTGAACTTCATGAACAACCGTAGGAAGCCTTCGAGGTCGGATTTCAACAGCTATTACAACCTGCTCAAGGTGCAGCTCGAAGAGGAGAGCTTCACGAACGTAGAGCTTTTCAACGAGCTCGCGGTCTACTTCTCCGACAACCTTTTCAATATGTTCAAGCTGCTGGACAACAAATGGCGCAACATGATAATAAACGAGTTGCAGGACCACATCGGAAAGAACCAGAACTCTAAGGAGGTGATGAACAGGAACATCTACGAAGGTACCGAGATTGAGTTCGTTCACGAGGATGGTTGGGGCCATATGTCGCACATCACCGGCGTCGTTGTTGAGACGTTCTACGACAGCAGCGAGTTCAGAGTGGATTCATACGAGAACATCTACCTTGTTCACATCAGCGAGATAACTAAGATACTCAACAACACTAAGTTCAAATACAATTTGAACAAACTCAACAACATCGATTTTTTATAATGTATACACAGTAAAAAATCACGAAAAAACAATAGACTATATTTTTTAACCGAAAAACGGCCTAATATATAAACAACAAAAATTAAGAAGTATGAGCATGATAAAAGTAACGAAGAGGAATGGCAAGAAGGAGGCCGTGAACTTCAACAAAATCGTGGATCGAATCACACAGCAGACCTACGGTCTGGACCAGAAGTGGATCGTTCCTTTCGAGATTGCACAAAAAGTAATCGAGGGCATCACCCCGGACATCAAAACGTCTATCCTTGACGAGTTGGCGATGGAGACCGCGGCGTCACTCGCAACAAAGCACCCTGACTACTCTGTATTGGCCGCTAGGTTGGCGATAACCGCGTTGCACAAAGAGACGAAGAAAAGCTTCTCAGAGACTGTCGAGGATCTCTACAAATACGTCGACCCAAGGACTGGTAAACATTCGCCGATTGTATCTTTGAATTTCAGGAACCTCGTCAAGTCACACGCTGACGAACTAGACTCCGCAATCGTTCACTCCAGAGACCACAACTTCGACTTTTTCGGTTACAAGACTTTAGAGAAGTCGTATCTTTTGAAGATCAATGGAAAGGTCGCTGAGAGGCCACAATATATGTATATGAGGACAGCGCTTCAAATCTGGGGCGAGAACCTGGAGAAGGTCGTGAAGACATACAACGAGCTTTCCGAGGGTTACTACACGCACGCAACTCCTACGCTCTTCAACTCCGGTACGCCAAGACCTCAGCTTTCTTCATGTTTCCTTCTCGACACCGAGGGTGACTCAATCGAAGGAATCTTCGACACATTGAAAGAGGCTGCTCTTATATCGAAGAACGCGGGCGGTATCGGTATCGCTTTCAACAAAGTAAGAGCGACTGGTACCTACATCGCAGGCACCAACGGAACTTCTAACGGAATCATTCCTTTCCTCAAGATCTACAACGAGACTGCCAGGGCGGTGGACCAAGGAGGTGGTAAGAGAAAAGGATCTATGGCGATCTATATGGAGCCGTGGCACGCTGACATCATGGACTTCCTCGACCTTAGGAAGAACCAAGGTAAGGAAGAGATGAGAGCCAGAGATTTATTCCTCGCTATGTGGATGAACGACATCTTCATGGAGAGAGTCGAGCTAGACGCGGACTGGTCACTGATGTGCCCTCACGAGTGCCCGGGATTGAACGACACCTATGGCCAGGAGTTCACAGAGCTTTACCTGAAGTACGAGGCGGCCGGCAAGTACAAGAAGGTCGTGAAGGCGAGAGACGTATGGAACAAGATACTAGAGTCCCAAATCGAGACGGGTACACCATACCTCCTTTACAAAGACGCGATAAACGAGAAGTCTAACCAGTCTAACATCGGAATCATCAAGTCTTCAAACCTCTGTGCTGAAATTGTCGAGGCCACGGGCGTGACCAAGTTCGGCAAGGAGATACTCAAGGATAAGGCCAAACTCGAGTCTTTGGGTCTGGGTGAGTTCTGGGGACAGGAAGAGGTGAACGAGACAGCTGTGTGTAACCTAGCATCTATCGCGCTTCCTAAGTTCATCAACAAGAACAAGACCTACAACTTCAACAAGCTCTACGACATCGCCTACGACGCTATCGTGAACCTGAACAACGTAATCGACGTGAACTACTATCCGTCGCCTTCTGCGAAGTTCTCAAATTTATGCCACAGACCTGTAGGACTTGGCGTTCAAGGACTGGCAGACGTTTTCTTCACTATGGGTATAGCCTACGAGTCCGAGGAGGCAAAGCAGCTGAACCGCGACATATTTGAGACTATCTACTTCGCTTCTATGAAGGCGTCATGTGATCTCGCTAAGTTGCAAGGACCATACGCATCGTACGAGGGGTCTCCAATCTCGCAAGGAAAGTTCCAGTTCGACCTCTGGGGAACCAAGCCGAGCAAGAGATGGGACTGGGACAAGCTCAGAGAGGACATCAAGAAGTACGGAGTAAGGAACTCTTTGACCGGCTGTATAATGCCTACCGCATCCACCGCGTCAATCTTAGGAAACGAGGCGTCTTGCGAGGCACAGACATCCAACATGTACACAAGAAGCGTTCTTTCTGGAACATTCATACTCGTGAACAAATACCTCGTGAAGGAGCTAGTTAAACTAGGCCTCTGGAACGAAGGCCTTAGGAAGAAGATCATCTCCGAGAACGGGTCTGTACAGAACGTTCCTGAGATACCGACTAACCTGAAGGAGATATTCAAGACCGTCTATGAGATCAAGCAGAGGGACGTGCTAGAGATGGCTGCAGAGAGAGGAGCCTTCATAGACCAGACACAGTCGATGAACATCTTTATGGAGTCGCCTAACTTCGCGAAGCTTACGGCTATGCACTTCTACGGCTGGGGAAGAAGAAACCTCATGCAGGACGAGCAAGGTAATCCTATTGTGCCGCAGGGAGACAACATACAGGTCATCTACGACGCGGAAGGAAACCCGAGGTGCTACAGGGACAAGAGGTACACTCTAAAGACCGGTATCTACTACCTGAGGAACAAGTCGGCGGCTGACGCTGTGAAGTTCACCGTGCAAGAGGCCTCTAAGAAGACTGTCGATGAGCAGATGGCGGAGATTAGCTGTTCGCTTGACAACCCAGAGGGATGTGAGTCTTGTGGCGCGTAATAAGTCACTATAAATCAAGAGAGAAAGTTGAACTTTCTCTCTTTTTTTTGTTATAATTTTTGCGACATATATGGTCGTTTACAAAAATATCATAAGTATGAAAGTAGGTTTTATAGGTTTGGGTAAGTTAGGTCTCCCGTGTGCGCTGTACATAGACTCAAAGGGTCACGAGGTGTACGGCTATGACGTCAACGAGGAGGTCGGAAGCTATCTCAGAAACAGAAGGATTCCATACAGAGAGGAGGGCGCGGAAGAGCTTCTTGAAAAACACAAAATAAAATTCACGTCTTTGTCGGAAGTGGTCGAGAATAGCGACATCATATTCGTTCCGATACAGACGCCGCACGATTCTATGTACGAGGGCGTTACCAGGTTGCCAAAGGACAGGATCGACTTCGACTACAAATATCTAAAAGAAGGTATTTCCAATCTGTCCAAAGAGGTGGACCGTATCGGTAAGGACAAAATCGTCATAATCATTTCCACCGTTCTACCTGGCACAATCAGACGCGAGATAAAGCCGATATTGAGTGACGGGGTGAAGCTTTGTTACAACCCGTTCTTTATCGCTATGGGTACGACAATAAAGGACTTCTCGAATCCTGAGTTTGTGCTGTTTGGTATGGACGACGAGAACGCCTATTCAGTCGCGAAGGATTTCTACTCGACTCTTCACGAAAAGCCACTATACAGGTGTACGATAGAAGAGGCGGAGATGATCAAGGTCACATACAACACATACATCACGATGAAGATTTGTTTGGCGAACACCGTAATGGAACTTTCGCACAAAATGTCGAACATAAACTGCGACAACGTTATGAAGGGACTCTTCCTTTCCGACCAGAGATTGATGAGCCCTAAGTACCTAATAGGTGGCATGGGTGACGGCGGCGGCTGTCACCCGAGAGACAACATAGCTTTATCCTGGCTGGCGAAGCAGGTCGATCTCAGCTACGACTGGTACGAGAGCCTTATGTACTGTAGAGAAAATCAGACCGACTGGCTCTCCGACATCATAGAGTCGGAACACAAGAAGGCAGGCCTTCCTGTTATCATTCTCGGCAAGACCTTCAAAAAGGAGACCAACCTGGTTGTGGGAAGCCCATCGATACTACTAAAAAACCTTCTCGATGAGAAGAATGTTTCTTCCGAGATGTTCGATCCGTGGATAGACGAAGTAGAACCTCCGATTGACAGGCCTGCAATTTTCTTCATAGGCACAAACCACGACGCATTCCTCGAGTATAAATTCCCTGAGGGTTCTGTCGTAATCGATCCGTGGAGGTACATTTCGAAACAGGACGGTGTTGAATTGATAAGTATAGGTGATAGCAGATATGAAAGATAAAAGTGTACTAATTACAGGCGGTGCGGGTTTCTTTGGATCCAAACTGGTTGAGAAGTTCCTGGACCGAGGGTACTCGGTCACGGTTTACGACAGCCTCATGTTCGGAGACGACGGTGTCAAACCTTTCCTTTCGAACGAGAACTACACATTCGTCAAAGGATGTGTCACGGACCATAAGAATCTGGCGGATGTCGTCGCAAAAAACGAGATTGTCGTCAACTTGGCGGCGTACGTAGGTGAGCCGGTCTGTAAAAAGAACAAAGATACCGTTTACACCGTGAACACAGAGGCGGCGAAGTTCCTTTCGGGACTGTGCGAGAGCTCGGGCAAGAAGTTCGTTTTTCTCAGCACCTGCTCTAACTACGGAAAGAACGACGTCATGGTCGACGAGAACTCCGAGCTCAACCCACTTGGCCTCTATTCGGACTCTAAGATAAAGGCCGAGAAGTTCATACTCGAGAACAGTAAAGGCCAGCTTATTCTAAGGTGTGCCACGCTGTTCGGTGTTTCTCATCGGATGAGAGTTGACCTCACAATAAATCAGTTCATTTACGAGATAAACAAAGACGGTTTTGTCAGCGTTTACGGCGAGGAGGCATGGAGGCCGTATCTGCATGTGGACGACGCATGTAACATGATACTCTTATCGATAGAGAACGATTTGAGCGGTGTTTACAATCTTGGCGACAAGACTCTAAACTACACGAAAAGACAGATTGTCGACGAGCTTGCAAAGCACAAAGAGTTCAAACTCGAGCAGGTTGACTGGGACGATCCGAGAGACTACAAAGTCGAGTTCTCCAAGCTCAGAGAGACAATCGACTACGAAATAAAGTTCAGTCTCGAGAGTGGAATTCAGCAGCTCGAGGAATTCATACACGGTGAAGATTTCAAAAACAAAACCAGTATAAAGAATGATTAGTGTTGGTGATGATGTTCTCATAGACAAAGACGTCGTGTTCAAACGTGAAAGCCTCGTTCGTATTGGCAACAGAGTTGCCATAGACAAGGGATTCTACTGCACTACGAAGCTAACGATTGGTGACTACGTGCACATATCACCTTACGTTACCTGCGTAGGAGGTGAGGCCGGCGAGTTTGTCTGCAAGGGCTTCAACAACATAATGGCCGGTGCCAGAATAGTCTGTTCTTCGGATAGATTTGACGGTAGCGGCCTCTTCGGTGCCATGATACCACAGGAACTAAAAGGTAAACAGATAGTGAAGCCTGTGGTTATGGAGGAGTTCTCGAACATCGGTACTAACTCGGTTGTACTACCTGGTTCTACGCTCAGGAGGGGAGTTCTTCTGGCCGCGGGTAGTCTGTTGATCGGAGATACCGAGGAATGGGGAGTCTATAAGGGTAACCCTGCGGTGTTGGTCAAGAAGATTGACCCTACTAAGACACTGGAATATTCAAAATTACTTGGCTATGAGTTTTAACTCTATACATAAGTTTGAGCAGGAAATCGCCGGTTTCTTTGGATCGCCGTACGCTGTCGCTGTCGACTGCTGCACCCACGCACTCGAGCTTTCGCTCATACTCACGAATGCCAAACGTATAAAGGTGCCCAACAGGACTTACGTCTCCGTACCGTTTCTTTCACGTAAGCTCGGCATCGGTCTCGAATGGTCCTACGAAGACTGGAGTGAATACTACTACATCACCGACAGAGTAATCGACGCTGCCGTGCTCTGGAGAAGAGACAGTTACTTGCCTGGAACTTTCATGTGCGTGAGCTTCCAGTTCCGAAAGCACCTTTCACTGGGCAGGGGAGGTGTAATCCTTACCGACGATAAGGACTCTTACGATGAACTGAAGAAGCTCTCATACGACGGTAGGCTTCCTGACCAGCCATGGGCCACGCAAAACATAGCGTCTGTGGGCTATCACTACTATATGACACCGGAGACTGCAGAGCTCGGCCTCTCAAAATTACCGGATGCGATAGCCAAATCACCGGAGATATGGACTATCGACAATTGGCCGGATCTTACTCAGATGGACGTTTTCAAATAAATTCTTAAGAGTGTCGTTTGACACTCTTTTTTTATTATATTTGTAGAAACAAAAAGATATGGCTACTCAATATTTCACACAGAAAATATTAAAGACATTGCAATTCTATGTAGAACCAGAAAACGATCATGGTTTCAACTGGGACAGCAACGACAGGTATGAAGTTATCCAAGAAGCGAATTATTTGGATGGTGGTATGGTATCCATAGAGAATATGAGAAAGGCTCTTGATGAATTCGAGAAACAGGGTGCAAACTACGTAAATGTCGACTTTCATTGTGACCACAACGAGGTTGAGGTAACCGGCGTAATCTTCGGAAGATCGACACAGGAAGAAATTGATGCGCATATCAAGAATGAGTTGCATCAAAAAGAAGCACTAAAACAAAAAGAGATTGCCAGGTTGCAGGCGGAGATTGAAAGAATTAAAAGTTTGTAGTAACTCATTATCACATGCTATAACTTCTCGGATTTATTCTTATATTTGTAGAACGATGAAAGAAAAGGTAGAGTACGTATGGAGAACGATGACCTCGCAAGAAATCTGGGAAGCAATGCCGAGATCAGAGCAAGAGATGAAGGTCGTTATAAAGCCATCATTCCCTACTTACAGATGGGGAAAACTAATCACAAAAACCGCAACCAACGACAAAGAGTCGATTGAGAAGGCTATAACAATACTGAAATTGAAGGGTGAGACAGTCAGAAAGAGAATCTGTCACGAGACTACTACTAAAAACAAAAGCAGAGGATTTGGTACTTTCTACAAAATTGAGATAAAAACTATAAAAAACCATCAAAATTATAAACAAAGTAAAAACGACGATATATAACAATAACTAAGACAATAGCCGTAGTGAGAGACAAGGGTTACTTCGATTTTCTGAATATAATTTGACACACACCCTATCTCGACTTACTCGGTCGATATTGAACGCAGACATAGTCATAGTTTGAGATACTTCGATACAAATTCTAAACTATGAAAAGAAGAGCTTAGCGGCAGCGAAGCCATGAATGCCCGGGTCTAAGGAACCGCGGGACTAGTGAAAAAGCCCGTCCGGGGGACGTAAAGCTCATAGGAAAAGCCTTGTTTCCGATAAAAGAAAGGTAGGTTGGCCAGACCTCGATGGCCGGCAGAGTTTCGGGAGAATTCTCTGTGACGCTTAGGCTAAATTTTCTTGTCTGCTTTCCTATTAGACCGGTGTGCTTGCGCATCGGTCTTTTTTTTTGGTACTAATTTTTTATAAGATATGGCAAAGTTCAACACAAAGTCGCCTAAGGCGAAGACACTAACAGAGAACCTGGCAGGAGGCCAGGCCTACAAGCAGTCCGACGAGCTCGCGCTCGCTTCCATTTTACTGACGTCGTTCGTTAGCGACCAGTTCTACCGCGGATCCTCGGACACGCTGTCCGAGGTGAAGTCGCTTCTTTCCAAGGTAGATCCTGTATTCGCGGCTAAGGCTGCGATCTACGCAAGGGATCGTTTCGGAATGAGGTCGATAACGCACGCACTTGCAGGCGAGATTGCGCCTTTGGCATCCGGTGCAGAGTGGGGCAAGTCCTTCTACGAGAAGGTTGTCTCCAGGCCGGACGACATGACCGAGATCCTCTCGTACTATATGTCGATAAACGGCAAGGGTAAGGTGAAGTTCCCTAACTCCATCAAGAAGGGGTTCGCCGCGGCGTTCGACAAGTTCGACGACTACCAAATCGCGAAGTACAAGATGTCGAACAGGAACGTGAAGCTGGTAGACGTCGTGAACCTGGTGCACCCAGTACCTACGGACAGGAACAAAGAGGCGCTGTCTCTACTTATTGCGGACAAGTTGAAGAGCACCGACACCTGGGAGGCCAAGCTTTCCGCCGCAGGACAGGCAGCTGGCAACGCAGAAGAGCTCGAGGTGCTGAAGTCGAACGCATGGAACGAGTTAGTCTCGACCAGGAAGATTGGCTACTTCGCGCTTCTTAGGAACCTGAGGAACATCATCGAGCAGGCTCCTGACGCAATCCCTGCGACGTGTGAGATGCTAGTAGACGCGAGGCTAATCTCCAAGAGCAAGGTTCTTCCTTTCAGGTTCGCGACCGCGTACGACGAGATTTCCAGGCTCGGTGGCTCCCAGGAGGTAAGAGACGTCCTGGTGGCGATCAACAACGCGCTTGAGGTGTCAATCGTGAACGTGCCTAGGTTGGAAAACTGTCTGGTCGTGATGGACGTGTCCGGATCGATGAGTGGTAGGCCTTCCGAGATAGCGAGCCTTTTCGGCGCCGTGCTCGCGAAGGTGAACTCCTGCGACGTGATGACTTTCGCCGAGAGCGCGAGGTACATGAGCTACAACCCGCTCGACTCAGTGATGTCGATCAGGAAGTCGTTCAGGTTCAGCGGAGGTGGTACGAACTTTCCTTCCATCTTCAAGACGGCGAAGAAGGCTTACGACAACATAATCATCCTGAGCGATATGCAGGGATGGATCGGCTACTACACACCTACCAAGGAGTTCAACGAGTGGAAGAAGAGGACCGGTGCCAACCCGCACGTGTTCTCTTGGGACCTCGCGGGACACAGCACGCTTCAGTTTCCTGAGAGCCAGGTTTACTGTCTGGTGGGCTTCTCCGAGAAGGTGTTCGACGTGATGGAGCTGCTGAAGACCGACAGGGCCGCGCTGGTCAACGAGATCAAGGCGATTGAGCTTTAGAAGAGACGGGACGAAAGTCCCGTTTTCTTTTTAATATATAACGTATGAAGCACATAATAAAGTACTCGCTTTTCGAGAAGCTCACCTACGACGAGATGGACCTGACGCCTTTCGACAACAGGTACATAGTCGGACGCTGGTTCGCCAGTGAGGACGAAGCGATGGAGTACCTCAGGAAGTCCATCGCCGACTACAAGTATGACAAAGTCGATGAGGAAGAATACTTCGTACACAAGGAGGAAGGCGACGGCAGCCTCAAGCCGTACAGGCTCTTCAGGAAGCCGACCGAGATTGAGTCGAGAAGAAAGGAGGCCGACGACTTCCTCAGGAAGAACGCGATTCGTACCGGACAGACCATGTTCACCGGAGGTGTCTGGACTCACTCTTTCGTCGAGTACAAGCACATAGACGAGCTCAAAAGGCTAGGCATATCCTACCGGTTCAGGCCTATAAAGGAGATAAACCTAGATCCGGTGCTGCAGAAGGAACTGAAGACTGTCTTCGGATCCGTTCTCATACAGCAGGGCAGGCTCAAGTTCTTCTCACTGGAAAGCTCGTTCGACAGGGACTACATAAAGCATCTGAAGGCCAGCGTCGAGAAGGAGCTCGTGAAGTTCAACGATAAGCTAGGTACGGACTACTTCGTCCAGAAGACGTACGCCGAGGAGTCGACCGACACGCAGCTATCAAGAGCACGCAGGCTTCTGAACGACGACGACCGCCCTGTGAACGTTATGTACAAATCGGTTGAGTTCGGTCTTCAGAGAGGCCACGACGAAGAGGAGTTCCTCGCGATCATACCCGAGGATGAGAAGGGCATGCCTAGGATGTTCCTCAAGTAGTTATTTCCAGATTTTTTCCAGGTTTATTTTGGCGCTCATATCGATTACTCGGCCGTTTTTTCTGAGAGAGTACCTTTGCATCGGCTTTATCATCTCGACCGCATCGTCAATCTTTTTCTTCTCCTCGTCGTCTATGTCGAAGTTGAATATCTGTATCAGGTTCTCAATCTCGTCGAAGTTGAGACTTTCCTTGCCGTCCAGAAAGAAAGTGAAGTTGTAGCTGTAGTCGTTGAACCTCTCTGCACCCGGCTGATAGCTCATTTCTATAAGGTATTGTGTAAGTGAGTTCTCTATTCCTATAGATGGCAACGTCAGTCTGTAGCCGTTCAACTCGAAGCACTTTTCCTTCGCGTTCCAAGTGTTGAGTAGGTACTCGTCGGGCACGAAGTAGTTGAAGTTCTCCGTGCAGAACTCCAATGTCTCTATTGTGTCTTTCTGCTCGTCGTAGTAGTTTATCTGTATTGGCTTTTTGTTTGTCATTCTGACGATTTCCAGGAACAGGTATACAACGTCGATGCTCTTTATGTGGTTGAAGTCGTATCCGTTTTCCAATATTACGTTCTTCCTGACGATTGACTTCAGCTTTGTGAGTACAGATCCAACGTTCTCTTTGTCGTAGTCCGACTCGTACTCTCGTATATCCTCCTCATTTGCACGTTTTATGTGGATTTTGAAGTCTCCTTTGTAGAAGAAGCCCTGAGATGGCAGCTTTATGACGTCTATTGCCCTTTTCTTTTGAAAAAATCTGATGAAGAAGTCTAAGAGTTTCATTTGTCTTGTCAGTTTGACTTATATATTCTTGGAGAGATGGCCTCATGAATATATAATTCGATGATTTACAACGACGATTGTTTCAACGTCTTACCAACACTGTCGAAGAAGAGCGTCGACCTGATACTCGTCGATCCGCCTTACGGTATTTCCAGAGACTCACTATTTACGAAGACCAACGAGAACACGAGCGAGTTCATGGCGATAAAGTACGGGAAGATATCTATAGACTTCGGCGATTGGGACAAGGAGGACATAGACTTCGATCTTCTTTTCTCGGAGTACTACCGGGTGCTGAAACCTGGTGGGACACTTATCTTCTTCTACGACATTTGGAAGTCCACCTTTGTTAAGGAGTGTGCGGAGAGGAACGGTTTCAAGCAGCCGAGGGTCTGTCAGTGGCACAAGACCAACCCTGTGCCTATAAACTCTAAGAGGAACTACCTGTCCAACGCAATAGAGTTCTTCTTCACGTTCGTTAAGGGTAAGAAGCCTACTTTTCACTCTGAGTACGACAACGGTGTCTACAAATCGGCTCTTTGTCACGGAAAGGAAAGGTTCGATCATCCTACGCAGAAGCCGTTATCTTTGATAACCGAGATTGTCGCCAAGCACAGTAGCGAGGGTGATGTCGTTCTGGACACGTTCGCTGGCACGGGTACGACCGCTATGGCTTGCCAGAACCTCGGCAGGAGGTTCATAGTAGTCGAGAGAGACCCTGTGTATTTCGCGATGATTGAAAAGAGGCTATGCCAACAAAACAACGAAGACCAAATATAAACAAAAAATAAATAAAAACAATTATGCCAATAGTAGTTAAGAACTCGCAACTGAACGACGAGACGATTACAGCACTGAACTCGCTCATCGATATGGACATTAACGCATCAACGGCGTTCAGATTGACGAGGATCATCAAGGAGATATCCTCGATAGTGGAGGACAAAGTCAAGATGGAGAAAAGAATTCTCGACAAATGGACTATGAAGGACGAAGAGGGTAACGTTATACCGGCGAAAGACGAACAAGGTAACGTGATTCCCGGTGCCGTCAACATAAAAGATCCTGAGCAATTCACAAAGGAGATGTCCGAGCTGATGGATCTTGAGAACGTAATCGACTTCGAGAAAATATCATTTGACAGCCTAGAGCTGAAGACGGCGAAGGTGAAAGACCTAATCAAAATCGAGTTCCTGTTCGATTAGTGGAGAGCTTCGTGTACATAATATCTTGCCAGCGCGGGCAGGCGCTTCCCGAGATAAGATCCGTGTGGACCGACTACGACGACGCCATACTCGCCTACTGCGAGGACCTATCCGATTGGAACAACCAGGACTTCTACCTCTTACACAAGCTTCCGGTCGGCAGGTTCTGCGGGCCTGGCGAGTGGTGCAAGGAGAAGCTCGGTAAGAGCAGCAAGAACAGGCTGAAGTTCGATGACAAGGAACTGAAGAACCTAATCAAGTCAATCAAGCGTAACAGGCAGATAGACGAGATACTGGACTAGAAAAGGCCCGATTTCCAATCGGGCCTTTTCTTTTTAATATATAAACGAAAAACAGAAAGTAGCATGCCGGCAACCTACAGCGTCAACATCGGTACACAGTTCGAGACCGAGAGAAAAATAGACATAGTGACGGTTCTCAAAAACCTTCCGGACAACACTAGCAAACTCATCTCGCCACGCGACGTTAGGGATGCCTTCCTGACAACATGGGCATCTTCGCCTATAAAGCAGACACGTACGACCGCAGGAACGGAGTACATCGGGATTGACTCGGGTAATCCTGCGGACAGAGACATCAAGCAGAAGATACTTCTCGGTAAGAGGAGTTATGGAAACCTTGACATAATGAACTCTACACTGCTCAACAACTCAGATGTCGACATTTTCATATACAACACAAAATCCGACTCGGGTTCACAGAACTCTACGAGGATGGGATTTCTGGCAGGCACGTACAGCGAGCTGTTCGTGAACGTTCCTTATATCGGATCCCAGTACAACACCTCCACATCTCTAATAGACCTGGACATAAGAAATCCGCAGCTCAACGGAGGTAACATAAACATATACAGTAGCACTGGATACGTCGTGCTCAACGGTATAAGGTTTCCGAAAGTGGCCGATAACTCGAATGCGACAAACGGTAAGATTCTGAGGTACGTCGGTAACTTCCCGAACGGATATTTGAGGTGGGACACCAGCAACGTAGCCATATCGCAGCTTGGCGTTGCTGACAAGGTGACTAACATTTACGGTGGAACTGTCAGTCTAAATGGCTATGAGCTTGAGTTTGTGAATCCCGAAATGACCTCGGCGAATGTCGGCGGCATTCCGTTCGGCTTCTCTTTCTCCGCAACCTCTTTCAATGGAAGAAAATGGCCTCTCAGCGAAGTTATCAGAAAGCTTCTTTATCCTAAGCGTGGCCCGGTCATCGCCGTCACCGCGAGTAACAGTTCTTTGTCAACACCTTACGTAGAGATTGGAACGACCGCTTCAATCAACTTCAGGTACGATTTGACAATCTTTCCTAGGAACCAGTATGAATACATAAGCGATTATCTGATAAGGAGTAAAGTAGGATCCACTGTGGCACTGACCGACTATTACGGACTTTCTTTTTCGGGAACACCGAACACGTCATTCAACAATACCGTTACGCTCGTTGCCGGATCGTATTCGAATATCACACAAACCGACTTTGGAATGCACCTAACGGACGTATGGCTACCTTCCAGGTATGATCACACGTCTTACCCATCGGGTTTCTCATACAGTGCGACCGCGTCAATATACCACGTCTGGCCTATCTATTACGGCTTCACCCAGTCACTTATAACAAACTCCACGATCCTCACAAACACGGTCAAGAAGTTGAAAAAGGCAATAATGCCTTACCCTGGTCTAAGTCAGAGCATCACACTACCCTATGAGGGAGACGGATATTTCTACATAATATACAACAACTCATTCTCTACCCCTATTTCAAAAGTCTATGATTCGAACGGGTTTCTGCTACACGACTCATCAAATCCTTCTACGTCATTTTTCAGTTCATCCACGAGACTAGGACAGCTTTCATTGTCGGGACAGACGACCAACGGTCAGTCTACAACATGGAGAGTATGGGTAAGTGGTCTGACTGCTTCGCTGACGGGTATCAATAATTTCACTTTCAAATTCTAATGGCCACTTACAGCGTATACGACGGACAAAACTACCAGACGACTGGAAGCACACTAATTCTTCTGGATCCTGCAACACAATCCTACACTTTCACCGAGAACAAGGTATACACCGATTTACCGGAAAATACCAGCAAGCTCGTATATCCGAATAGTGTTAGGAACGCAGTTTTGTCGATATACGACACAATCGCCTTCAAGGAGAACCTCGTAGGCGACAAATACTTCATCGGAATTGACAAAGGCAATCAGAATATAAAGAAGTCGATTTACATAGGTAAAAGACGTTACCTCAACTCGGAAATCGCAAATTCATCCATACTTGCAGAGAACGATGTAACAATACACAACACTAAATCCGATACCAGCAACAACCAGTTCAGAACCGTGATGACTTTCCTAAACGGCGATTCGAGTCGCGCAAGCACCGTAACCAACAGTATAGAGGCGCAGGTTGTAAAATACTCCAACAACACGAGGCGAATAGACCTTTCGTTTATCAACTCGAGTGGCGACATAAACGTTTTATCCAAAGGGCCTGGATCTCAGGATTTAGGTTCGTTGGTATCCTTAAACGGAATAGCCTACTCGAGGGTACAGGATTCAGATCCGAACTTCGGTGGCTCCGCATCAGACGGCAGAACTTTGGCATACAAAAACGGCGTGATGATGTGGGCCGACCTGACTCCGACCGATCCTGGTTGGTACGGCGCGACTTCCACGATTGTACCTATTTTAGGTTCGAGTACTTTCATAAACGATTATCCGCTCGAGTTCTCTGACAACAATATGATACCGATAGAGATTGGCGACTTGAAGTACGGTGAGACTTTCAGTAAAAGGCCGATTGCTTTTATGTTGGATCGAATAATATACGAATATCTCAGCCCATCCTGTACACTCAGGCTGGTCGACAGCAAGATGTCGTACGCTGAGATAGGTACGAGCCCGAACATACAACTTGCGTACACTATCACGAAAAAGAGCAATGATACTAAGCCAACGGCACTCACAAACATGCTACCAAACCAAGTTGGTGCCATAACAGGTCTATCTAGGACGATAGAGGGTACGGCCAAAGGCATCGTAATCACTCCGCTCGAGAAGGGAACCTCAACATTCAAAATTACCGCAAGCGACGGCATAAATTCAAACTCGGCAAGCGCTACGGTCACAGGAATATACCCTTACTTTTTCGGATTCACATCATCGACTACGATCAATTCGAACCTACTGAAGACTATGACGAAGGTCGTCGATGGAAAGGCAGAGCAGAAGATTGACATCTTCAGGAATGGAATCGAGTCGACGGACGTGTTCTACTTCATGTACGATTACGACTACGGCCCGTTGAATTCCGTTTATGACCCGGGAGATCCGGCAGTACCTACCGGCTACGAAATACTTTACGCGAGGTTCCAGTTCAAAGAGGCGGTATTGTCGTCACCTAGCGGTCTATGGGCACAAAAGAAATTTAGGGTTTACTACTCGACACAGATTGCGTCAACTTACATCAGTTCTACTACTGTAGGATCTTTCTTCCGGTTTATCTTCTAGTCGATTTTCTCGAACCACCAGTTGAAGAAAACGTAGTTGTCGCCAATCAGGTTGTAAGTATAATCATCATGAGAGATAACGAGTCTGTCAGTGTGTGCTCTGACAAGTTCAATCTCGAGACCACGTTCCATACTGAGCTGCTTACCGGTCTCTACCGAATAGCAGACTACCTCCTCGTTCAAAAGCCTGTATGTTCCTGGCTCGGGTTTCAACCACTCTTTCAAAGTCTTTATTATAAGACCTTTGGTTTTGATTATCCATTCTTTAGACTGGAAAAGATCGTAGTCTTTGAAGACTTCTGACTTCAGGTCCGTCGAGTTTGACATCAGGTTCTGAGCAACTCCCCAGTATTTATCGTCGCCGATTTCGAAGCTTATGTAGGCATCGTATGAGATGTTGTTCACTTTCACAATCCTAAGTATGTTCAGATTTTTTATGTTCTGATTTTCCAACGCCATCTTGGATCGTAGGTTCCTGTATGCTCCTGTGTCGGAAAGCCTACCCATTATGTCGTTTATCCTGGACATTGCGGCTCGGAGTCCGTCAAGGTGTTTGTCGAATGCGTTAAGTGATAGCTGTGGGTCGTCAACGTGCACGGATGCCTGCGCAGAAGTGTCGTTGAACCTCTGGAGGTTGAACTCTGTGAACTCCAGTATTAGCTTGTTTCTCCTTTTCATATTTTTATATATATTAAAAATCGAAACACGCATTTATGAGGATTAGAAGATTCAACGAGGCAGAGTCGACTATCATAGACGACGAGAAGCTGACCAAGGTAATCGAGGAACTGGAGGACTTCCTCGCACAGATGAAGGATAGGCAGTCTTCGACTGACGAGATAATCAACGTTCTAGATCAATACTCAAATCCATCAAAGAAAGGTAACGACCAGGTAGACGACACTCTGGCGGCTCTTAGGGAGGTCAAGAAATCTGTAGACCAGGCAATAGACAAGCTTGACACTGCCCTGCAGAACATGGAGTCTTACAAGGAAGACGGTAGCGAGTTTCTCTACTCAGAAACAAATCCTAAGACATAGGCTATAAGTCCTATGCAGATTGGTAAAAAGTCACCCGAACACTTAGAGCCTGGATACGTCTGGGCGCCATACGTTCCTATGCAGAAGATGGTCATTATTCCAGGTAGGCGAATGCGCGCGCTACACGAACTCTGGGGATTTCCGCTAAGCAAGAACGCGGCACCACCGGTCGGCGTTTCCAGCAGGTATTCTATAAATAAAGTCAACAGCAACTACTACGGCACGATAGAAGTAAAATAAGAAGTAAAATAAGAATGCCGACTGAAAAGTCGGCATTCCTTTTATTTGTTGAATCTCAATTTGTAAAGCGTCTTGTAGATGAGTGCGATTACCTCGTCTATTATGTTGTGCATATGAGTGTCCTCTACCTTGATGCACTTCCTCTCTACTTTGATGAAGTCTGCGAGCTCTCTGAAGTACTCTACGGTATCCTTAGTGTTCGTTGCGCTAGTGTCGATTACATCGTAGTTCTCGATGATGTCGTACTGGCCTTGGTAAATCTCGATGAGGTCGTCTATGAAACCGAGTATTCCCTCGTAGTATTCGCCTAAGGCAGTGTGCTTGGCGTGCGAACCCATCTCTCCGTTGACTTGTAGGTGGTAGATGTGTGCCATCTCACGGCTCTCGAAAAGCTTAGAGAAGAACTGAGCAGGGCTAGATTCAGAAGTCGAAACTTCTTTTTCGTCTTTACTCACAGGCTCTGGCTGTTTCTCCTTAGTGCCTCCGGAGAGAAGGCCGAGAAGTTCCTCTTTCGACATCTCTTCGTAGTTGGAAGGTAGGTTAGGCTTCACCTCATCAGCCTCATTCATCTTCCTTATCTTTTTGATCTCTGTGAATTTCTTCATTTTGTTATCGTTGCATTTTCTGTATATATAAAATGTCAAATCGCATAAAATCGATTTAATATATAACCTACAAAACATTGTAGAAACTATGAAATACCTGAACAAATATGTAAGGTTCTTCGAGGCCGAGGTGGCGGTGAAGACTAAGGTCGCCACGCCAGAGACAAAGCCCGCGGATCCAATCCCCGCAACAGGCGTGGACGCTGTCGTGGAGAGACTTTCTGCCATATATAAAAATCTCGACGCCGAGGGCAAGTCCGAGATTGACTCATATTTCGAATAAAAACAACGATATAGATGAAAAAGAAAACATTGAAGGATTTCGACCAGTTTTTAGTCGAGGCAAGCCTGAGAAAGTCGAAGGGACTTCCTTCCGACTTCATGTCGTCAGCTGAGGAAGAGGCCACGAAGAACCTTGGCATCAGAATAGACAGGCAAGGACCAAGCGACATCGGATCGCTTATGGCACAATCCTCTGCGATGATGAACGAGGGTAGCAAGAAAGAGGTTGAAAAAAGATATAAACAACTTAATGAACTTGCCAAAGAAGTCATAATGGATGAGTTCGGCTTCGTTCTGAGAGCTTCGGAAAAGCCGGTAGAGCTTGACATCAGACTAGTTAAGAGCGTTATCTCCGAGATGCCCGAACTCAGACAGAAGTCCGAGGTAGCCGAGGAGGCACCAGAGGCCGAAGAAGAAGTTCAGGAAGAAACACAGGACGAGTTCGCACAAGAGCCTGGACAGTCCGAGGAAGATCAACCACAGGAACAACAAGAAGAAGATGACTTCTTCAGTTTTTTCGACGATATTGAGACACCAGAAGAGGCCGCTCAATCGGAAGAAGAAGATGTCGAGACACTTTCAAACAAAGAAGTAAAGCTGGCTATTGACAAGAAGAAGCTCTTGAACACGATAACACAGGGTGCAGGAAAGGCGACCAAAGACATAATAAGCCTGTCGGAGACCGCCAAGAATGGCATCGAAAAGATATTCGGCAAAGAGAAGGGCAAGACGATACTGAAATTATGGTGCGACATATCAGACGCGGCCGACAAGCTAGACTGGATGATACCAATCGGCCAGAAGCAGGCGATGTTCAAAGACGCACCACAGGGAATTGCTGGCGCGGTGAGCGTGAAATGGGAATCTCGATCTTACGAGCTAATGAACCTTTCGCTTCTGAAAGAGAACACCGACTACAACAAAATCGTCATCAGGGCCTACGGAACCGACTTTCCTATGCTCATACACGAGGCGACCAAAGGAGTTCACATGCTTCTCCTTTCTGCTGCGATCAAGAAGGATCCAGAACTGGCAAAAGAGATAAAAAGGGCAACTTCTTCCTACAGGGACGAGGCAGAGGAGTTCAGGTACGGGCCACTCGCCAACCAGCTCTTCTCTGGCTTCGTGAACAACTGCGTAGGTGCGGCGAGGTTCCCGAACGCGAAGGAAAGGATATTCGGTGCGCTCGCTCTCGACAAAGGAAGAGGCGGTAAGTTCACTGACGAAGAATTTCTCGAGATGACAAAAGAGATGTTCTCATCTTTTGATAAAACAGAAGAAAATGGCAAGATACGCTTCATCCTGAACAGGCAAAGGTTCTCAGAAACCAGGGCAAAGAGAGAAATTGAGACGATACTCGGAGAGTTCAACGACATGTGGGAAGAGTACGAGCAGGCATTGAAAGAATGGGAAGAGGATCAGAAGTACGGCACCAGTTCAGGCCAGGCACAGGAAGAGCCTGAGTCTGAAATAGACAGGCTCGTAAGGCAGACGCTATATACTTCAGATGAACCAGAGGAGGAGGCTCCTAAGAAGAGCTACAAGGACATGACGGCAACCGAGATACAGGACGAGATACAGAGGGCAGTCGCCGAAGAGGACTTCGAGCTTGCCGCCTACCTAAAAAACACGTTCTTGAAGGGCGAGGCTAAGAGGGTATGGGACATCGAGCTGAAGAGGTTAAACGAATCCAGAGCGAGGAGGTAACAACACAAATACAAGAAAGGCCAGTTTACACTGGCCTTTCTTCTTTAATGACGTTGTATATTAGGAACGCGTCGTTTATGTCCTCGTATGGCTTTGGAATGGTCGAAACGGATAGAAGGTCGTCCTTGACTTGACGGCAGTGTTCGAACCACGGATGCTCATGTACTTTGTTCTCAACTATCGCCATGAGCATGTCGGTTTTTGTGAAGCTTCCACCTGCAATACCCATGTTGTTCCTCCACTCGTACTTCAACTTCTTCACCTTCTTGCCGGTCTCTGTCACGATTGGCTCGTATGTGAGCTTGCAAGACTCGAGCTTCAGCGACGCTGGTGAGAGTACGGTTATGTCCTCGGACACCCTGTCGAAAAGCTTCTTTCTCAAAAGAGTTGAGAACGTGACGAGGTCGATGATGTCTCCAGCGGAGCTAGAGTAAGAGTAACCCTCAATCCCGACGCGGGTCGGTAGCGATGTGTCGATTGTTTCTAGTATGTCGGATATTATCAGGTCCGTGATAGCGTCGTAGTCCTTCAGCTTTATAAGCTCACCCTCGGAGTATGTCTCGAAAGGCCGGTAGTCTATGAACCTGTACTCGACGTGCTGTTCCGCCATCTTGAACCACTTCTTCATGCCCTTCTTGCCAGCTGCGGAAGATTCCCTGCAGTAGTTTATCATCCTGGTTCTTTTCGGTGATGCCACGACTAGTGCTGTTGAGATTAGCGACTGGTCCAGCGCGACTATGTTGTATTCCATTTTTTATATATCAAACACAGCATTTCTCTCGTAATATATAGATAATGAAGTATATAAAAAGTTTCTATACTATGAACGAAAGCATGATTGGTTATAAGAACCGTGTTGTCGACAATAACGACAAAAAGGTCAAATATGAATTCACGGACGAATACGGCAACGACTTTCTGGTCGTTTTCACCAATGACACCGTTGGTCCCATATCTAAGCCGATGCTAGGCAAGTCTTACGAGCTTACGTACTTCGTGAAAGACACAGACAGTGGTGATTGGAGCGTAAGCAAGGTCGTGAACACTAATCTGCGCCTACTTCTCAGGACCATATTGGGTGACATACTTACCGATTTTCTAAATGACCGTCCCTGGGTCAACACAATACGACTGGAAGGTCTAGCCAAAGACGGGGAGGTGGGCCAGACAAAGAGGACAAAGGTGTACCTCAGGTATTTCGAGAACAACGAAGTCGAAGGATTCAAGCTGGTTCAGGTATCGCTGAACAGGATGAACCTCATAAAAATAAGTAGGTGATTATGAAACCTGAGGTTAGAATTATACAGGCACAGGAAGAGACTGTAGCACCTGCACAGATTAGCAGTTGGGAAGCGGAGCAGCTGATGCGCAAGTACGGATACTCTACGCAGAACGATGTTCCGGTAGAAGACCAGCCTGCCACTTCCAGCCTGACCTTCGAGGAGATGGTCGCACAGGAGAACGCAAGGATCAACAACGAGAGGTTGCGACAACAACAGGTTCCGAGGCCTGCATCGTTCGACGGCCGTGGTGGCCTGCACACCGAGACGAGGTACAGCTCGGACGAGGACACTGGCTTCAGCTTCAACGTTCAGATTACTTCCGACATGCCGATTCCGAGGTATTAAGGCCTAAAAGGCCTTTGTTGTTTTAATATATACCACCGACAAATGTAATTACATTCATGAGCCAAGTTTTATTCAATAGCTACATCGACATGGTCAACGAGGGCCTTACGCCATCGACAATTGGCTTCAGTGTCGCCTACGACCTCGACGGAGTACTTAAGCAAAAAGACGAGAACGGTGTTATCACGCCAATAAGTTCCGACTATACGAAGACGTTAGAGAACATACTTCGAAACGGTAACTACTCCGGTACATATTCGGTTTTGATGGGCACTGGCTCTTACATACAAAACATAAATGGGACAGGACGTGTTACGGTCGGTCAAGGAAACACAAGCTCGGTCATCATGTCGGTCACCGCCAGCGACATAAACAACCACATAACCAACACTCTGGATTCTGTAGTGATATTAGGATCGAAGTCGAATCAACGATCAACTGTAGTTGTATCACCGAACACTTTCTCTGCATACGTGGGCACAACGACATACTCGACATTCGTCGAACACGTCGGCAACAGAGTGAGCGTTGGACACTACGATTCTTTGATAGGAGTTGGTGGTAAGATAAACGTCATCGACTCGGGCAAGACCTACAACGGTGTCGGCTCTCTCAACAAGGCATGGCTTCACCTGAACACCTACGGTGCATCTACATCATATGGGGTGCAGAACTCTGTGGTGATTGGCGGCCAGTTTTTGACCGCAAGCCGTTCGAACTACGTTTACCTCGGAAACTGGGTGAACGTAAACAACGCATACACGCTTCCGAACACAGACGGAACGTCGGGCCAGGTTCTTACAACTAACGGCGGCGGAACCGCATCGTGGGTGACTCTGCCTGCGTCATCAAACAGATTGGACCAGGTACTTACCAACGGTAACTACTCTGGGGCTAACTCGATAATGATGGACACGAACCAGGACGTGATACTCGGCACCAGCAGCGTATTGAGGTCGAACAACAGCAACTCGCTCATAAGCCTCGACTACAGCACAGACAGGTTGTTACTTTCCGGCAACGGCGAGACTACTACATCTGCTATAATAATAGCGACCAACAGTCAGTCCGTCTACACCGACACATTCAACATGTACATCGGCACCGCATCCAACATAGTTACCAGTAATCTGAAGGGTCTCGAGTACGGCGCGGACTACAGTTCGACTTTCACGACAAACTCGCTAATCACGAAATCCTACGTAGACAATAACGCAGGCGGTTACCTTACGCACCTAATCGTCTACGTAGACGTCAACCAAGGAAACGACGCAACTGGCCAGCTCAACAAGCCAAACAAGCCATACCAGACAATCGCGGCGGCGATGATCGGTCTTACCGCAAGTTCGTACAGTTCATCAGACCGAGGTCTCGTTCACGTAAGGAAAGGAAACTACACTACGAACGTCACGCTCGTCAACAACGTTGACTTCTACTGCGAGAACGGCGTTGTTTTCACGCAGAACGGCTTCAGCGACGCTTCAGCCGTGAACTCGAACGTCTACGGAAACGCATCGTTCATAGGAACTAACTCTAACCTCGTTCCGCTCACAATCGCATACGGCTCAACGGTTAGGTTCGAGTTCGACACTATAGACAACAGGTCATCAATAGGTAGAGTATACGGCACCAACGCCAACGTCACGATTTTCGGCAAGCAAATCAAGACACAGGCCTCTGCCGGCTATGGCTTATCCATAGAAGGTTCCGCCAACGTGACAGTAAACGTGCAGAAGGACATACTCGCCGCTTACTACACGGTGAGGTTCTCGGATGACTACAGCGGCACTTCGTATGTCAGGACACCTTACATTTACTGCAACGGTGATTTCGGCCCCAGTGGCTATGTCGTTCCGGACAACGTACGCGCTCTAAGGGTCGGTGATTCTGTGACCGGGAACGTATTCATAGACGCCAACCTTGAGGATCTTTCGACGACTTACGGCGGCCAGTACCAGAGTGTCGTCTACGTCGGATCCGGAAACACGGTAATAAACGGTAATATAAAATCATTGAGGTCGACCGGTGTGTACACCACTGGTACTAATGCCGGAAATCTGAGTATAAACGGCGACGTTGTTGCATCCAGAGAAGCGATACTACACGGAAACGTCGGTATGCAAATCAGAATAAGAAACTCACGCATCTCAAGTGATGGGCTTGGTGGCTACACGCAGTCAATCTACGTCGGTGCCAACAACTTCACCTTCATAGAGAACTCGACTATATACAACGGCCTAACCGGCTCGGACTTTATAAAGGCGGACGATTGGGACTCTACTATCGGTCTTTACAATGTCAGTGCATACAGTCCTGGTACATTCGGGTCTTTCATAACGACAAGCTTTGCTGACTACACAATCGGCTTCAGCAACGTCAGGTCCAACAAGGATAACCACGACAACATAGTAGATCTGTTTGATCCTAGCGGATTCATTTACGATCCATACTTCTTCGTTCCGAAATTCTAAAAATAAAGCTAGCGGCTGATGAAAAACAACAACACAGTACTAAGATCGAGATACGGAAAAACCGACGTTTCTGAGGAGTTCCTCAGATATCCATTTGAGTCACCGATAAAATACGACGTCGACTACACCGGCACGTACTCGAAGTTCTCCATAGTAGACAAATACTACGTGGACACACTGGTAAAGCCACATAAAAGGCTTATCTCCGGTGGTGCAGAATGGGGCTTGTTGGGCGCGTCAATGACGTTCAGCACAAGCGACGTATACTACACTTTCACCGGGCAGGTACTGAGCATCAGCGCCAGCTATCCTGGCATTGCATTCGAGAACGGATCCTCTGCTGCACGGATAGACGCAGTCGTCATAAACGAGGACGGATCTTTCGGTATCGTCAAGGGTGAGCCAAAGTTTCCGCCTTCACGACCTGCCATTTCGGACAGCCAGATACTGCTACAGTACGCATACATCGGCACTTCGTCGACGACAATAGGTACGACAGAGCAGGTCTACACAAACAACGCACAATGGCAGGTGACCAACTACCAGCTGTCAGGACTGAACTCGGGAACATTCAACGCTGCATTCGGCGGAGACGACTACACCTCGGGCTTCTGCGTGCAACTGGACACAGACTACAGAACGGGCGTCAAGTTCACCAAGCCGGCTGGCGGACTGTTGGCATCGGACTACGGATCGATATCTATGCGTATCAAGTTCACTTCGGTAGTTCCTGACCACAAAAGCCTCTTCGTGCAGATACAGGGCACGGCGAACGGTGCGACGGTCTACGGCAACACACTAAACCTTATGACTTACGGTCTACAGAGAGAAGTTACTAACGTCTGGCAGCACGTGGTCGTACATACTTCAAAGTTCGGTCCGGAATTCTCGCAGTACAACGCACTCACGTTGAGGATGGCCGGTGGTGCCTCGGGCTCTAACACGCTTTGGCGCGTAGACAACATACTTATACAGCCAGGCTGGGCATTCGACGGGTACATGGGCGAGCCTGACGCGACCGGTGGCGTAGGTGGTGGTAGCACGACCAACGCAGTAACTGGTGGCGTGATTGGACCGGCGGAGGACGGAACCTACACAGACGGTGTCTTCACCGACTTCAATCCGCTTACTCCTATCGGAACGGCAGTAGACAGGTTCAACGAGCTCTTTTTGGCACTCGTGCCGGCTCCTGCGCCTGCGCTTTCTAACTGGAGCGGTTCCAGGTCTGGAGGTTTCGCCGGAAATGGAAAGCTCAGCTTCGGAACTACTGACCAGACCATCGACGGAACGACATACTTCGCGGCCAACGCAGGTAGCGGCGCAAGCCCAGCGGTTGCCGCCGACGGCGCCTGGACCGTCTCGGGCAAGAGGCTGACGATTTATCCAGCTGGCGGATCCGACATTACCGGAACACTTGCAAACGACGTCGGTGCTGAGTCTCTCGGTGCATATGCAGCCACATCTTTCAAAGAAGCCACATTAGGAAACCTTACGCTGTCCGTGAACGGTCTGATAGTTTCCACGCAGAGCCTCTCAAGCCCCGCCGCACTCGACAACACGAGCGGCAACACGATAAGCGGCTTCGTACTGAGCGCGGCGACGCAGTCGAAGTTCCAGAACGGCAAGCCTTTCGAGACGGACAATCCACTCTTCACAAGCAGAAATAACTGCGTATGGCGGGTAAAGGCGAACGACCCTAGGCTCAGGAACGGCTACAACTACATCATCGCGGAGCACAAGTCTACGGCAGTGAACACGTTCACGAGGACTCTCGCCAGGTTCGACTTCATACAGGACGCGAACACGTTCGGCACAACGTTCTCGGAGTTCTCGATCACTAGCTTCTCGCTCAGCGGGTCTAAGTTCCTATCCGGTATAGAGTACTTCACTGGAGGAACGATAAACTACGACGGCACGATGTCCAACCTTTACAGGAACACCTACAACCCGGACGCCGACGCCGTGTCCTTCAACGACACGAGCATCACAGGTAACGGCAGTACGTTGCCGATAGTCAACCTCGCGTCCGTCGGCAACAAGCCGATACTGAACTGTGGAGACGACGAGAACAAAGTTGTCAGGCTTTCCACGGACTACAACTCATCGAGCCCTCTGGCGTTCTCTCTGCTCACGAGCAGCAAGAGGAGGCTCAACGACCCGATCGGAATATCGACGACCGCGAAGCGCACCCTGCAGGGCACCCGGACAGGAGGCACCGTATCGATAACCAACGTCTACCTGGACAACTTCGCAAACAACTCGAATTTGTTGGATGAGACTTTCAACAGCGAGACCTACAGGCTCAAAGGCGAGACTGCCGGACTAAGCTACAGCATCGTGGCCGACGTCACTGGCAACGCCTGGGTTTCATCGGAGTCGCTCACCACAGGCGACACAAACCACAGCGCCGGCCTTATGGTCTACAACGGGAAGCTTATGTACCCTACGCAGGCGACTCCTACGGCCAACTTCAGCACTGCCGGTAGCGCGGTGACGAACCCTAACTTCGGCAACGCCAACAGGGACTACACCGCCGCTACCGGGACTAGGACGTACATCAGGTACTTCAGACAGACCTCTCCATCGTCCGCGGCGTTCACACTTGTCATAACTGGCACCAACACTACGTTTGTTGCCGAGGGCACGGCACTGACAGGTAACAACGTGCGCGTTCACCTGAAACTGCCGACCGGGACAGGTGCCGGCACCGGATGGCTGGACTGCTATTCGCCCTGGGTGCAGTCAACGTTGACAGCCAACAACTACTCGAGTGGCGGCCTTTACTGGGCCACCGCCGGTGCTACGAGAGCGCTTGGCGGTAGCTGGGGTCTCAACCTCGGATCCGGTAGGTCGACGGTCAACAGCAACGGATACGTTGTGGTGAGGATCACGGTAGGTTCTTCTTGGGCCGGCACGATAGAGAACATGAGCTTGACCTGGTATTGATTTTTTTCTACTAATTTTTTTGTGATAATCGGGACTATGTGCCCGATTTATCATTTAAGTGTGTCGCGGAAATAATATATAGTGTATAATATAAGTTATAACTATGGCAGGAATAAGCTCGAATAACCAGACAAACATAGCGTTCAAAAACCTACTCGGTAAATCGGTAACATACACCAGTGCGGCACTGAGTCAGGAGCCGTTTGGTATATTTTTCAACGTAAGTTCTTCTAATGTTTGGGCCTCGGCGATAACGATAGAGGATCCATACGCAACGATCGGCAACGGCGCGGCAGTTTACGTAGAGGCGGATTTGGTCTACATCTCATCTTCTAACGGCTCTGCCTTCAAGGCGGTCTGGCCGGCAACCCCGCCGGCGGGAACCGACCCTAAAACTTCTTCGCCATTTTCTTACGGTTCGGGCTCACTGACTGGTATAGCCGCCGGTAACGTTGTTAATAACGTAATATCCGATGCTTACGGTTCGAGTTATGCGGCCACGGTCTTCTCAAGTGGTAACGAGATTTACTCTGGTGATACCAGAAACTGGCTTTTCCAGTAAAACTCGGGTATCTACTGGCAAGAGGTGCCGAACGCCTCACCTACACCAGACCAGATAAAGTTCTTCGTCTACATAGGCGAGACGCTAGCTAACGCCACTTTCGGAGGCGCCGGTATGACCGGTGCCACAGGTCCAACGGGTCCTGCAGGCGACAGGTACCAGACGTTCGACAACACCACCAGCGCGACCATCGCGAGCTCGGGCAACTTCACCTTCACAGTAGAGGCAGGCTTGGCGTACACCGTCAACCAGGTCGTGCTCATATCGGCAGGTTCCGGGACCTACATGAACGCCACGGTAACTGCTTACAACAAGACCACAGGCCAGCTCGACGTAACCGCCACAGGATCAGCAGGATCCGGCACACACAACAGCTGGGTCATAAACCTCGCAGGTGCGGTCGGCGCCGTTGGTGACGCGGGTTCAAGCGGTACTTCAGGTTCGGCAGGTTCTTCCGGTGTTTCGGGTGACGCAGGTTCTTCGGGTACATCGGGCTCTTCAGGTTCTTCTGGAACAACCGGGTCTTCGGGCAGTTCTGGTACGTCAGGCTCTTCGGGTTCAAGCGGTACGTCAGGCTCATCAGGTAGTTCTGGTTCTTCCGGTACTACCGGATCATCTGGGTCTTCGGGCACATCTGGTTCATCTGGTACATCAGGCAGTTCCGGTTCGACAGGAACATCAGGTTCATCAGGTACTTCCGGGTCATCAGGTAGCTCAGGTTCTTCGGGTACGAGAGGTTCATCCGGGTCGTCTGGTTCATCCGGTACGCGTGGTTCATCCGGATCATCGGGTTCTACGGGAACTTCCGGGTCGTCTGGTTCTACGGGAACTTCCGGGTCGTCTGGTTCAACTGGTTCGTCAGGTACATCAGGAACTTTCGGTTCTTCTGGTTCTTCTGGTTCTTCAGGTACGTCAGGCTCTTCAGGCTCTTCAGGTACATCCGGCTCTTCTGGTTCATCGGGTAGCTCCGGTACCACAGGTTCATCAGGTTCCAGTGGTACTAGTGGTAGCTCTGGCTCGTCAGGAACATCCGGGTCGTCTGGTTCGACCGGTACTTCCGGCTCTTCGGGCTCCTCGGGATCTTCCGGTACAACTGGCTCGTCCGGCTCATCCGGAACTTCGGGTTCGTCCGGCTCAAGTGGCACAAGCGGTAGCTCTGGTTCTACAGGAACTTCTGGATCTAGCGGTTCGACCGGTACATCTGGATCTTCTGGTTCTGCCGGCACCACAGGCTCGTCCGGCTCTACAGGAACCTCTGGTTCTTCTGGATCAACCGGCACGTCCGGATCTTCTGGTAGTTCAGGTACAACCGGTTCTTCCGGCTCTAGCGGTTCTTCCGGCACATCTGGATCTTCCGGTAGCACCGGAACATCAGGCTCTTCGGGCTCATCTGGTACCACTGGCTCTTCAGGCTCTTCAGGCTCTTCAGGAACTTCTGGTAGTTCGGGCTCTTCAGGCACTTCTGGTAGTTCGGGAAGTTCTGGAACTTCAGGCAGCTCAGGTTCGACCGGTACTTCAGGCAGCTCAGGTTCGACAGGTACATCAGGTAGCTCAGGTTCTTCAGGCTCCTCTGGTACTAGAGGTTCGTCTGGTTCGTCTGGTTCGAGTGGCACATCGGGCTCTAGTGGCTCGACCGGTACTTCTGGCTCTTCAGGCTCGACCGGTACATCCGGATCTTCTGGTTCGAGCGGTACATCGGGCTCTAGTGGTTCGACTGGAACTTCTGGCTCTAGTGGCTCTACCGGTACTTCTGGCTCTAGTGGCTCTACCGGAACATCAGGCTCTTCCGGTTCAACAGGCACCTCTGGTTCTTCTGGTAGTACAGGAACTTCTGGTTCTTCTGGTAGTACAGGAACATCAGGTAGCTCAGGTTCATCCGGCTCATCTGGCACTAGCGGTTCGTCTGGTTCATCCGGTACCAGAGGTTCTTCCGGTAGCTCTGGTTCATCAGGAACTTCTGGTAGCACAGGAACCTCTGGTTCGTCTGGTAGCACAGGAACTTCAGGTTCTTCCGGTAGCTCAGGTACGACTGGTTCTTCCGGTAGCTCTGGCTCCTCAGGAACTTCTGGCTCTTCCGGTTCGACAGGAACTTCTGGCTCTTCCGGTTCGACAGGGACCTCTGGCTCTTCCGGTAGCTCAGGTACGACTGGTTCTTCCGGTAGCTCAGGTACACGTGGATCTTCCGGTAGCTCAGGTTCAACAGGAACCTCTGGCTCTTCCGGTTCGACAGGAACCTCTGGCTCTTCAGGCTCTTCCGGTACGACAGGGTCATCAGGTAGCTCAGGTTCGACAGGAACCTCTGGCTCTTCCGGTTCTACTGGTACTTCTGGCTCGTCTGGATCTTCTGGTACTACAGGTTCATCTGGTAGCTCAGGCACAACGGGTTCTTCGGGATCCTCTGGAACTTCCGGCTCTTCCGGTTCGACAGGAACCTCTGGTTCAACGGGAACCTCTGGCTCTTCCGGTACTACAGGCTCCTCCGGTAGCTCAGGCACAACGGGCTCTTCCGGATCGTCTGGTTCGACCGGTTCATCTGGTTCTTCCGGTACGAGAGGTTCATCAGGTTCTTCCGGATCCTCGGGAACGACGGGTTCATCAGGTTCATCTGGTACGAGAGGTTCGTCTGGCTCTTCTGGTTCGTCCGGTACTAGTGGCACGGGCTTCAACTCGGTATACTTCCCTGCGAGCAACAGGGTACTCACTGCGTACGGAGGTCTGAACGACAGTGCACTGGCACAGGAAAACCTACTGTTCAACGGATCTCTTCTGACTGTTATCGGCGGCGCTACCATATCTGGAACTACGTCTACTAACAAACTTTTCATAAACAGTGTAACCTCTGGAACCACAGAACAGGACATATTAGTCATCTCTAACACCGGCGAGGTGCTAAAGAGAACAATCACCGAGCTTGGTGGCTCTTCGGGCACTTCTGGTTCATCTGGATCTTCCGGTACGAGAGGCTCGTCTGGAAGTTCAGGTTCTTCGGGTACTTCAGGAACGGGAACCGCAGGCTCATCAGGAACTGCAGGTTCTTCGGGTACTTCAGGAACAGGGACCGCAGGATCCTCAGGAACTGCAGGTTCTTCGGGTACTTCAGGAACAGGTACAGCCGGTTCTTCAGGAACTTCGGGTTCATCGGGCTCCTCAGGTAACACCGGATCTTCTGGCTCATCAGGATCCTCGGGAACTTCGGGATCTTCTGGCTCTTCGGGTACGAGAGGCTCGTCTGGTTCATCTGGTTCCTCTGGTTCTTCTGGCACCAGTGGTTCTGCAGGTTCATCCGGTACGTCTGGATCATCCGGTTCTTCGGGCACCTCAGGTTCGTCCGGCTCTACCGGTACTTCTGGTTCCTCCGGTTCATCTGGTACTACGGGTTCTTCAGGCTCCTCGGGTACTACAGGCTCATCCGGTTCTTCCGGTACTTCTGGTTCATCAGGCTCGACGGGTACTTCAGGCTCATCAGGCTCGACCGGTACTTCTGGCTCGTCTGGATCTTCTGGGACCACAGGTTCGTCAGGAAGTTCTGGCTCATCAGGTTCCTCAGGCTCATCCGGTTCTTCCGGTACTTCTGGATCCTCTGGTTCTTCCGGTACTGCCGGCTCATCGGGCTCCTCCGGGACCAGAGGTTCATCCGGTAGCTCTGGTTCTGCAGGATCCTCTGGATCTGCAGGGTCTTCCGGTACCACTGGTTCTTCAGGCTCTTCCGGAACCACAGGCTCGTCCGGTTCTTCTGGTACTTCAGGGTCGTCTGGATCCGCCGGTTCATCCGGTACTAACGGACAGAGTGACAGGTACGCGACAACGTCCAGTTCATCGAACAGCATATCTAACACACCGGGTACTTCTCAGACGTACACTGTCGAATCCGGCCTGGCATACACTCCTAACCAGACTGTTGTCATATCTAGGAATGGAACTTCCGACTATATGAACGCGACAGTTACGTCCTACTCCGGTAGCACTCTGGTCGTTTCGGTGAACAGTGGCGCCACGGTCGGTGGACCTTATACTAACTGGACCATAAACCTTGCGGGTGCCGCGGGTGGTAACGGTTCAGCAGGTTCTTCTGGTTCGTCTGGTTCTTCGGGTACCAGAGGTTCATCCGGTTCATCCGGTTCATCTGGTTCATCAGGAACTACAGGCTCATCAGGCTCATCAGGAACTACAGGCTCATCTGGTTCATCAGGGACTGCCGGTTCTTCCGGCTCTTCAGGAACATCAGGTTCATCAGGTAGCACTGGAACTTCAGGTTCATCTGGGTCTTCAGGTACTACAGGATCCTCCGGTTCGTCCGGCACTAGGGGATCTTCCGGCTCGTCCGGAACCTCCGGCTCGTCCGGTAGCACTGGATCTTCCGGCTCGTCTGGTTCATCCGGTACTTCAGGTTCATCTGGTTCGTCCGGCACTAGAGGATCATCGGGATCATCGGGTTCAACAGGCTCTTCGGGCTCTACAGGCTCTTCGGGCTCAACCGGCACCTCGGGTTCATCTGGTTCATCGGGAACTACAGGATCATCCGGTTCATCCGGTACTAGGGGTTCTTCGGGTTCTTCAGGAACTTCTGGATCCGCCGGCTCTTCCGGTACATCAGGAACAACAGGTCCGGAAGGACCTCCAGGACCTCCAGGAACTGGTTTCAACACGGTAACTAACTTCGGCGACAACAGGATACTGACCTCTGACGGAACTGCTAACGGTGCATACGCAGAGAACAACTTCACGTTCGACGGCACGCTACTTACGCTCACTGGTAACTCGGTAACTTACGGTGACATCAACCAGGGCGACCAATCAGGCACCGGCCGCATAATCAACATAGCAGATGGCAACTTAGAGAATTGGTATCCTATCGGATACGTGAGCAGCTCTCCGGGTAGGGGTGCCGTCAGGGTAATAGTGTCGTACACGGGTGGCCTTTGGGTACCGGTGACTTACGTCATCGACGCATTCAAAGACTACGGAAGTGGAACCGGGGCAGCAACCACACTCTCTCTTCAGAAGTTTGGTACTATTAACTACATAAAAGAGGCAAGGATCGTACTAGACAGCTCAAACGCTAGGTTCGCACTCGAGGGTCTATTCATCGCAAGAGCGCAGGGACACACAGCGAGTGTGAACGTGCAGAGGCTTCTCGGAACACACAATGACTGGACCTTCAACTCGGGCACTTTGGTGCCGTCAACCCTGACTGTGGATCCAGCGAGTGACAACTGGCTGGCCAGGTCGACGTTCCCTGTGAGTAACGGCGGTAGCACGCTCGAGCGTCTGCACATAAACGACAACCGCGCAGGAAGGTACTGGTCACTCACAGACAACAGTTCAACTACGCAGTACCAGCTTCAGGTGAACGACGACACTGACACGATAATGCAGTTCGACGGAACCCTGAACAAAGTCTCCATAGGCACGACGACCGTTCCGACCGCGGCAGATGGAACCCTCAGGATAGCCGGCGCTACGATGAGCAACCTGCTCGACGTCTACCAGACGCCGGAGCCCGCCTTCAGGTACCGCGTGAGGGCACTCGGTACGCAGCTAGGCCAAAACCTTGAAAATGACAGGCTCGGCATATCGGCAAATGCAATGCCAGTTTACTCCACTGGACTTTTCTACAACCAAAAGGAGGGCGCCGCCATAAAATTCTGGAGAGGGGCAACCGACTGGGACAGCTCCATAACATTCAATACGTTGGGTGATAGCACATCAACACTCTTAGGCCTATCTGTTGCGACGGCGAGCGAGAGAGTAATCATCAAGCCATACGGTGAGGTGATGATCAACGCAGGGCAGTTCTTCACCGCTTCGCAGATCTGGAACTCCGGCCTTGGAGCGTCGGCGTCGCTGAACGTTTTCCCAATCACCACCGGCGTAACAAGGCCTTACGCGCTCGCTCTTTACGTGAACAACACCCAGTGGCCTATTCTGACAAAGAACACTTCCGTAGCCAACCAGCCCGACCAGTTCTTCGTTAGGCACTCATCAACAGACGTGCATATGGGCAACGCCAGAACAGGCGGTCTGCTCATAATGACGCAGAGCAACGTCGGCGTGAGCACTAACCTCATAGTAGGAACTCACACGACGCCTGGTGCTAGGCTAGACGTCAGGGCGAACGCTCCTTACGGTGCGTTCAGGATGCAGGATACCTCAGAGGGTGCAGGCAAGATATTGATGTCAGACGCACAGGGTGACGCGACCTGGGTTGCCGCATCGTCTATCATCGCCAACGGCGTGACCGGTTCCGGAACCGCAAACTTCTTCCCTTACTGGACCAGTGCAAGCAACCTCTCTGCGACGAGCTCGATACTGCGCAATGGTGACAATATTGGTGTATCGGGTTCAGTCACCGCGTACAATTTCCTCTACAACCGGCCTTACGCGTCGACCGCGATGAGGTACACGAAATCCGTGCCAGGGTTGACATCCAGTGCGTTCATTAACCTCTTCCGCGTGGACGGCGACACACTAGCCTCTGGGGTAAGGGCCTCATTCACTGGAACCGTAGGAAGCTCCGTGACCAACGTGGTTGTCGACATACTCGTGAGCCACTTCCAGGATATCTACGTAGAGTCTATATCCGGAAACTACACCGAGCTGACCCTGAGGATAATCTCCGACAACGACCAAAACTTCGTCGTTCAGGGCAAGATGTTTGCCCTCAACTCGCCTACATACAACGACCTAAGGGTAGAGGTTTTCCCTTACAGCAGCGAAGTGATCACATTCGACGGCATAACAGTCCCTTCTGGAACATCAACCAGTACCACTTATGAGCACGCCTGTGGCATCAACGGTAAGGTCATATCCGGAACAGGCAGCGGCTCCGACGACCTTGCCTCTCTCTCGTTGAGCGGCAGGCTCGCCGTCGGACAAGTCGCGGCATCCGTTTACCCTCAGGCCAAGTTACACGTGAACAACACGTCCAACTCACTTTCGGTGCTCATCGAGGACTCGCAATACGGAGACTCAACGCCGTTCATGATCTCGGACGACGGTAACGTACACATAGGTACGAACACCGTGAACACAAGTACCAAACTTAACGTGGTCGCGACCTCGGCGTTCGGCGGCTTCAGGCTTCAGGACACAAGCCAAGGTCCTAACAAAGTCCTCGTATCGGACGCGGACGGCGACGCTTCGTGGCTAACCTACTCAAACGTGTTCTCTGCAGTCAGTGGTGTAACAGGCTCCGGTCAGCCGCTCAGGTTCACTTACTGGAACACCGCGAGCAACCTTGCCACGTCTAGCGACCTCTTCTACGACCCTACCGAGAGGAAAATCGGTATGGGCCAGACTCCTGTCGTGAACACAAGGCTGCAGTTGGGCTGGACAATGTCCGACGTCAACAACACAGAGGCATACGGTGCCTTCCTAAAGTCGAACGTAGTGGTCGCGGCATCGCTGATGTCCGGCATCAAGCAGGGTATAAAGGTCGAGACAGAGACCACTGGAACGACAGGTACCGCAAACGAGATACACGGTGCGCTCATAGTCAACCGTAATCTGAACAGCACCAAGACAAACAACATGTACGGTGTCACGTCGAGGGCGGAGATAGGACTTAACGCGAAGGCTGACACAATCTACGCTTTCTCCGCACGAAACTACCTTTCAGACACGCAAACTTCCGCTAAGGGCACCGCGAGGCGACAGTACGGCCTCCACGTGCAGGAGCTCACAGGCGCGACAGGCGGCAACTGGGCGATATTCTCTCAAGGTCTGAACACGCAGTCTTTACTGCAAGGTAGACTCGGTCTCGGATACGAAGAACCGCTGGCCAAACTTCACATTGCCGGCGACAACTCGACGTTCAACAGATACGGCGCGATACTCATACATGATCTCACAAGCACATCTCCGACGTTCAGCTCCATCATATTCGCGGCAAGCGATTTCAGCGAGAGACACTACATATACACAAGTAACAACTCGAATGATAAAGAGGACTATATGAAGATAGGCTCGAGGTTCGGTAACATCCAGTTCACGACTGGCAACATGAGACTGCAGCAGCCAAGCTCCGTCGCAGGCGCTCTGTTCTCAGGACCAACGACCAGGATGATCATAGAGAACGGTGGTAACGTAGGTATAGGCCTCACCGGCCCTACTTCGAAACTACACGTCAGGAGCTCGGCAGCGAACTCGACGGTGATAGAGGCGGACGGCGTCTCAGGAGAGCTTTTCGGCGTGACCGACACGCTCAACGGAGTTCTGTTCACCGTGAACGACGTCTCCGGCCTACCGGTACTTAGGGCGTCCTCGGACAACACCGTAACGCTCGGTGACTTCCAGGCCCCTGTGCTGATGACGACCGTCAAGACGACTAAGGGTGCAAACCTTACGAACTCTTTCGTTTACTCGCTCAGCGCGACGCAGTACAACACGGCTTTCTTCGAGTACAACGTACTAAGCGGAACCAACTCAAGGGTCGGTACGATTACGGCCGTCTGGAACTCGATTTCACTCGAGTTCAACGAGACGAGTACGATAGACATCGGCAACACGCTCGGAACCGGCGCGATAACGTTCAACGTGGCGCTTTCAGGTGCCAACGTGCTGCTCAGGTCGACCACGGCCGCCGGCGGCGGAACATGGACGATAAAGGTTTTCGTCAGAGCATTTTAGAGAATGCCGGCCTTCTGGCCGGCATTTTCATTTAAAGGCCTGCCGATAATAATATATACTCTAACTTATTTTGGAAAGTGAAAAAATAGTGTTATCAGATGTCTAACGAATTCTTCGTAAGAAGAGGCCTCGCGATCGCGACCTCGTCGGTCAGCCTAGCGACAACAGAGAACAAGATTCTCGTACTCGGCGACGACCACGTGGTCAGGTACCGCACCGATATCTCGGGCGGCGGGGGCGGCTCGGCGTGCGCAGCTGCGCCTACATTCTCGGTGCAGATAAGCAGCGGCACTGGCCTCACAGGGTTCGGTATAATAGACTACGGCCGCGGGTCTGTGCTGATAAACAGGCCGGGACTTCCGATACTCGCTTACAACTCATTCAACACCTTCATAGGCGCGAGCGCCGGTGTCGCCACTCAGGTCTCGGCCGCGTGCAACACATTCGTCGGCTACAGATCGGGGCAATCGAACCAGACAGGCAGCTGCAACACTTACATCGGTATGGAGACCGGCCTAAACAACCAGACAGGTACTGGTAACACCTTCGTCGGGCATGAGGCAGGAAAGACCGGCCAGACCAACACAGGTTGCAATACTTTCGTGGGCTTCCAGGCTGGCCAAGGCGACGTTTGTAACTTCAACGTCTCGGTTGGATATCAGGCGACCAGCAACTCTATCGGCATCAAAAACGGCGTTTTCATAGGAGCGTGCGCCGGCTTCCGAGCGTGCGGCGAGAACAACGTCCTCGTCGGATCCTGCGCTGGTCTGTGCCAACAGAGCGCGCCGTCGAACACGGTCGTCGGATCCTGTGCCGGTTTATGTAATCTTACTGGCGAGCAGAACGCTATGCTGGGCTTCCAGGCCGGCTTCTGCAACACAAGCAGCTGCAACACGTTCGTAGGATCGTGCGCCGGTAGAAACAACAACAACGCCGCAGGAAACGTCGCGGTCGGATGGTGCTCCGCGTTCTGCAACACTTCGGGCACTGGCAACGTATCGGTCGGTTCCGGCGCGGGCTTATGTAACACAAATTCCAGGAACGTTTTCGTCGGCCATTTTGCAGGCTGCAAGGTCAACAAGAACGACAACGTCGTCGTCGGCTACGCAGCCGGATTCGGGCTAGACGGAACGCAGAACACCATAATAGGCGCGAGCGCCGGCGTCGCGTTAGACGTCTCTGACAGGAACACACTGGTCGGCTTCCTTGCGGGCTGCACGATGGTCGGCGACTTCGACAACGTGGCGGTAGGCTTCGGCGCCAACAGGCGTGGCACTACGTCGAGGAACACCGTCGTCGGATCCTGCGCGGGCTTCCACGCCAGTACCCCTGTCGGCTTCGACTCCGAGGCAGTTTACCTCGGTATGGCCTCGGGCTTCTGCGACCTGACCGGAAGGAACAACACTCACGTAGGAACTCGCGCGGGCTTCGGTGCTGGCTCCGCCACATTCGTAACCACATTGGGTAGCTGCGCGGGCTACGGCAACACGGCATCGTTCAACACCTTCGTAGGCGCCCTGGCAGGCGCCGGATCTCACGCCTACACTACAGGCTCGATAACGCTCGCAAACCAGAACACCGGTACATCGAGCGTCTTTGTAGGCTTCAGCGCAGGCTTCAGCAACAAGAGCGGCAATCTCAACACTTTCGTTGGAACAAACGCAGGGTTCTGTAACACAAGTGGCGAGCGTAACACGTTCATTGGATCCTTCGCCGGACTTTCGAACAGTACTACCTGTGACAACGTTCTGATAGGCGCATGTGCCGGCCGTTCCGTGGCGTCTGGCGGACTCAACGTCATGATCGGTTCTCGTGCGGGCGAAACTAACACAGGTGACTCGAACACGTTCGTTGGTAGATGCTCCGGTGCACTATCGGAGGTCGCGGCAGGAAACACCTACCTCGGTTATCACGCGGGTATGAGGTCTTGCGGCACCTCTAACACGCTGATCGGCTACGGAATCGGCGCGGACTGCAACAGCACATCGGCGAACAACGTGGCCGTCGGCCACGTCGCGGGCAGGTTCAACACCATAGGAGGCGGAAACGCGCTGGTCGGAGCATACTCCGGGCAATATAACAGAGAGGGGACCGGCAACGCTTACCTCGGCTTCCAATCCGGTAACTTCGGTGTCAACGTAAGTGAAAACGTCGCCATCGGATATTACGCAGGACTCGGAAACACGGCGTCCTTCAACACGATAGTCGGCGCCTACGCAGGTAGGGGCGACACGACTTTGACCGTAAACTCGGCTAACCTCATGACGGGCACCTCTAGTGTGATGATGGGCTACATGTCTGGCTATAGTAATACCACGGGTTCTCGAAACACATTCATTGGTGGATACAGTGGTTTTTGCAATCAAAGTGGATGCGACGACACTTTCATCGGTAACCTTTCGGGATGGTGGTCGGCCTCATCGTGCTGCAACACCTACCTGGGCGCGTGCGCCGGCTTCTGTAGCATAAACCACGCGAATGCGTTCGTCGGTATCTGCTCCGGCCTCAAGAACGAGGCTCTCGGCGGAGTATTCGTTGGGGCGTTCTCCGGTGTTGTCAATCAGGGTAACTGCAACGTTTTCATAGGCTACTACTCCGGCTGCAAGAACAACACAGGAACATGCAACGTTTTCATAGGCGCCAACACAGGATTCTCAAACACGCAGGGTAGCGACAACACTTTCATCGGCTTCAATTCTGGCTACTGTAACGGACTTAATGGCGTATCCTGCTGGAACACCTTTTTGGGATCGCACGCCGGACACCTCAACAACACCGGTACCGCAAGTACTTACATCGGAAACCGCACAGGATGCTGCGTGACCAGCGGCGCTGGCAACACATACGTCGGAAACGAATCTGGAGGGTGCAACAGCAGCGGAAACTACAACGTGGCCGTGGGCTTCAGGTCGAACTACACGAACAACTTCTCGTGTACAATATCACTTGGTATCTGCGCACAGCCTACTGCGAACCAACAGCTCGTGATAGCGTCTAACCAGTTTCCACTCGGAACAGCGTCGGCCGGGACATTCTCGTTCTTCCTGAACGCGCGGATAAACGGAATAAACGTTAAAATACCACTATACCTGTAAAATTAGAACCTGAACATGTCAAACGAATTTTTTGTAAGAAGAGGCCTCGCAATCGCGGTATCGTCCGTGAATCTAGCAACAACCGAGAACAAGGTGCTCGTACTCGGCGACGACAACATAGTAAGGTACAGGACTAACATATCCGGTGGATCCGCGCAGGCAGCCGCTCCTACGTTCTCTGTTCAGATAAGCGACGGCACCGGCCTGACGGGCTACGGCCTCATAGACTTCGGCCGAGGCAACACGTCGCTCAACAGGCCCGGTTTTCTTATAACCACAAGCAACTCATTGAACACTCTGATAGGCGCGAGCGCCGGCGTCGCGGTCGGAACGAACGCAAACGTCTACGTCGGGTACAGGTCGGGCGTTGCGAACGCCAACGGGTGCTTCAACACCTTCCTGGGAACCGAGACGGGCATCGTCGCGCAGGCCGCCGGACAAGGCTATAACACGTTCGTCGGATACCAGTCGGGCAACGCCACTGTCTGCAGCTGCAACACGTTCGTAGGTGCGTGCACAGGGGTGTCCGCACTTTGTGCAGGAAACACGCTCGTCGGATACGAGGCTGGCAAGAGTGCGACCAACGCACTTAAAGGGACGTTCGTCGGTTTTCAGGCAGGCTGCGTGAACTCGGGCGCTGACAACGCCTACGTCGGATACCAGGCAGGAATGTGCGTGACGAGCGGCGCGCAGAACACGATTTTAGGAAGCTGCGCTGGGGAGAAGCTTACTACGCAATCGAGGAACGTACTGGTAGGATTCCAGGCAGGCTTGTGTGTTACCACAACCGAGAACACGTTCGTCGGAACATGCGCAGGCCGCAACACAAGCACGGGCTGTCTTAACACTTTCTATGGCTTCTGCGCCGGGTTCTGCATGACAACTGAGTGTGCTAACGTCTTCGTAGGACATCAGGCGGGATCGTGTGCGACCGGCGGGTGGAACGTCGGTGTCGGTACATGTGCCGGTTTCTGCAGTACCGGTGCCTTCAACGTGTACCTCGGCCACGGCGCCGGTTACAAGAACACCGGCTATAGATCTGTCTTCATAGGGACGGACGCAGGTTGCTCCAACACCTCTAGGAACGACAACGTCGCAATTGGTTATTATGCGGCCTGTAGCCTAGACGGCTGTCAGAACACGGTCTTGGGAAGCTGCGCCGCTCCGCAACTCGGCACCAGTGAGAGGAACGTCTACATCGGCTTCATGGCAGGCAGAGATGGCTCGGTCGAGTACGACAACACCTTCATCGGAAGCTGTGCGGGTGTCTGCGCCAACACCCAGAACTCAACTGCCATAGGTTCCTGTGCGGCATTTCACAGCTGCGGTCGAGACACAACCAACCAGGACGCCGAGTTCGTCTACGTCGGAATGGGATCGGGCTTCTGTGAAAAGAGGGGACGGGGCAACACCTACATCGGAACAAGGTCAGGATTCGCAGGAGGTAGCCCGCTATTCGTGACCGCTTTGGGAAGTTGCGCCGGATACGGAAACACGGCATCCTTCAACACATTCGTGGGAGGCATGGCCGGGGCGGGAATTCACAATTACGTAGGCGTTCCTGGTAACGACGTCAATAACGCGTTGCTCAACAGTGGAACGAGTAGTGTTTTCATGGGCTATATGTCCGGGCTGAGAAACCTTACTGGAAACAGGAACATCTTCATAGGAAACTACGCAGGATCTTCCAACATCTCTGGTAGTTGCAACGTCTACTTAGGCGACGGGGCAGGTTCACGCAACACGGCATCCGTCAACACGTTCGTCGGCGCGTTCGCCGGCGAAACGGGTACAGGAGATTCAAACACCTACGTAGGATTCTGTGCTGGTTTCTGCACCGGCGCCGGCTTCGGAAACGTAGGCATAGGTATCAGTGCACTGACCGGCGACTCGGTCGACGGGGTGAAAGGTAACGGCTGCTATAATACAGCCGTAGGCGTGTCTGCAGGATACAGCCTCGGTCGAAACTCCAAAGATAACGTCGTTATCGGTTCTTGGGCGCTTACTAGCGCACTCAACGCGACGAACAGCGTGGTCATCGGTAACTGTGCCGGCTGGAATACAGGCGCGAGCACGAACTTAGGCTACTCAAGCAACGTTTTGATTGGAGCCAGGGCCGTGGCCAATCAAAAATGGTCTTGTCTAAACACCGTCATCGGAACGGATGCGGTCGGTCACGGTGGTAGTGGTAACTGTTCCTCGTTTCCACTTAGTTGCAACACGATCGTCGGCCACGAGGCCGCCTACTGTGGATGGTCTCTATTAGAAAGCACCTACATAGGCTTCAGGGCCGGCTACTCGGCCACTTTCTCCTCACAGAATACGATACTCGGTTTCTGCGCAGGTTACGGCAACACATCGACTACCGGCTTCAACGTATTCGTTGGCGCGCGCGCCGGCGCAACTAACACAGGAGACTCGAACACCTTCGTGGGTAGATGCTCCGGTGCGATCTCCGGGCCAGCAGGAGGAAACACCTACCTCGGTTATCACGCGGGTATGAGGTCTTGCGGTAACGCCAACACGCTGATCGGTTACGGCGTAGGCGCGGACTGCAACAGCACATCGACCAACAACGTAGCCATCGGCCACGTCGCGGGCAGGTACAACACTACAGGCGGCGGCAACGCGCTCGTCGGAGCCTACTCCGGTCAATACAACAGAGAAGGGACCGGCAACGTGTACCTCGGCTTCCAATCCGGTAACCTCGGAGAGAACGGGCAATCCGGCACTCACCGTCAATTCGACGAACCTCATGACCGGAACATCCAGTGTCATCGTCGGCTTCGGATCTGGATTCAGTCTAACCACGGGTGCACACAACACGTTTGTCGGTGCGTACTCAGGCTATTCGACGACGTCTGGTTGCAGGAACACGTTCGTCGGATACTGCACCGGCGCTTCCACTGCGTTCTGTGGTTCGATAGTGCTCGGATACGGCGCGCAGGCCACCGGTAACTGCCAGCTCGTACTCGGATCCGCCGCACAGGCACTAGGTACAGCGTCAGACGGGACCTTCAACCAGTACCTCTGCGTCGTTGTCAACGGAACAAACTTCAGAATACCTCTCTACTCGGCATAATACGAAACATCCGCGTATTCGTTCATATAACAATAAAAAAAAAGTTAATGAGCAAATACGCTATACTGCAAATAGAAGGCGGCGTGGGTAAGAACGTCATGGCTACTGCGGTCGTACGTGCGATAAACAAACAGCACCCGGCACACAAAATAGTCGTGGTTACGGCACACACAGACGTCTGGCTGAACAATCAGAGAGTACACAGGGTAATCCAGTTCGGAACTCTACAGTACTTCTACAATGACTACGTAAAAGACAAAGACTCTCTCATTTTCCTGCACGACCCTTACAAGTCCACAGACTACTTGTACAGAAGAAAGCACGTCACCGAAATCTGGTGCCAACTCTGCAACGTGAAATACGACGGATCTTTGCCCGAGATGTACTTCACTCAGCTCGAGAACGACTTCTGCACGTCGATGATCGGCAAGGACGAGAGGCCTATATTTATGATAAACGCCTTCGGCGGCGCACCTGAGCAGCAACACAAATACTCCTGGGCCAGGGACATACCACCAGTGGTCGCGCAGTCCGTCGTAGAGGGAATGTCTAAGAAGTTCAGGGTAATACAGATAAGGAGACCTGACCAGATAGCTCTGAACGGAGCAGAGTCTTACTCTGTAAACCTCAGACAGAGCATGCTGATGCTTATTCAGTCCGACAGGAGGCTTCTCATAGACTCACTATTGCAACACGTGGCGGCAGGCCTCGAAATGAAGTCCACCGTTCTTTGGGCATGCAACAGCCCCATAGCGCTAGGGTACGAGCTACACGACAACATCTACGCAAATTTCGTTGCAGGCGACCTGAAGAATAGCGTCTACGAGCCTTACGACATAGTCGGCGATCCAACGCAACTAGCCACCGCACCGATAGATATGTTCAACGTAGATAAAATAATAAAATCACTCGACATAGAAGAGTTCCCGGACTTAGTTACCGATGCTTTTATGGTATAAAAAAAAAAGAGTCAAATTTGACTCTTTTTTTTTATAAAAATATTCAAAAAAAATCTCGACAACGTCGAGATTTTTTTTATTTTAGTACCTGTACTCGTCGCTCTTGAACGGGCCATCAACAGGAACCCCTATGTAGTCCGACTGCTCAGGTGTCAGGATGTCAAGTTCTACGCCAATCTTAGCGAGGTGAAGCATAGCGACCTTCTCGTCGAGCTTCTTAGGAAGAACGTACACTTTGTTCTCGTAGTTATGCGAGTTCTGCCAAAGCTCGATTTGCGCGAGCGTCTGGTTCGCGAAAGAGTTCGACATCACGAACGAAGGGTGACCTGTGGCACATCCGAGGTTCACAAGCCTTCCTTCCGCCAATACGATAATGTCCTTACCCTCGACGTTGTAAACGTCGACCTGTGGCTTTATCTCGGTCTTTCCGGAGCCGTAGTAAGTGTTCAACCAATCCATATCAATCTCGTTGTCGAAGTGGCCGATGTTACAAACTATCGTCTTATCCTTCATTCCGAAGAAATGCCTAGACATGATGATGTTCTTGTTACCTGTTGCAGTGACTACAATGTCCGCCTTAGAGATGACGCTGTCCAGCCTCTTCACCTCATAACCGTCCATCGCCGCCTGTAATGCGCAGATTGGATCTATTTCAGTAACGATAACTCTCGCACCAGCACCTCTCAAAGAAGCAGCAGAACCCTTACCCACGTCGCCGTAGCCACAAACGATGGCAACCTTTCCTGCCATCATAACGTCAGTGGCCCTTCTTATAGAGTCGACCAAAGACTCCTTACATCCGTACTTGTTGTCGAACTTAGACTTAGTAACTGAGTCGTTCACGTTGATCGCCGGAACCAACAAAGTGCCTTTCTTCATTCTCTCCTGAAGTCTGAGAACACCGGTTGTTGTCTCTTCGGAAAGTCCTTTGATACCTTCTACCAGGTTAGGGTACCTGTCGAAGACCATATTCGTAAGATCACCTCCGTCGTCGAGTATCATATTCAACGGCTCGCCGCCCTCGAACGCGTGCAGCGTCTGCTCGATACACCAGTCGAACTCCTGCTCGTTCATACCTTTCCAAGCGTAAACAGGAATTCCTGCCGCTGCAATAGCCGCAGCCGCGTGGTCCTGTGTAGAGAAGATGTTACAAGACGACCACGAAACCTCTGCACCTAGCTCGATCAACGTCTCGATAAGAACTGCGGTCTGGATGGTCATATGTAGACAACCTGCGATCCTAGCTCCTGCCAAAGGCTTTGAACCTCTGTACTCCTCACGGATCGACATAAGGCCGGGCATCTCCGCCTCAGCAAGTCTGATTTCTTTCCTTCCCCATTCGGCGAGCGACATGTCTTTCACTCTGTAGGCAAGTCTTTCATTTGTTTCTACCATTACTTTTTTTATTTTTTGTTTGTGGCCTATAAACTTATGGCCATTATTTCCTTTTCCTTTTCAATCAGCTCGACCAGAAGCATTCTGCATTCTTGTTTCAGGTTACTGAGCTTCTGCATACCTTCGTCGTCAAGAGATGTCTCTTTCTCTATCGCCTCTATCTCGTCGGTGATTGCGATTTTCATTCTGTCGATGTCGCCCGCGACTATGCCACGCACCTCTTCGAAAAGAGAGCTGTAATATGGATTTTCCCTGATGACATGCAGATACATAGCCGGGTTAAAAGCCTTCATTATGGAACGTAGCTGTTCCATAATTGACTCTTCTGTCCTGGACTCAGTTAGGCGTTCGAGTGCCAGTTCGAATTCTATCTCGTTCTTACTCATCTATGACTCAATTCTCTTTTCGTGTCACGGTCTATGTCGCGTTTCTTGATGTCCTCCTTCTTGTTCCAGAGCTTCTTGCCCTTGCAGACGCCAATCTTCGCCTTTATGCGGTTGTTCTTCAGGTGCAGGTCCAGGAGTATCATAGTGCTTCCCTTCTCCTCCATCATCCTGTCAATCTTCCTGATTTCCTTCTTGTTCAGCAGAAGCTTCTTCTCGCGGTTCTCGTCGTGCTTCTCGGCCTTGTGCGCCTGCTTGTATGAAGCGATACGCATGTTCTTCACGAATATCTCGCCAGCCTTGAAGTAAGCGAAAGAGTCACCGATAGTGACGTCGCCGCCGCGTATCGACTTGACCTCGGATCCCGTCAGTATTATTCCTGTCTCGAAGTCCTCGAGCACCGTGAATTCGTGGTATGCTTTCCTGTTCTTTATCATCATAGCCCTAATATACTAAAAAATCATGTTCATCGTACCTACTCTTTACGACTTTCACGTACTCGCCTTTCGCTATTATCGCCAGGTCTGCTGAGTAAAGTACCCGGTCTCCGCCCACGAAAGTCATCTCGGCATTTAAAGAACTGTTCACGAACGAGACGAATATCACTTTCATTCCAATATCACGCGCCTGGTGGCTAATGTTCCTGACCTTGTTCCTGAGAGCCTGCAGCATATTGTCGCCTGCCCTCCTCTCGAGACGTATCACAAGGAAGTTCGAGACGTCCTCGCACTCGTCGAGAACGCTGTCTATCCTCCTGTCCCGGTGTACCTGTCTGAGGTCGTCCACGTCGTGTATCGAGACCTCGTGGCCGCCGCCTAGCCTTTCGAGCACGGAGCCGACCAACCTCTCGCCTTTGGCGTCGTGGCCAAGCACGGTTACGTAGGGCTCATTAACTGAGATAAGACCCGCCATGCGGCGGACCTTATCTTCATAGTTCAATATCTCGAGAGTCTTCGACATGTCTTAAATTTGAGCACCTAAGTGGTTATCAACTAAATCCTGAATCTTTTCCTTAGTTATCATACCAGTGTTTCTCTCAACGATTTCGCCATCCTTGTAAAGTAGTAACGTTGGAATGTTTCGTATTCCCAGTTCCTGTACTAAATCACGAGCACCATCAGCATCCAATTTACCAACGGTAAGTTTACCGTAATATTCAGAGGATATTTGATCCACTATCGGTCCAATTACTTTACACGGGCCACACCATTCGGCTTTCACGTCAACTAAAACTAAACCCCTTTCAGTGAAAGATTTGTAATTCTCTTCATTCAATTCGGTAATAAATGCAACCATATCCTTATTTTTTATTTTAGTGTTATATTGTGTCCCTGCCCAAAAGTTCACCGATGGTGCTGACACGGCTTTCGATCCTTCCGAATATGTCCCTGCGCACCGAAAGCTCCATAAGTAGCGTGTCGGATTCGTCCATCCACGACTCGACAACCCTGCCGGACTCTAGTAGCGCAAGAGCGACAGTCTTGTCCTCGAACGCCGCGAAGGTCTTCCTCACCGCGGCTATCTGCTGTGAGAGCGTAAGTCCCTTCAGCGACTTCGTCACCATCGGCGAAACTGAGCTTAGAACGCTGAGCATCTTCACGTCACTCTCGTCGAGCGCTGTGTCGAAGTAGTTCTTAGTGCCGAACAGAGGATAGATGCCCCTGAATAGGCGCATCTTCACCTCGTCTCCGTGCACGTTCCTCATATAGTTCAGGAAGTCCTTTCCGGTGATTAGCCTGAAGACGTTGCCGTCTTTGAAAACGGATGTGTCCTGGGATATTATATCCTCGAACGACTCTGCGTGGTTCTTTATTTCTTCGACATCGAACGGCTCCGTCTGGACATGGCGCCTCAGGCCGTATATCTTCTCGTCCAGCCCGTGATTTTTCTTTATGATGTCCTCGACCGCAGGAACCCTGTGTATGTGAAGGTGCTCTATCAGAAGGTCCTTCACGTCGTCGTAGTCCTGCTTTCTCTTCTCCTTGAAGTACTTCTTCACCGTGTCTGCGAAGCCGAACTCGATTGCGTGCATCAGTAGCTTGAGCTCGAACTGGTCCATCTCGACG